AGGAGGGAGAGATAATCTAAACATCACTCCCCCTATACCTTGGTAATTGGGGTTATACCCCTCCTGGTTTGTTAGATGAGTCTTGTGTAGTACGATAATAGAGTTACTAGGAAAATCACATCTAGAATCCTAACTAAGCAACATAGTAACTGAACTCAAGACTCTCTAACAGCCAACCTATTACCAAACCAATACTATCAATCTAAACGAAACTCAACCAATCCCTTGATGAAAACTATAATTCTTTCTACTGTTGCTCTAGTAGCTATTGCAACAGTAGGGTGCAAGCCTACCAAAGTGGCTGACAATAATCGTGACCTTGCTTATGAGGCATACTGTGATTCTATCTGGGAAGCAAACCCTGAGTATTATCACGATGTACTTGTAGAAACAGATGAATACTGTAACTACATTGATGAGCATGGTGAATGGTGGAATAAATCCTTTAGGATAAGACCTTAGTCTTATCCTTTAGGGGATAAATCTAAATACCACTTGCCATATTTCTTGGTAGAATAGTATTGCAGTATTCTACTTACATTCTTTGGTTTGTGAACGACTGCCCATATGAGGTAAAGTCACGTCTTAAGTTATTAGGTGAAGCTGTGGTTGCAATACGCAGTTTCACCATTTGATATGTCACAGGGCGTGGTGTGTCCGCCCCGATTATTTAGGTGCTACACTGAGAAAGATGTCGGAAAGCGTGGCGAAACGTCATAACCGCATAAAGACCCCTTGGAGACAAGGGCGGTAAAGGCACGTTGACCAAAGCGCAAGAGGGTTCGACTCCCTTAGCACCAACTAAACCAATAAATTCAGAGCGTATGAAAAAGTTAAGAGTACACAACAAGCGTCTCAACGCTTGGTTTGTGGTGGATTGTGGAAATGTGTATGATGAGCGTACAAATATCCAATTTCCACCAAGTTCACAGGTTGCACTGGGTGCGATAGCGTATGTTAAGCGTGAAATGGAAGTGCTATGGGATAAAATGGGCAAAATCGACCCTATATGGGGTGATTTGAGGCTATACCACCAGCTGGAGCGTGATTGGTTGCGTATGCGTCAGGCGTTGTATGGCATGGCGTAATTAGGCGGCATGGTGCATGGTTGGGGTTCGACTCCCTTACCGCCACAAATCAAAACTTTTATTCAGATGCCAAGATTAGCAGATATGTTATGTCAGAGCGTGAACAACAGTAGCGACTTTGACAGTGCTTGGTATGTCCGTTTTGCTTTCAATCTGAAAATAGATATACCGAAAGCACGTGAGATATTCCAGAAGTACGGCAAAGGTTACATCTATGCCACTGGTGGTTTTGCAATGCCAGATACGCCATATCAGAGGCGTAAGATGGTGGCGAATTTCGGTGCGTGTGTGGTGGTTACGTCCGATGGTGAAACATGGGTACGCACACCCTCTCAGATTGGTGCAAAGAACCGTAAGCGTGCTAAATGTATGGCTGCAAGAGAACGGCACGGAATTGAGAAATTGGAGCGTGGTCTTATGGAAAAATCACGTCTGGAGCGTATGTTCCATGATTGTCAGGGAGTGCCATGCCCTAAGCGTGGAGGAAAGGCAAACGCTCATTCAGATATTGGCAAATACGTGAACAATACTCGTAGGGTTACTATGTCAGACCATGAAGCGTGGAGTATGCCGAAATTACGTTTCATTCAAATAAATCTCGACTTATGAAAACAATCAAGGACCTTAAAGTTGGAGATTACTTCAAGTTGAAGCCCAACGGACGTGTGTATGTGCGACTGGAGTACAACCGTATAACCAGACGTTTCATGTACTGTGATTTTGACGATGTGAACAGGTGCCATGATGCTAAGCGTGATAAACCTGTCATAACTGACTTTGAATTTTAACAACATCTCAATAATATGGAAAAGGAAATGAATATCGTGTCCAGCTATTTCTACTATATGTGGAACGCATGGAGCAAGAAAGAGTGTGAAATTGTGTTTGCACATTCAGACTGGAATCACTTTTGGAACAAGTGGATAGAAGCCTGTAATCGTGGCGGCATTTCAGGTGCGGCAGAAAGATTATGGGCTGAACTGAGTGATACCTACCGTGAACCGCTTATTAAGCGTGCGTGTGAACTTTATGACGGTCGTAAAGAGAAATACTAAACTAAACAGATATGAAAAGAACCAGAACAATCGTGCGTGCGACAAAGATTCTGTCGTGCGCCAACGGAAGAATCGTGCGATACACCTTGGCCGCATTATGTGTAATCATGATGGGTAGCTGTGGAACCTCACAGGAGCAGGACAACCAATTCAGCACATGGAGCGTGTATTGCAAGAAATACCATGTAGACCCCATCAACGCCACAGATGAGCAGGAGGACTATTATCTCGACTGCTATGTGGGAAGTGCCGAGGAGGAGCGTGACTTGATGAGAACTGAATCCTATAACTATCATAACGAAGAAAGGTGAAGACATGAAAACAATTCTTACTTACATCCTGGGCACGATTCTCCTGTGCCCATGCTTGTTCATTACATCGGGAGAATTGTTAGGCGCATTTATCGCAATCAGTTGGGGAGTAGTTTTATACCACTCCCCTAAATTTTGCCCTGCCTTCAGAAAATTCTGGCTGGCATTCTGGAGAGCAAACCTGAGAATTATCTCGTACTATGAGACAAAATGTCTGTGAATGGACAACTATATACACCAAAGTTTTCTATTCATCAAAAAACAACAAACATGGTAAAAGAGACAATTGAATCAATGGCACGCAAACACTCCAGCATGGAAAGGGCGTGTGCTAAATGTAACTATCGTGCCCTGAATGGCGTGTGCCTACACTTAGACGCATGCCATGCCGCATTTGTCAGAGGATATATTAAAGGCTATAAACATGGAAAGAAAACAAGTAGATGATGTGTTCACCAAGTGGCGCAAAATCATCAAGGACAACAAAGACGAAAAGACCATCTGTTTCATCGACCGTGGCTCATGGTTTGACCCTCAGATAGCTATTTACGGCAAGCTGCTCAACTACTATGACGTGGAGAACCTGCTCCCAGAAAATTGCACGGAACCCACCGATGAAGACTGGATATGTGCGGCGCAAGAGTCATATTTCGGCTATACGGAGTGTGATGTGGAGCTGGACGATTTCAAGCCATCGGATGCGATTAGTGTGACTTATATAATCAGCATGAAATAATATGGAAAAGCTAAAATTTGATGTGATGCTCAGAGGACGCTTCGTATGTACTCTCGTTTATGAGCACTGCCCAGCGTTTGCCCTTACAGCACAAGAAATCGTTGATTTCGTCCTCAGTAAGAGACCAACGCTGAAAAACCAACCGTTCAACATAGTATTCTAATCGACAAGCAATAACAATATGAAACAGGAAATTATTAAACAAATGCGTGCGGAACTCTACGATACACGCCTTTGCCGCTCAGATTTTGAGAAGTATGACGTAGAGAGCTTGGAAGAGAATACCGAGCCATTCTTCTGGTTAGTCCGGGAGTATGGAACAAGTCTCGTGAAAATGGGTGCCACGGAAATAGCTCGATGGTTCTCTAAGGAACATTTCCGTTTTGATATGTTCCGTCATCCAGGCTCTCCGTTTGAGTACATATCGTATTACCAGAAGCATGAGCATTTTAAGGTGTTTTACTGGGACGGCTTTGATTTGCGCCGTGTCACAATGCAGGAAGCCCTCAACATCTACGATAATCTGGTGATGCCTATGTGGGACCAAGAAGTGAAGAAACATCCGAAAGAATACGAAATGCGTGACAAACCGCTGGAAATCCGCTTTATGAGCGAGACAACGGAGAAACGTTATCAGGCAGACTTGAAATATGCCGAGTCTCTGAATGACACTTCACTCCAGGATTGCATAAACCGTTTGTCTCGTTGGTGCAGGAAAGCCGTGAATCATTATATAGCTATCTCTTCTGATTTTTCGGAGCATGGCTACTGCTTCTGTGAAATGGTGAATGATGAACCGAACATCAATGGCGGTATCATTATGAGCCAGTATGCCGAGAAAAACCGTTGGTCAACTCATACATAAGCGATATGGAAAGACGTATAATTGAATGTAATGGCCGTCTTGTTGAATTTGATGGCAACAAGCCTATTAGGGTATTATCTCCAGATGAAGAAGAGGAAGTCAGACGTATATCAAGTCCAGCATATAAAATTGCTCATCTGTCAAACCAAGGACTGCTTGATAGATTGATAGACATGGTGACTTACGAAAGATTTGTCACAGAATCCATGTTTCCAGATTTTCATGCGCAAGTAGTGTTGTGTATGGATGAAATATTGCATCGAATGAATAAACATCAATAATTATGGAACAACCAGGAATCCTTATAATAGACCCGAAGCGTTTTGACTCTGCTGTTTGGCAGGACGAAAAGGGGTTTACCCAAAAGAATTACAACACATGGCTAAAAGGTGCTTCTCGCACTCTCCAGGACATTTACGATACCCTTGGAGGAAACTACGATGTAAGCCCAGAGCAGTGGTATGTTCTTGGCGATGTAATCAATATGCTCAATGCAATCGAAATCAAAAAGAAATCAGTATGAAACTTTATCGAATTATAATAGATGTCCAGAGCGGTGATCTTCTGGACATCTGCAATCACCTCTATGAAGGAGATGGCTATGGAACGGTCTTTTCAGACTGGAACGGCGAAGCAGTTATTGATTACCTGAAGGAATGGGATGGTGATGAATACACCGTTGATGCCCTACGTGAAGAAAAACCTCGCTGGTGTAATAATGGTACCGACCATGTACATGAACACAACGGCTATACGCTTATCTATAATAGCATTGTCGGTGGCGTTTATATGCTCTATCGTGAGGCTACTGAACAAGAAATCGAAGACTATCTAATAAACAAGAAACATGAATAAGTATTCCCCCAACAACAAACTGGAAGCCTGTCTGAGCGGCATCGAGCAGGAGTTGATGGATATAGGTGACACTCCGTCTGAAAGTATAAGCGAGATTAGGCGGTATGTAAGAACATTCCCCCAAGAGCCAGACTATAATCTTGCTCAATATGGCAACTGCTTGATTTTCTATTACCAAATTCGCAAGTTCTACGAGGATTGCGGATATAAGACTGTCGCTAAATGGTCTGATGATAAAATTTGGGCAACGTACCTTAGACAAGTTGGTTATGTTGCCAGACAATTACTTAAAGAAAAATAACTATGGAAGTATATCAGACAGAAGAATATCGTGGATATGACATCAACATATACTACGATCCAGATCCATATTCACCATGTGAATGGGACAATGTAGCCACATTCGTTTGTGAGCATCGTCGCTATAACCTTGGGGACGTACAGAACATCGAAGGCGTTATCCAAGAGCTTTTTGATAAGTATGTTTCTTCCCAAGCCATTATCAAAAAGTTTTGCGAGAAGAAGAACGCTAAATTGGTTGAGGAAGATGGGGAAAAGTATTATGAATATGAAGTCAAATACGACACCTATCAGCATACTGTATGTATCTCTGCCGACCAATCTGAAGACTGTATTGCTGAAGAAATGGCTGAGTCTTTCAGTGAGCAGGAAAAGCTGGATATGGTAGAAGAGACTGGTGAAATCGTGTGGCTCCCTATCAGTATGTATGAGCACTCTGGCATATCTATTTGGCTGGGCGGCAAGGGCGGTCATCCAGATGCACGATGGGAGTGTTCGACCATCGGCTTTGCCTATGTGGAAAAGTGTACAGCTGAGAAAGAAGGTGCTTTGCGTGCCGACAAATCAGGTCTGTACAATGGTCACAAGTCATGGCAAGAATGGGCTTATGCCATGATGGAGGGTGAAATGAAGACCTACAATGAATATGTGTCTGGAGAGGTCTTCGGATATATGGTGGAGGGCGGCGATGGTTATTGCAGCGATTCCTGCTGGGGATTCTTTGGAACTGATGAGATTCCCAGGATGATTGAGGAAGCTAAGGCTGAAATTGACTGTGCCCTGAAAAAACAGGCCAAGGAATATGAAGCCAACAAGCTCTATCTGAAACAGCATATCAACGAGTATGTCGGGGACAATTGGGTGATTAGTTCCACATTATACCGCATAGCTACCGACTTGTTCGGACAGGGTTGTCTGGAGCGTGCGGCAATCACCAAGTTTCATGTGGGTAGCTACGCTCCATGCAGAGTGGACGATTTGGACTTCGATACACTCGATATTATTGTAAGATATATGAATCAAAAAGCAGCATAATATGGAAGAAAAAGAACTGGCGTGCGACAAACTACGCCGAATGGTTGAATGGCTGAATTATCAGGACGAGAACTTCAACGATAAATTTCAGTCTGTTGCAGACATCGAAAAATGTTTCGATGCCTGTGAGCGACACGACTTGGAGTTTGCGGATAATCTGGACTGGGAAGAAGGTGATACAGAGGACGAAGAATATCTGTTGGCCTGTGATGTAAATAAAATATTGGGTTATAAATATTATCGCACATGAAATACTATGTAGAAGAAAGCCTGTCCAACTTCAAGTTTTGGAGTGGTGGACAAGACCGTGCAAAGCTCCTTTCTGACGAACAGCTCGACATCGTGGAGCAAATGTTGGAAGAGATTGCGCCTGAAGAAGGTTGGTCTGATACAGCAATAAACGACTTTTTCTGGTTTGACTTCAACACGATCGCCGATTGGTTGGGTTACAAGAATGAGGAGTGCTTAGAGAAGAATATCACCAATCAAGAGATTGACGATGCTCAGGATTGGTTCAATAGCGTAGCTGAAGGTTATGATTTCTTTGAGCTGGCAGGAATGAATAGGCAGAATTACCTTTTCACGAATGACGATGGTGAGGAAGAAATGGACTATGACCGTGCCTACGATGATTTTGTAGAATGGTGGGAGGATAAATCTGAGATTGAGCAGGTAGAGCTTTTTCGCAACTACAAATAAGTGCTATGGTAGCAATCCTGGGTTCGATTCCCAGGGCACTACTAAGTGGTTTTTCATATTGTTGTTTGGTACGGAGCAATTGGGGTTTCCTGATTGCTCCGTTTATTTTTACAACAAATGTTAAACCTATCAAAGTGGACAACTATACACACTTTAAAAATACTATTCATCAACAAACAACAAATAATATGGAAAAGCATTTTTTGAATTTCGACAGGCTCTATGATGAGTTACTGCAACTTTACAAGGATGCTCGTGACGGATGGTTGGACGATAACAACCGTGACTTTCTTCTTGATGAAGCATCTGATGATTGTCTGGAAGAAATGGCATGGGAAAGGGCAGTAGAGTTCGACAGAGACATGGGTAAATACCTTAACATGAAGGACCATAAGATATGGGGCAACTTCAACAATATCGACTATGACTATCCTCATCACATCAATGGAGTGGTTGAATATGATACCCCACTGGTCAATGCCATGATTGCCAGATTGAACGCTGGAGAACAATCTGAGCAGGCTGATGCCGATCGTGATTGGCTCGTAGATTGGTTCTGGGAAACATTCGGATCCTGGGGACTGAAATACAACTTCGATAGCTGGATAGCTGATTTATTATACGAATTTGAAAATGAAAAGGTAACAGATGACCAACGACAAGATTCTCCAGATGTTCTTTGAGAAGGAACGCTGGACATACGCTATTGACAAGGGTGTCGGGAAAGACATCAACAAAGGTCAGCTCTATCAGTTGACCAAACCTGAAGTACGTGCCAAAATGTATCAGGCGATAGCGAATGGCAATTATGTCATCGCTCCACCGCATACGGCTAAGATACCCAAAGATACGCCTGGTGAGTTTCGCACGGTTTATGTCAACGAACCCATCGACCGCATATTCCTCAGCATAGCGAACGACTTGCTGATAGACCTTACGCCAGAGATGATTCATCCTGCCTGTCAGTCCTACCAGCGTGGCATCGGGTGCGGTAAGATCGTACAAAACATCTCCAAGAAGATATGTAGTGCGCAGGGCGATGTGATTGGCTGGAAATCCGACCTCAGCAAGTATTTTGATTCTGTGCCGATTGAGTTCATCGACCAAGCCTTTAATAGGGTTGAAGAGAAGCATGGCCATTCGGCTATTATTGATGTGTTGAGGAAGTATTATCATTCTAATCTGTATTTTGATGAGAAGGGCAATCTGCTGGAGGCTTATCAGTCGCTCAAACAGGGGTGCTCGGTGGCTTCATGGTTGGCAAATGTTCTGCTTTACCATATTGACGAAAAGTTGTCAAGTATGGATGGCGAGTATGTAAGGTATTCGGATGATATGCTCTATATCGGCACAGATTATGAAGCGGCCATGCAGGTGTTATGTGATGGGCTGTCCAAGATGCAGATGAGACTCAATCCCAAGAAAGTGGAATATCTCACACATTCCAGATGGTTCAAGTTTCTGGGATTCTCTATCAAGGGCAGAGACATCTCCATCTCCAAGAACCGCATCAAGACGTTTCAGAAAGAGATTGAGAAGCGGACCATCAAGCATCGGGGCATCTCGCTCAAACAAGCGGTCAATGCGGTCAACGGTTATCTCTACAAGGGTGATGGACTGCATAGCTGGGCTACTCAGATTCTTCCTGTGTGCAACGTCCGAAAGGATATTGATACGCTCAATATGTTCGTGATGGATTGCTTGCGTGCTGTACAGACCAAGCGTGGCAAACTGGGAGGTCTTGGATATGATAGCACCAGACCCGATGGCTGTGTGGTTCGTGGCACTGGCAAGAATGTCAAGGCAAACCGTGCTAAGACTGCAAAAGAGATTCCAGGCTATCTGACGCTGGGATGTATGCAGAACGCATTGTTGACTCGCCGAGCTGTCTACAACACGTTAGTGGCAAGTCTATGACTATTAGGCATCAAGCACATGATGGCAGGATAGGTATGGAGATATTCAATGATACTGTTATTAACCAGAAAACTCCATTCCTTCAAGCTACTGGATTATATCCAGGCTGGAAGGGATTACGTTCTCTGGCATTACAGTATATATCGGAAACTTAAAGCAATGTGCCGCTCCATCGCTACCTGCTGGCAGTATAGCTGCCTCAACCCAAGGTCATCAAATTCTATAATGCTGTCTATTCCAGGTTTCAATGACGGTCCCTGTCTGGACCTCTGGAAACCTGGAATCTTCCATCATTATAACGGATTTGTATAGCAAATACCACGATGATGAGGGTTGATGATTCCGCAATACAGCGTGACAATCGAGGATGCAATATTTAATAATAAAGTCCGAAGGTGATCAGGATTCACAAGTACACTACTGGACTCCTGATCTCCTACAGATTATTATATCAAATCCATAAAGCGAGTATCGGGCATTGAGATTGTCAAATTTAGAAGTACATCTATCTCAGCACAATGAGTCAAGATTCTGCATCGCTGGATAAACACGGCGTTTCAGCCCGTGTGATACACGGGCTTCATTCGCCGTAGACTCCAGACTATGTAACATACTGGTAAAGCAATGTACAGTTGACTATGAGTGCTGGTTTTTAATAGTTTTTAACGATGATGATATACAATTCTACAATCGAAAGGGTGCGCAAGGGTGCTAAATTTAGGGTACATCTGGAAAGCCGCACATTGGTTGTCAATGGCAAGAAAGTCATAGACAACGGAATATATGAAGGAGAACTGGGCATACCGCCAATCTCCTTAGAATCCTCTTTGGCCATGATTGAGCATCTGTATGGTCAATATAAGCACAGTGTGCCTTCAGAACGGAGCGAGCGAAAGCGTAAAAGATATTTCAAGGCTCTCCCAGAAGAACAACTGGAAGACGATGACATGCGTTATGGTCTTCTTCGTGATGAGGCACAGATACGCCTTGAATTGGCTGTCCTCTGTCTTGTCATCAACGGCTCTCTGGTCTGGGATGAACATAGGATGGGCAAATGGTTCTGGCAGTCTGATAACGACAAGGATTTAATCATACTCCGTCAGTGGGTAAGTGACAATAATAATAACATTTAAAAACAACAACAATGAAAGAGACAAAGGTTGTGTGCCCTAAGTGTGGCACCGAGTTTATGATTCCTGAGCATGAACATGTTTCAACTGGTATGGTAATTGGTAAGGACAGCAATTTGGGTACCGTGACGCTACAAGAGGCCGACGCTCCTGTCACCAAGGCACAGAAACGCCTGGAAACCCTCAAACAGGCTGGCGTGGATGTTTCTTCCTTGTTCGCCATGCAGACAGGAGATATTGCACGCCTCGACAACGGCATCGTGTCCGTCCTCCCTGATGATGACCCTATCTTCCAGGCTATCATGGATGGCGGCACCATTCCTGACCGTCACCTGTTTCGCCGCTGGGTAATGGCGCAGATGTTTCATCTTCTGATTGGCAATTTTACGTCAAATCTCCGTGCTAAGGGCTATGACTACCAGTGGCGTGTGCTTGAGGATGAACTGAGAGTACAAGAGAAGTTGTATCGCAACGATCCAGAGAATTTCAAGGAGCGCAACGCCTGGTTCAATCGTGATACAGTTGCCTGGACATGTGAGCATTACATGAGAGCATTGGAGGCGCATGTTAAGCACTTGGTTGCAAAAAATGCCAAGAAATGCAAGGGCGTGCCTTATATCCGTATCAATGGGCGCAATGTGTTCGTGGCTGATATTAGGGCCAAAATCCTTAATCCTGTATCTCACGCCGTCACTTATATCCAGTGTGCAGATAGTCCGTCCGACTTGTTCAAGGCATACTTGATGTTCAAGCGTGCTTACATTGGGATTAAGCATGTCCGCATGAGCACAAGTTTCATTGATGCTTACAAGGGTGTAGGAGCTTACTATACGATGAAGAATATGATTCTTTTCCACGGATGCAGGTTCCTGGATGAAAAGGGGCACATGACCAAGGATGAGTCCATACAGCATCTTCACGAGAATGCTAAGTTCTACTCCCAGGAATTTGAGGGCTGGCGGTTGTTCGGTATGATGAAGAAACTGATTGCCGACAACGACATTGACATCCAGAAGAAGATGGAGGAGTGGCACAAGAAGTAATTTCTTGGGGTAATGGGTATCGAACCTTTAAATATAACAGGTAAGTTATAACATTTAATAATTTACCTGTTATATTATCAACCTTATAAAGTGAAAACCATCGATACAATTACAATTAACAACAGATAGTATTATGGCAAAGAAATATGATAAAGAATACATCGAAAGATGTGATAAGAGAATACGTGAAATCCTCAACGACAAAGCGGAATATGACGATTGGACGCAGATATGTCTCTCCGTCCAGAACGCCGTACAAGCTGCCGCAAACACGTGGGGTACTGGTAGTCCTGAACAACAGGCTCAGATGGGTCGCTTTATAAACGAATTGGTGGTAGCCAATGTGCTGCCAAATCTTACTCATTTCAATATAAGATTTTCTAAAAAAGGAGAATAACAAGATGGTAAACAAAGATTTGAATACGCTGTATTGCGCTGATTGTGGCAGCAGCAATGTGGAAATGACGATGTGGGTTAACCCCAATACAGGTGAAAACAGTGGTCAGAGTTCTGACCGCTTTGAAGAGGAGGACTGTTGGTGCAAGGATTGCCAAGAACACGTCCGACTACTCACATTGGAAGAACTTTGGGATAAGTTTTCTGAAGTCCCTGTGAACAATGACGATGAAATAGAGGAAGATTTCCTCTTATTTGATGCTGGAACTTCTAAGTTTGATGTTTGGCACTGGTTCGATGATAGGTGTCCAAACAACCTGCATGACGATTTGCTTTACCCTTCAAATGATTGATTATGAAAGTACAAGAACTTAATCGTGACCAACTCATCCAGTTAAAACAAGAGATGCTGATGGAACGGATGGACGCTGAGGGCGATTGGCCTTCATGGGGAGAATTGGCAGATGCAGATTCTCTCATATCAGATGAAGATGTGCAGAGTCAATTCGCTGGTACAATGTTTACAACAGATGATTTTTGGCTATAAAAATTTAACTATATGAGACAAGATATTAAACGTGAAATGCTGGAGTATTTTAAGAATATATCCAGCCCCACTTCCCAAGAGAACAGGTTCATACTATATCTCCAGACGGAAGTGGATTTCTTCGATATTACTTCTGTTTCTCGTGATGACATTTACGAGAAAGGGTATGATGCTGATTGTGTGTCAGAAACTCAAATGGAGCGTTTGGCTGATAAGATGGCTGACCACTATTGTAATAATGGTTTCTGGGATGACCTTGAATGTCTGCTTGATGACATGGGAATCCCTAAGATGAACGATTTAGGTAGTAAAGACTATGAACAGAAGAAATAATTGGGGCGGTGTTCTTAAAGAAGCGAACGCCAAATTAAGCAAATATAATGCGAGGTTAGAAATTGAAAAAGATGGGGAAGAAAATACCTATTCCTTGTTTTTCATTATCAACAAGGAGAAAAACGCAACATATACAGAAGTGTATGCAAGTGGATATTATGAGGATGAGCTTGAAGCCTTGGTTGAAGATGCTTCTTGTTATGCAGAAGATTTCTGCTTGTCAATAAATAAAAATGCTGAATTATGAACGACAAATTTGAAGAATACGTAACTTCTTGGTTCCGTCAGTATATCGAGGACCACGAAGAGGATGAAGACCTGCTTTTGTCTTTGTTCAACACCATCTGCCCACGTGAGGAAGATGACTCTTTGTCCGATTGGCTGGACGAGGATGAGACTATTTGTGACTGGATGATGAATTGCTCTGCCGAGGATATTTATTCCCACTTGTTTTATAATCAGGGTTGCGACAATTTTGATGATATGCCCAACGCCGAAATTTTCGCCGCAAAGATGCTGAAAGACACCTGTAAAGAACTGGGGCTGGATAAATATGAGTTTGTCGATGAGTTCATCTCAGACATGGCTTATCATATTTCCGATTACGACAGCCCTCTGTTTTTCTTCCAGGACCTTCAGCACGGTGGTTGCGCCAGCGGTATGATTGGCATGCTTATCTACAACAGCGATTGTCTTAACGTATATGCCCAATACGCTAACGATATGGAGGAGTTCCGTGAAGAACTGGAAGATGAGATGGGATGTCCTATTAAGCGTGACAAGGCGATTCGACACTATGTCTGGATGTGCTGGCTGTGTTACGAAGAACTGGGGTATCAGATTGGAAGGTATTTATTTGAAAACAATTTTTAATTCAACGGTATGGAAAAATATATGACATGTTCAAACGCATGGAAACTGAGCAATCAAATCCGTGTTCGCATGATGAATGAACTGAGACTTGCTGTCCAAGCGCATGGTGGAGAGTATTCGTGGTATTCTGAGGAGGAAGAGGAATATGCCGACAATGTACCTATTGTGCTGTGTAACCACGAGTATGCTGGCCCTGTGGATGTGAAAGTGCGCCGTGTTTATATAGATGAACATGGGTGTATGGAGATTGAGGCGGCTACCAATAAGTATGACGATGATATTAATGTGGAGTTCGATAATATTGTCCCTAATCACATCCAGTATATCATCGAGTGTATGCCTGCCACCGACAAAGTGGATGACGTGTCTACCCCTTTCACAAACCTTCCGATATACAAAGATGACTATCTGAACGTGCTTCAGGAGATGACCGCACAGGCGATTGTCCGTATGCAGGAGCTTGACTATTCTCGTAGCGAATGTTTCAATCTTATCCGTACCTGGACAAGCTCGTTTATCTGTGAGCATCGTGATACCGATTGGCGTGAGACGGATTTTTGTCTGGAGATTGACAAATTTATTGATTGCAGATTGGTACAGCTATGAGCGAAGCAAGGATGATTAAATACTGGAGGCACCCTACCCCATCGGAAATTAAGACTGGACATGGGACCGTCCATTGGCTGGCGGTGTCTATGGAAGAAGCGAAGAAACCAGATGGCACATTGAAGAAATGGTTTATTGGAAAGGACGGTTTGAGATATAACCGTCCTTAATTTTTGTCCTTACATAATGTTAAAAAGGACATCTTTTCACACTAATAATTTTCAATTCACCTATTCACCATTAAAACAGTAAATCAAATGCGAACAACATTCACAAATAAGCGTGAGGTAGCTCATCTTTGGGCACATCAAATGCAGGAAGAAGCCAGATATGCAGGTGGTAACTTCTATTTCTATAGGCAAACTATCTATTCCTATGGTGAGCATTTTCCATGTGGCCGTATCACCTATAACCGAAAGGGTGACAAGGCGTATATTCTTAACACTGATCGGTATTCCAATACTACCGCAAAGCACATGGTGATTGTGCGTGGTAGTACTCCTGGAGGTGCAAGGGAATTTGAATCTCAGGGGTGTCAGGCTCCTTATGTTTATTGTAAGTTGAATTATGGGTATGATCTTGCTATTCGCTATATTCTCCATGAGTTACAGCATATCGTTGAGTTGATGGGGAAGCACCATCGAGCCATATATAAAGACTATACCCTCCAGTGCTACGACCATTGTCATAATATCCGCAGATGGATTGCGTTCTGGGAATTGGACGAGCGTCAGAAATGGGTAGTTACAAATTATCCGTATAAGACTAAGATGTTGCCTTCTGTATTCCAGCTGTTTGATGCTAACCTTTCCAAATTACAAGATTACAACAACATGGTGCCTAATTTGGCGGCGTGTATGGCTTGCTGGAAATTGTTCAATAGCCGTGGTATGTTCACAACATTCTACCATTCTGATGCTAATCCTACCAATCAAGTGATTGGCTATATGGTACGAGAGTGGTTCGGAGAAGAGCAGCAGTCTATGATTTCTGAGAGCAGAAAACGAATGGAAGCCAACGCACACAGACGTTTTCTGGCAAAGAAACGTGAACAAATAAAGAGCTTCCAGATAAAACTGGAGAAATACCACAATCATACTATCAATTCTTTGGATGTACCCGATTCATTGGGGTGGAACGCTGCATTGCGTATAAATGGCGAAAACATCTCAACGTCCAAGGGGATTTCGATTTCAATGGAGGAAGCTAAACGATTGTGGACAATCGTTCAGATGATTGATAAGTCTGGCACATTCAAACGTGAGATAGCTCTCGACATTCATGGACATAAATGGAAGTTTGATGGCTATGAGAGTCATGTTCTTTATGCTGGATGTCATGCCATCCCATTCTCAGAGTGCCAGTTTGTTGCTAACCAAATGGGATGGTGATATGCCGTTTAAAGCAGAACGTATCAGGATTGCTGGCACCAAACTGGATGCCAGGGCCAAACTTACTCCTGACCAGAGGGATGCGATAAGGGTGTTGTCACGTGAGGGGTATAGCCAACGTAGACTGGCGGTGATGTTCAATGTGAGCAAGCGACTCATCCAGTCTATCGTGGCCCCTACTGAGCGGAAGCCTGAGAAGAAACGCCCTACTGAATACTGGACGGAGGTGAAAAGAAAACATAGGGAGAGGAAAATGAGTCTGTACAAGGCTGGAAAAATCAAATTCAGCAAAAAAGATGAGATATGAAACGTAGACTGTATGGATATGGCGTGGATGTCGGTTTTTACGGTAACTCTATCCGTCAGACAAGAAGGCATATCCAGCAATATCTCCATTCTGTCCTTACTGCTATAGGACTAAAGCGTGGAAACGATTATTATGTATCAACCAATTATCTATTTATCAGACATATCAAGCATACTGTCGGACGTATCATGATTACATTGCGTGAGACCTTCCCAGTATTCAATTTCTATTGGGAAACGCCCAGACGCTTGGTGTGGTTCTAATCAATTATTCAAATGGACACAAAAGAATTTAAGGAACAGGTGCTTAACCTGTCGGATGATGCGCTCATTGATGAGTATTTCTCTATCATGGACGAACTGTCGTATGATTATGTGGACGCTGATACGGACAGAGAGGCGTATGACAAGTACTGGAAACAGGATCGCCCTGCATTGCAGGAACGGCTTAAAATTGTAGAAACAGAATTGTGTTACAGACACATCAATTTATAAACTTTTTAATTCAAAAATTATGCAGAAATACGAGATTAAAGTGCTTGGTAATGACAAGCAGATGTACGAGGTTGCCGACTTTGTTGCAGCAGGTAAGAGCTACAATGATGCTATCGGCATCGTATTTGGTACGCCTATCATCGGTTTGCGTGTACTGGCATTTGATAGTTGGTTGGGACAATGGAGCAAAACTGATAGAGTATTGACTGAACCTCGCAATGAATCGCAGGCAGTGCAAATATTATGCGGTCTTGAAGATACCAAACGTATTGTGAAAGAGCAGACGAATTTGGACGAATTGACTGCCGCTAAATGGTGTTGGAGCTACCAGAAAAGCGTTTTCCAGTGGTACCTGCCGTCAGTAATGGAACTGGGGGCATTGTTCTTGGTGCGTGACCAAGTAAATAACGCTATGAAACAGCTTGGATGTGATAGTGACTGTCTGCTTCCTACAAAAAATTCTGATGGGGCTTGGGTTTGGTCCAGTTCCGAGTACAGTCAGAACTACAGCTGGTACGCGGACTTCGGCAATGGTGGCTTCTACCCCAGCAACAAGTACTACAGTAGCGTTGTTCGGGCAGTTGCAGCACTTTCTCAGGCCCCATCGCCGAGCCTGTTTTCAGGCGAGGCAAAAAGTAAAGGCTCCGAGATGTCTGACGAAGATCTGGTGACTATGCTTCGTAACCGTGGCTATGCTGGTGAGCTGACTAAGACTTTGACTGTCTGATTATGTCTGTCAAACATCGAGCCAAACGTATATCAGCACGACATTATATATACCGTGGGTTTCATATCCACGGTATGTATTATCATCCTGAGCATCGTGTGTGTTGGGAGGCTGTTGACCATAATGGTTGTGGTTTCGCACACAGCTTTAGTTTGAAAGAGACGAAAGCGTGGATAGATTACGAATTGGACGGTGAAAAAAAATTGTAAGCTGTTCGATAAATCAACGACATAACGCAATAAATGTTTTATTTTACAGTTAGTATAACATAATATAATATGTAAGACAATGGTTGCACAGGATATTAGATTGATTAACGCCTATCAGGAGTCTGGAAGGGTGTTCTTTCATCTTCATAACGGTAAGACCGTCACAAGATGTATGGAGGCACGTGACATCATCCACGCCAATCGGATAGGTAATCTGGAAGGGAAGGATGCTAAGGTGGCTGAGTTTGTGCGCTTGTTCAATGAGAAATACGCAGAACCGCAGGTGATTAAGCATGTAGAACTGTCCCCTTCTGAGCAACGGTTCTTCCAGCTTCACAACGAGCGGAAGATTTGTCCTCTTCCTCCCGAAGACGAGGAGGAATACCAGAGATTGTTAGATGAATGAAGCCAGGTTATCCTGGCTTTTTTCATTTTTGATAGGTTACATATATAATTATTATTGACAAATGAATAAAGAACGCAAACAACGATTTCAGAATGTAGTTTCTTCCTTGGAGGAAGCTAAAGACGAACTGACAGACATCCAGGCTGAAGAGATGGATGCGCTGGATGCTCTCCCAGAAGGCTTGCAAATGTCTTCTCGTGGGGATAAAATGCAAGAATGGATTGATTTCATTGACGATACTATTTCGTCAATAGATGCAGTGATTATGGATATTGAAACACAAACAACACAAAAATAAACAAGATGGCAACAACAGAAAGCAATATAATGTACAGTAGCAAACGTCCAGACAATTACACTCCACAGCAGGGGTACAAGGCCATGCTGTCACTGGCAGATTTTGAAGACAAGCAGTTATTCGCAGAACTTCGTAGGCGTGGATATACTGGTGAGTTGAACTATACTAAAATCGTGAAGTTATGAGCAAGCCGAATCCTTATCAAAATTCATTTTACAACCCATGCGAGGTGTGCGACTTCAAACAGAGGTTCAACCGTTGTGCGTTTGGCAAGCGGTCCACATGCGCATCATTTGTCCTTAGTAACTACCTTCATGACATGGAGCGTGAGCATATCACCAAGCATGATGAGATCTTTATTGAGATTCTGAAGAGACATGGGTGGCGTGGAGAACTGAGGAAGGGATCTTCCGTTGAGATTTGATTTGGCTCACGTTCTTTTACTAAAAATAATTTCTATTTTATTTGTATCAGAACTGCTTATGATAATACTTACATTTTTCCATTCCCATACAAAATGTAACCCGAAGCGAGTAATAGATACGTTTGGCATTGCATACATAGCTTCTGACATAATCATTTCATGATCATACATCTTATTGTCAGGTGTATATCGCTTAAATTGGGGGTTGGAAATATGATATATAGTTTCAAAATATGAGTAAATTCCATAAAAATCCATGTATTGTTCTACCAGACTTTTAAGCGTATATTCGTTTCCTTCAAAACGTATGGCGATTAAATCCACTTTACGTGAATTACAATGTTGTTCGATATAAATATGAGCAGGAATATTATCGTTGATTTGCACAATACCATGGGCGGTTTCAATATCTGGGATAGAGATATAATCATCAAATAAATCTATGATGATTTTATCTTCAGAGTCGTACTTAGTAATAGGTTCGTCTAAATATATCTCCTTATATGATAGTGTTGTATCACGTTGAGACCTACTCATTATTGCCGCTTGATAATTTGGTTGGTGTTTCAATTGCTGACAACCGATATTGCATGCAAATAAAATAATAATAGAGATAACAAATATGTATTTTTTCATTGCTGTTTTCTGCAAAAATATAATTAATATTTGATACTGCCAAATAAAATGTGTATTTTTGCGGAAATAAATATTAAAAATATGGACAGAAAACAATTTAGCGAACTCTTGGTTAAGCAAAGAGAGCAAAATAATATTGGCAAAAACGAAATGTGCCGATTGACTGGATTTACTTTTGTTCAGTTGCAATTGTTAGAAGTAAGGCCAAATAATTTTGCAATCAAAAAAGCTATTGATTATTTGGCTGCATTACATAAGGTGATTGTCATTTATAACCATCGTAACGAAACGACAATTAATAATGTTGAAAAGTTTAATAAATGGCTTGTTAATAAACGAAAGAAAATACCTATCAGAACATTGGCAGAAATGGCTGGATGCTCCTTTTCTGCTATTTCACATGCAGAACAAGGAATTTCTGTTATAAGCATTGATGTTTTCCTCAAAATCATCGAGGCATTAGGTTACGAAATCAAAATCAAGTCAGTATGATAACAGGATTTTTTACATTTGTATTATGGCTAACTTTGCGGCAAAAATATATCGGATATGAATAGATTGGACTTTTGTAAATTGATGGAACAAGCTAAAATAGCATCTGGCATACCTGCTTCGGAAATTTCCTTTTCCATGAAAATGTTGATGCCTACACTTCGCCGTTTTGAAAAAGGTGAACACAATTTCAGCTTGGTTAAGGTGATGGAGTATCTGCAAGTGCTCCATGCTCAATTGGTAATATACAATGAGAAGTCAACCGTAGTGGTTACTGAATATAATCAGCTGATAGAATGGTTGGTATCTGCAAGGAAAAATGGCTATACGCAACGTAAACTGGCTGAAGCTGTTGGCATTTCGTATGTTATGTTGGCTCGTATAGAATCTAATAAAAGTAGTCTGTCTATAGATGTGTACCTCAAAATCATCGAAGCATTAGGTTACGAAATTAAAATTAAATCTGTATGATAACAGGATTTTTTACATTTGTATTATGGCTGGTGTTGGTACTGCCAGTGTCAGTATATTTGGAAGACAAACCTCTATTTCCCCTTACCAAATGGAAAGTACTTGGTATGATATACATACTTGCATTAGGTGGATTTTTAATTTGGGTTTACAATTGTTATTGGGAATACTTAGTAATGTTCTTCGGGGTTATTATGGTAATTGTTTGTGGCGTAATGGTATTTACCAGCAAAAGATAATACCTCAACAATAATTGATTCACGCATTAAGGCGCATCTGGTTTATACTGGATGCGCCTTAATTTTTAACAGTAATTTCAACAACGAAGACAATGAAACAAAAAATAACCATCGATCCACCAGACAAACAGCAAACCCTCTCCCAGTTCTTTCAGTATTTAGAATTGAGCGGACTGCTGTTTGACCATGAGAGGAAGGAAATTTGGGATGTGACCGACATTCCATCTGACAACAAGTTCCATAAGATAGCTAAGAAGACGGCCAAGAGCCTGGGTATTAAGTGGACCAATATGTCGCATGAGGATAGTAATCGGGTCATGCTGGCTATGCTGGAGGATTCTTTCAACATGATCAGGGACATCGAGAACAGTAAACATATTATCATCCAAACAACCATACAAATTATGAAGAAAAATGAATGATTTCTTTATCGAAGGCTTGTATCTCCAGAAAGTGGCAGATGTGAGCGGAATACCTGTTGAGTACGTGGCCAAAATGCGTGACATGCAATTGCTGGACGAGTATGAGGTACGCAATATGCTTCTTCGGCACGATTGCCATGCGCTGCTCATGACCCAGAAGTTCACGGACAAACAGGTGTACGAACGGCTGGCTGGCATCTACAATATCAGTACGGCATACGTTCAGAGAATTATCAAAATGAATCCTAAGCGCATATTCTATTGTAAGCAATGCGGACATGAAATCACTAAACCTGAAGCAAAGCGCAACGATGGGATGTGCGATAGGTGTAAGTCGCAATCTATAATAGTATAAGGTATGAAAGAGGAATATTTAGAAGCGTATGAGTTCTATAAGAGGCAGTACCCATCCAGCATCATCCTATTCCACATCGGCAACGGATATTATGCCTTTGAGGACGATGCTTTCGTGGTGGCAGAGACAGATGGCTTTTCAGTTTTGTACAGCCATGAGGAGCGGTATCACTGGTATGATTTCTGCCAGGACGAACTGGAAGCAGTGTGTGACAAATTGCGGAACATCGCCCAAAAACCTGTCACAGTGGTGGAATATAGGAACAGCTTAGGTTCATTTGACATCCCAAAAGTGAAACAAATTCTACAGGATATATGGGATGATTATTGAAATATTCAATACAATATATGGTCTAATATAACTTACTTAAAATGTGGGTGTTCATGTGTTAATTTAGTATGATTTACAGTTTGTTAAAAACCATTGATTATCAATACTTTAAGTAATTTTATTGGCCTGTAATGATGTTTTTATCAACATTTATATTGTAACTTTGTGCTGACAAATATGACAAATTGAAACATTAACAATATGGATAAAATCAAGACAAAATTGAAATTCGTGAGGTCTGATCGTACTGGTTCATGGGTAGGCTTCGTATCAATCAATACCAAGAATGGCTATATCAAGGGTGTACGTGAAGATGCTGAGGGTCCCAAGAAGGTCTGTGTCGTAACGCATGAGATAGAGGACATCATCGAACCAGGGGTGCTGTATGATGTAGAACTGGTTCCTATGAAGAATCGGAACGCTGGATATGTGGTCACTAAGGCTGAACCACACATGTTCGAGGCACATATCACCAGTACCGTGATCAGGAACGCCGTGTATCTCGTGGAGGTGAAGTTCGGCAACAAGACGATTATCTTTGACCCCCTGGATGGACGCAGCGATTCTGTACGTACCATAGAAGGTGTAATCAACGCTCTCCAGTATCGCAAGGACATCAAGAACCTGTTACAGGTGCTGGAAGATTTCAGACATATCGCTGGCAATGTGATGAAGGCTTTCAACAATGACGGTCATTATGGGAGATACAGGGTTAAGTCGAAAGCCTAAGCTGCCCCGTAAGCGCAAGAAGGCGTGTATCAAGGCGCAGGGGCGTGCTTCCTATTACAGTACGGTGAACTTGGCAAAGGTCGAGGGGGATAACAATTGTAAGTTCTGGGTGAACGCTACGGTCCGAATGGTGCCTGTGATGGTGAACGGACAGCTTACCCCCCTCCCTACCCCGACAAGATACTGGTAGTCATGTCCAGAATACCAATTGAAGGCATTGCCACGGATGCTGCCCATTCTACCAAGAATGGAATTACAGAATACCAAGGCATTGACCTGAAGACAGGCAAACGCCTGTTTTATCAAAATTTGGGGAACAAAACGGTGAATATCGGGGAGTTCCTGGCAGTGGTGGAGGCTGCAAAGTATATCATCGAGAATGACTTCCAGCCTCGTATCATCTACACGGACAGCGTGACGGCTATCACATGGTTCAACAACAAGCGGACGGCATCCAAGAAGAAATGCAAGGAATTGCAGAAAGCTGAAGTCTTTTTGAAAGCTCTCTACTGGGATATTGAAACCATTGAGGTACGTCACTGGAACAATAAAGCATGGGGCGAGACTCCTGCTGATTTTGGGAATAAATGAACGATTCAACAAACCTTCAATCGGTCCTCTGACTAATCTTTAGTACATGACCGATACATAGCGGAGTGGTAGCAGTTGGAAGCTCGCTTGGCTCATAACCAAGAGGTCGGCGGTTCGAGTCCGTCCTCCGCAACTAAGAAACAAGCGTTCTTTGACATTTTGGGAACACGATAGAAAAGAATTAAGCAATTCCCTCCAGCGTTTTAAGAAAATGACGCTGGAGGGTGAGGCGAAAAGGGGAGGTAGCTCAATTGGACAGAGCAGCGCACTGTTAATGCGAAGGTTATCAGTTCGAGTCTGGTCCACCCCGCAATTCATCTAAACACATTTATATCATGCAGAAATTCAAAGAACGCCGAGAGGAGATTTTGGGCATCTTCTCAAAAGCGAGAGCTGAGTTGGAACAGCTGAACACTGAGATTGATGCTCATATTGCCCAAAACAAGGAACAAATCGCTGCCTTGTCCGCTGCAAATACCGAGATGACGGCATTGAAACTGGACAACAGCAATACAGCCAAAACATTTGCTAAATTCTTCAAATAACAAAGACAATGAAAAAGGTAATTTATTTGTTTTTTGCACTGACAATGTGCATGGTTTTCTCCAGTTGTCATGGGGTTCGCCCCAATGCTGACGAGGAGGCAGTTCTAATCGAGAAGCCGTGGTTCGTTGGTCATGGTGGTGTTGACGAAACTCCTGTGACTACTGGTTGTACTTGGTGTTGGTGGAGTACAAGCTCTGAGACGTTCAAGATTGTGCCAGTGAAGTACGAGGAAAAGCTGGACGATATTATCTCCAACGAGAATACGCCGCTTGACTTCCAGACTAAGATTGTGTTAAAGGTACAGGCTGGTAAAACGCCGATTCTGTTGAAGAATTACGGTACTAACTGGTACGCTACGAATATCAAGGAGGTATATACGAACATGACCAGGCATTACGTCTCCCAGTATTCTCCTTTCGACCTTACCAGCAACCGAGAAGTTATAGCTCACATCGACTCGTGCGTAAAGGTAGGTATGATAGAGTATATCGCCAGACTGTCCAAGGAAAAGGAGTTCCCTATCACGGTAGAGAATGTCATTACTGGACGAGCGATTCCTAATCAGGCTCAGCTAACGGAGATGAACAATACTGCGGCACAGATTCAGGCGAAGCAAACCCAAGAGCGAAGGCGTGAAATGGAGGTGGCTCGTGAACAGGCTGAAAGGCAACGAGCGATTTCTGATAAGGCATACCAACGTGAAATGGGACTTACCGCCGAACAATTCATTAGCCTAAAAGCGTGGGACATCATCGAGAAGAAAAAGGGCGCAAATATTGACGTTCTCTTCAATGCGAATGAGACCACACGAATGTGGAACGTGCGGCGATAACAATGAAGGCGGCATCGACCGCCAATGGGGTTGTAGCTCAGATGGATAGAGCATCTGCTTTGCAAGCAGAGGGGCGTGAGTTCGAGTCTCACCTTCTCCACCTAAGACCGAAGTACAAGGTAACGAAGACACGATCCACTTAACAAAGTTTGCGGTTAAGCCATACGCAAGAAGTGTTGCAGCGTCCAGAACGTAGGCTGGCGAGTGTGGTACCGAGCTGGGTATTCATCGGTACATCTCCGTGCAAGTAGCTCAGATAGTAGAGCGCCACACTGATAATGTGGAGGTCGATGGTGCAAATCCATCCTTGCGCACTTAACCCCTTAAAAATATAGAGAAATGGAAACATGGAATGTTGTTATGGGCATTGTCGGTAATCTTGCGGTTGTCGGCATTTTCGCTTGGTTTATCCTTCGTAGGGATAAGAAGTAACCATTACTGCTCACATCCCACAGGAGACATCAACCTCCTGTGGGCATGTTAAGGGGATGATATGAAGCCTTTTTTTAATTATTGTGTTTTTATTCATTACTCATAACGGTTGATAGAAAGCGTTCTGTCGTTTTAAAAAGTTATTTTAGATGTTGCGTGGTGTCGTGAGACACTGAGCATGAGCGATTTTCTTTTATGCAAATGTATGAAGTTTCGTGTTGTTTGCCTCCCCACCTTTTGTGAAAACCGTGGGGCTTTTATGATTTATCATCAAAACCAAATAATATGACAAGATTACTCAGTTGTATCAAGAAAGGGCTGAAGTGGTACTTTAACCGTTCTTCTCAGACTTATGTCTGGTTGCCCTCTGGAACCATACCTCCTATGGTATGATTCCTTTTTGATGAAGGTAATAAGTCATGGGAATACGCCGAAGCTGGAGAGTCGGGGCAGACTGTAAATCTGTTGTCTTTGGACTGAATAGGTTCGATTCCTTTTATTCCCACAATTTTTAACATTAACACATTATATTATGGACAATTCATCCAGTTCTTCAGCAGGTGGAGGCATAGGGTTTCTGGGACTGCTTGCGGTAGTGTTTATCGTCTTGAAACTTTGCCATGTGATCGACTGGTCATGGTGGTGGGTGTTGGCTCCGATCTGGGGACAGGTGGCACTGATAGTGCTTGCCGTAATCGTCATCGGGTTAATCATCATCATCAAGAAAGACTGTCGGTTCAAATAGATTGTATTTGTGTTCCCAATATCTGTGGAGTGGTGTAATGGTCAGCACAACAGGTTTTGGACCTGTTTGTCTTGGTTCGAGTCCAGGCTTCACAACTATCACATTATATCAACTAAATAATATGAGTACAGAAAGAAACAATGACAAAACGTTAAATTTAAACGAACTCATAGAACTTATACAAGATGGGTTCTATGAGTTTATGCAAGTACCCACATATAATAGGGTAAAGACGTTTAATCGTAAGAAACACATCCATCACCCAGCTTTGGTTAAAGTAAAGTCTGGAGATGGAATAGGACTCGATTGTGGCAAATTCGTCTATGTCACCAATGCCAGGAACAACGTGGGGATGCTGTTAAAGGCTAACTACAACGAACCGTTTGAAAAGTATGAACAACTGGAGATTGCAAAATCAGGGGTTCATCACACAGACGATCTTGTTGTAGGGCGTACTTACTATGTGCAGTTCAATGGGCACACGATTTTTGAGAAATATCTGGGAAACTTGATGACACTGGTGGTGAGTGGTGAGTATGGTGAGGTAATCACACTCCAACATGGTCCAATTCCCACGCATTACGAACTGTCGATTCCAGCTGAGAGATAGGTATGGCAGCAAAAGATTATGAAATATGCTGTGCGCTATTCGATGCGTACATAGCTAAGGTGTCAAAGAGAGATCGATGTCTTATGACCGATGACAGGCGTGCAATCACAGAATCAGAAATTCTCGGATTGATTGATTGGTATATAGACAAAGAATTAAAAGATGGCGCTAATTCTATCAGTTTCCCATCAATGATGAGAGATGGTGAAGAAGTTGTATTGGGTTACAGAAAGAAAGAATGAGGACAACAAGCACGATTTTTGAAATCCATAACCCCTACGCAAGCGGTTATCAAGTAAATCAAGTAACCATCCAGCCATCCACCTCTGCCGATGGCTGGAAGTATCACAAGCATAAAAAGAGATGAAGTATTTAGGTATTCATAAATTATTGTGGTTTCTATTTGCACTATTTTGGACTACAGTAGAAATAATTCTTATAGGAATAGCTTATATAGCATATATTGTCTGGAACTTTAAGTTTCCAAAAGGTAATCTTTGGTATAATTTTCATAGTTACAGAAGTAAATGGGATGAACAACGTGAATCTGCGGTACCAAAACACCGCTACAGGCGGTACCAAATCGCCGATATTATCAGCAAGACGGTATAATTGCATTAATTAAAAAATAAAGATATGATTAAAGCATTGCATTTTTCAATCGGAGCGTTAGTTACTTTTATTATCGGTAACATGGCTGCTCTACAAGACGGATTAATCTCTTGGGATTTCGTGTTAACAACCTTTACAGGGGTCATAGTTACTATGGTTTTCGAGTTGATGAAAGAACTCATAGTGATGGATAAGTTTGAATGGAGCAACTTTCTCGCTGTATTCGCTGGAAGTCTACTCCCAGTAATTGCCAATATGATCGGGACGGCCTTTTATATCCTATCGCATTGATATGAAGGTACGAGAATTAATCGAGAAACTGGATAAGGTAGACAACAAGGATTTGGAGGTGATATGCACTATGCCTGGAGGTGATGGTGTGTGGACGCTCCAAACCAACGATGTCAGAGTGGTTCACAATGAAGTCTGGTTGACAAAATGAGAGAAGTGATAAGATGGCTGGGAGAGTATATAAACCAATACCAAGGTTGTGCTACTGTTGATAGATGGTATGATTTCCTGACAAGTTTATATTATGGCACCTGAATTAATTGAAAAGTTACACGAGTGTTTTGCGGAAGCGGACAAGCGTCCAAAAAAACATGTTTAAGAAAACAAAACTAACAAGTTTGTTTTATGAGAAGGGAGGAACGCCAAAACTAACAAATGAATAAAAGATTAAAGAATGGAACTGAAAGACTATACAACCGAACAACTCAGGGCAGAACTAAAAAGGAGGTCTGACGAGATAAAGGCCGAAAAGGCCAAAGTGAAAAGATGCAGGATGTGTAAGCATTGGGGTGAAATAACTTATTGTGGTAGTCCTAATAATGGGTTTATATTTGGATTGAATAGGTGTTGTAGATACCAAAAAAGAAAGTCAGAGAAATATTATAGAGCAATTAGTGGTCACCAACTTACTTGTGAACATTTTGAAGAAAAAATTTAACAAAATTGTATTATGACAAGAGAAGAAGCACGCAAGGTAGCAGAAGTAATGCTGGCCTATGCAAATGGAGAAGAGATTGAAGTACTAAGTTTTGGCGAATATGAACCTTGCAAATCCCCGTCTTTTAATTGGTTGGATGGTAGAGGTTTGAGAAATTATAGAGTGAAGACAAAACCAACATACCGTCCATTTAAGGATAAGGAAGAGTGCTGGAATGAGATGCTGAAGCATGAGCCGTTTGGGTTTATTAAAGGCAAAAGAACTCAAAATCATTATAATATAGTTGCCGTACATACAGAAGATAATAAAACGTATGTCTCTATATGTGATCTAAGCGGTATTGATTCATTGCTGAGAATATCGCTCCAATGGTACCGTCATAGCGGTGAGTTGGTACCGCGCGGAGCGGATGCGTGGTACCGCTTATAGCGGTCGGATGGTACCGGTACCAAACGTCCGCTACACACGCTGTCAAAGGGTGCCATGCAGACGGTGCTACAGGGCACCCTGATTCAGCGTGATTGGATGGTGTTATTTGCGTCTTCTATTATGGCGCAGTGTCTCACCCTTGAGCTCGATGTGCTCCGATGAGTTGATGAGCCTGTCCATGATGGCATCAGCCAAAGTTGGCTCAGCAATGTAGTCGTACCATCTGTCCAATGGCAGCTGGGAGGTGATGATGACGGACTTCTCCTCATACCTGTCCTCAAGCAGGGTCAACAGAGCAAGACGCGCTTCAGGTGTCAGTGGTTGCAAACCAAAGTCATCGAGTATGAGCAAATCCTTCTTGTCCAGCTTCTTGATGAGTTTCTGATATGTTCCCTCAAGACGTGCCTTCGTCAGTTCGTCTGCAAAATGGTTCATGCTGAGAAACAGGGTGGACAAGCCAAGAGTGCAGGCCTGGTTGCCGAGAGCACAGGCGAGATAGGATTTTCCACATCCTGTGAGCCCTGTAATAAGCAGATTGTCCCCTCTGCGTACAAAATTGCAGTCTGCCACCTCTGCAAGCTGGCTTTCCGTAAGATTGCGCTCTGTGGAGCAGATGATGTCCTCAATGAACACCTTGTACCTGAGCTTTGCGGCTTTCAGAAGCTTCTCCGTGAGTTTCTTGTCACGTGTGCAAACCTCCGTCTGTACCATCTTCTCTACGGCTCTGTCCAGTGCGGGAAGTCTCTGCGAGGGCAGTTTCATCATGTCTTCAAAAGACTCTGCCATGCCATGAAGCCCCAGTTCCTTCAGCAGGCTGATTGTTGTCTGTATGCTCATGATTCCGGCTTGTCTTTAGGTGAAACAATGCTCCTGAAAGCAGACGCACCACGTACGTTGTCGTTCTGGGGAGTCGTTGAGATGATGGTGTTAGCAGCAGCCTTGTCACGGTTGCTCTTCAGGATGCCCGCCAGCAGCTTGTATCCTGCTTTGCCTGTCTCGGCCTTCATAAGAGCGGCAGCCGACTCCAGACGATCATAACCGTAAGTCCTGCCCAGGGAGAGCACGCCATTGCATGTGCCATACGCCTGCTGAGGGAAAGTGGTACGCTGGAGTATGTTCTCCACAGCCCACTTCGTAAATGGTCCTACACGCTGTGCGCGATCAATCAGCGTTGCTGCATTCTGACTGCGGTTGTGCTCGTAGGCAAGGTGAGCCTCAGGCATGTGACTCTTCTCGGTCGTATAGCCGTATGAGTCATACTTGCGGTCGTGAGTCCATATGAGCTTGCCTTCGGCATAGATCTCGACAGACGTTACGTCCCACATGACTTTGACCATCTGTCCCACATACTTGCAGGGCACGCTGTAGAAATGGCGCTCGGAGCCTACACAAACGTGGTATGACGCACCAAGCTTCACCTCCTTGCGCATACGGAAGCGATACATCTGTTGTGGCAGAGGACGCATATTAGGTAGCTCATATTTCTCGAAGATCTCCCACCGGCTACTGCCCTTGTAGGGAAGCGCGCAATACTCATCCAGGAGCTCCCAGATGCGACTGTTGATGTCATCAAGCTCGTAGAAGGTGTCATTCTCTATGCGCGCATAGATGTAATGATAGAGGTGGTTGACGGCACTCTCCACTGGCCCTTTGTCGCGAGGCTGGCGCACTCGGCAGGCGGTAGGCTCGATGCCGTAATAGGTCGCCCATTCCACGGTTCCGTCAGAGAGCGTGAGGCTGTATCGCTCGGACTTTGTCACCCACTGCTTCATGTTGTCGCTCTTCGCCTCCTTGGGTAATGCGCCCATGAATTCAAGCGCCTTGTTCAAGCCATGGAAGAACCACTCGGTTGTGGCCTTGGGCATGGCCATCATGAAGGGCAGGTTGCTGTAAGGCATCACGCACACCAGCACCACGAGCTTTTGTGACTTGCCTGTCTTGCGGTCGGTCAGATAGAGCGCATCACCGGCAAAGTCAATCTGCATCTGCTCGCCAGGCTCGTAGTCGTTGTGGTACGAGTAGTCGTGCGACTCGCGGTATTTGCTGACATGCAGCTTGAACTGGGTGTAGCTGTAGCCGTCGGGACACTGCTTCTTGTAGAATGTCTCGTGCACAAACTGCATCGTGGCGTGCTTGCCTTTGAGGCGTTTCATCACCTCGGGCATAAGTCGCTCCAGTTCTGCCTTGCGTGGATCCTCCACCTGCACATGTTCCTGCGGTGAAAGGATGGTGAGTAACTCGCTATCGGAGAGCGCAAGCAATTCTCCGTAGCTCTTGCCGGTGTCGCGGGCAGCCTTGCTGACCTCCGAGACGCTGCGCTTGCTGCAATGGACGATGGAGCAGATTGACTTCTGCGACTGTCCCTGACTGAGCAAGCTTAGGATTTCTCTTTGTCTTAACATGATCTTGTGTTTAGACGTTTTACATTAGATACGAATGGACTCATACGTTCCATTCCGACACTAATATAAGCACCTCTGCAAGACCTTTGTACAAAGCAAGAGAAATGCGGTACCATCTCACCGTTATAAATGGAATTTTGCGGTACCAAACCTCCGCTACACACGCTGCTGAGCAACAATGTCAAAGAACCATAGTTTGAGCAGTACCACTCCACCGCTATGAAATATCCGACAGCGTGAATCAGCGGTACCAAAACAACGCTACGGGCGGTACCAAATCGCCGATATTATCACATTGCACGCTGAATATGTGTTTTCATGTTATACATTCGCCGATGGCACACCATTCGGAATAAGGGAGGAATGATTATGATAATGTTTTATGCTTTTATTTCCTACTGCATTATGATAGGATATGTTTTGGCTTGTATGTCAAAAGGAGACTGGGACATCAATAAAAAGAAAGATATGGTCCATGCAGCCATCACAATCCTTCTGTCTCCAGTGTTTTTGGGAATTGTCCTTGGAATATATTTATACAAAAAGACTGAAGACAATATGAAGAGATAATGATGAAGGAATTGTTAGCTAAAAGTATCTTTTACGGCCTAAAGATGGCGCAATACCAGGACATCCCTATTGTGAAAGATATGGAATGTTCTGGATGTCATCAATCAGACGTTGGCGGTTTCTTCCATAAGCGTGCTAAACCTGTAGGTTGGTGTGATACCCAGGCAGGCTTCATGGGGGTCTTTGAATGTCCTCACTGTTTCTCCAAGTTCCGCTGCCATATCAGTACGACAGGAAGATATAATGAGGACACATTCTATAGCGATTTTGCTTTAGTATATTATATGTATAACGAACCAATTAAAAAATTATGAAACATTACATTGGAACAAAACAGGTAGAAGCCAAACCCATGTCTAAGGGCGAGGCTTATGAGAAAGGTTTGCTGAAGGCTGGTGTTGTACCGTCTGAAAAAGAAAGCAGCATTATGGGTTATCATGTGCGTTATAAGGATGGCTACGAAAGCTGGTCCCCGAAAGACGTGTTTGAGGAAGCCTACCAGATTTCGGAAACTCCGCTGGACCGTATGATCATTGAACAGAACGAGCTGGAAGACCGTATTTCCAGGTTGCACGTATTTGTGCATAGCGACAAGTTCCAAGGGCTTGATAAGGTCACGCAGGCTATGCTCGTATCACAGCTACAAACTATGCGTGATTACGACAACGCCCTTTGCATGAGAAGCACGAAAATGGAAAGCGGAGAAGGTGGCTATAACGGATTTCCATTCGGTGTAGCAATTACTCTTCTTACCGCTGGGTTCTGTGTGCGCCGTGCTGGTTGGAACGGAAAAGGCTTGTTCGTATGTAAGCAGATTCCTGCCCATATCACCAGCGACATCATTCCCAGAATGCAGTCTCTTCCGCAGGCGGCTAAAGACCGTATTCTGGAAAGCAAAGGCTTCGTGGATTACACATCTCAGTGTCTTATTTACAACGAGAATACAGGACGTGCTGACTCATGGGTACCGTCCATTTCAGACGTATTTGCAGATGACTGGGAGTTGGTGGTATGAACAAGACGCTATATGACCTGCAAGTTGGTGATGAGGTGATTGTCATAGGTCGAAACTCTAAAACCATCCAGAAAGTCACAAGACTGTCTGCTAATTTTGTGACGATAGGTAGGAATAAATACCGAAAAATTGATGGCTATATCATTGGTGTTGACAGGTGGATAAGAAATTATATCACAGTAGCCACCCCTGAAGATGTCGAGCGTATCAAGCAGCAGGATCGCCTTGACAAGCTGGTGAAGGAAGTCAGCTCTATCCCATTCGGATCCCTATCCATTGAACAACTGGAAGCAATTATTCATATAGCAAGACAATGAAGTTTATCAAGACTTTCAAACGTTGGTATAAGAACACCCTCCAGCGTTACCGTGATTTCTATTACGATACACATGGACCATATAAAAATAGAAAAGAAAAGTTAATAATTGAAAAAAATAAGACAAAAACGTCATAAATCCTAATTTTGATGCGCTAAGATAATGTATATATCAAATAAAAGCATTATCTTAGCGCTCAAATAGCAAGTGAGTCTATCCTACTATTATTAACATCATGGTTAGTAAGTAGATCAAGTTTGAAATATTGGAAAGAGGTGTTCCAATGATACCAATTTGATACCACAGCTCTAACTCGTTGGTTATCAATACCCCTTCAACTCCCAACGGAATCACTACAAGATAGGGAGCCAAAAACTTCCTATCTTGTTGGTTTTCAAGAAGTTAATTGATAAAGTATCATGTATATTGATACTTCTGGGAGTGTCAAAAGGCGATAAAATTACGAAAGCCTGCGACCAAAACAGCCAATTGGTGACAGACTTGTGATACCATTCTGATACCAGGCGTGATACCTTTCTTCAGTATCTCATACTCCACATCTGCATTATTAATCATACTAAGTCAATGAGAGTATGAACCATTTATCTGTACGGCTCGTGTTCGATAGAAAGCATGTAGCCACCAAAAAGCACCAAGCCTCCGTGCAGCTGGAGGTAACACATGAACGAAAAAGAAAGTTCATAAGTACAGGCGTAAAATTGTACGCCGATCAATGGAGTAAGGACAATAAGGTGAAAAACCACCCTCAGTCCATCCTCTACAACCAACAGTTAAACGACATCGTTGCTGACATCTACAATTTTGCTCATCAACTGTCGGTTAAAAAACAGTCCTTCAACTTTGTCAAGCTGGAAGAGTATCTGGGCAGGGGCGGCAGAGACACATCCTGTTCATTCCTACATTTTATGCGGAAGCGCATATTGGAACGTCCCATCATGGAGACCACCAGGACAAAACAGCTGGGTGTCTTGAAAGCACTGGAAGAGTTTGGCAAGATCAAATCATTCTCAGACATCTGCTATCAGAACATTATCGCATGGGATGAATTTGCTAAAAAAAGATGCAAACGACAGTCATCCGTCTACAATTATCACAAGGTTCTCAAAATCTTTATCCGTGAAGCATACGCCTCACAGTTAATAGATGTTAATCCTTATCAGACCATCAAACTGGAGCGAGGATCTTGCGAAAACCGTAAATTCCTCACCAAAGAAGAATTGCAAAGACTGGAAAACAAGGTATTTGAAGATAGATGTCTGGAAAGAGTCCGTGATATGTTCTTGTTCTGCTGCTACACTGGTTTGGCCTATGCTGATTTGCAGAAATTTGATTTCCACAACGCTACTTATACAGATGGAATGTACCGTATAAGGGATTGTCGTAAAAAGACAGGTGTGGAATACAACATATCTATAATGGACAAGGCGATGGTAATACTGAAGAAGTACAACTACCATTTTCCCATGATTTCCAACCAGAAGTACAATGCTTTCCTGAAGGTTGTGGCTTCGTTCTGCGAGATCAAGAAGCGCCTTACCAGTCATGTGGCCAGACATACCTTTGCGACAACCATCACTCTTGGAAATGGTGTAAGAATTGAAGTGGTAAGTAAGATGCTGGGACACACTAACATCCAGACTACCCAAATCTACGCCAAAATATATCAGAAAGAAGTAGATAATGAGTTTAACCGCTTAAATAACATCGTATGATGCCAAGATTTTTGACCATTAAAGAAGCAGCTGATTATTTACGCATATCTTACAGGACAATCCAAAGGTACTTAGCTGACGGTCGCTTGCCTTGTGTTAAGCCTGCTGGAAGGGTGTTGATCAACGAACAGGATTTAATGAATTTCATCCTTATGGCGAATAGATAAAATAATTCCCCTGGAATGGCCAAACAGCTTCCAGGGGAATTTTAATTAGAGTAAACCAAGAATCATTCCTACAATACCCCAGAGCATATCTCTCGGCTCTGGAGTCCCCTGCCCCATCGCCTTATCATAAACCGCCTCCTTAGCGGCCATGATAGCTATTGTTGCGATAAAAGCAAGGGTTACAGGCAGGAACAATTTAAAAACAACAGCAAGCACGACACCTATAATAAGGTGTTTCATTCCGTCTTGCCGCATCACATCATCAAATACATGGTTCAATGCGGACATTGCTTTCTGAATTTTCTCTTTCATACGTCATAATAGTCAAACCAAGCATAGCTTGGGCGTTTTTTAAGATATTCCAAATAGTTCTGGTTGTCATACGCTTCTTGCTCAAATGATATGTTGCGATAGGCATTACCATCCATGAACAACCTAACCACCCATTCAATAAGATACCACAAGTAGAAGAATATGTAATTCAACTCCTTCATTTGCTCTGTGTGGATAGCCTCGTGGTTTATATCAACATCACTTAATACACATCCCTTTCTGACAAACAAGACACCAAACAAGTTGATGGCTTTGAAGCCTGGTAGTGGGATAATATTGTTATATATGATTTTCATACGTGCCACGGATTTTTATATGGGTCATATTCTGTCTGGAAAGTAGCCATCTGCCAGTCTGTAAGCTCCTCACCTCTGCTATTGACCTTTCTTGGTATCTGAGGATTGAGCTTCAGGCGATTAGCATCTTTGAGCCATTGCATGGAATGTGCATAGTCATCTACACGCATTTGACTGACATTGTTGGGAGATACCAGCTTATGAAGTTCATACAACGCCAGCTGTACCATGTGACGCTTCAGATTGTAGTTGCGTGGGTCGTTGTAGCAGATATTGACTTCCAGCTCTGGCTTGTCGGCATTAGGATTCATCACAGGGTAGAATACCTCGTTTTTATAGATTACATACTCGTGATCTGAAAGTTCATAGGTGTCTATATTCTGGTCGTACTCCCCAATCATACCCCAACAATCAGAATCCATAGGGTTAACAATTTCATCATACCCTTCCAGATCCATGAGCGTGAAATACTGGTCATTGTATCGAACTACCGTCCATATACCATAGGGGATTGCCTCCCATTCTGCTACATCTACCTTCTCCCACACTGAGATACCAGGAATGCGTATATCTCCAAAGTCAAAACCGTTTGGCTTTACACAGATATATGCTACGTTATTGAATCTGACAATATCAGATGGACGATAATTCAACATCTGAGAGTATGGCCGCAAGCTGTCAATATCCATAGGCTCCTCGCACTCTTCCCAATATGGTTCTGGAGCAGGTGCCTTATAACCATTGATAGCCTGAAGCACTTCACAGATTTTCCCATCCAGATAAAAATGACTACCTACTGGATAGGTAATCTTTCTATTATAGGCAAAGAGGTATTTACCTTTATTCAGTTCTTTCTCGATTTCGTAATTCTCAGACAGATAATCCACCACAGAGGCTTCGGCTGCTTGTTCGGCTTGCTCATACCTCATTTCGTTACCCCTAATCAGTTGATTAAGGGCTTGCTCGGTGATTATACTGAGATAATCGTTATTGTTCAAGAATCGTCTATACATATCTTAATATTCAAAAGATGAATAAACTTGGCTGTTGATGGATGTGATAGGCGTATTGGCATCGGCATTTTGGAACTTCTTCCATTCTTGATTCAGGAAAAGCACACACACATAATCCAGAATATCTGACAAGTGACCATATTTCTCTTCCTTACCGCCTGTCTTGGGGTTTAGAACCTTTTTCTTTACCTTCGTACCATCGCTATTCTTTTGCTGGTACACGAGGTCTTCCGTGAACTTTCTACACCTCATATCAATCTGTATGCTCCACCCCTCATAACCGTTGAAGATAGCGTTGACAAACTCCAGTCTGACGGCTTGTGGCGGCTGTTTTGCAAGGAGCTTGATACGTGGGTTTAGCACGCTGTTTTTCAAGTTGTCCTTTATTATAGTATAGTTGTTTACGCCATCTTCTGTTTGCGTACTTCTGGCAACTCCAGCTGGGTCCCCTGTAATAATCATACCACCCAAATGCTGTCTGGCGAGATGTTTTTCTCGTATCTTGTTGGCGAGTTTGGGTGTATTATTCTCCTTATCCTCTGGCTTGCCCAGATTTTCTTCCAAGATATATATTTTCTTGTTGTCAAAGTCAAACTGGAACTCCAGCTCACTCATATATGGAGCCACGTTGAAGTCCCATCCAGAAATCAGAGGATTCATGGGGTTATAGACTTTTTCACGTAAACCTGTAATAAGATGTTTTTCTCCATCGAAATTCCAGTATGCAGCCATCATATTAGTGTCCACAAAATCCCAGTTGCCATATAGCAGGCGTTCACGTGTAGCACGGTCTGTAATTTTGTTGAGGGCAGCAACATAAGTCTGGACAAATGCCTTGTCAGGATTGTCGAATACTGAGAATGGAACGTATGCTTCTCCTTCTCTGCATTTTACTGGATTACCATCATCGTCTTGAACAAATCTGGAACGAACCCAAGTAATACAGGGGTTAGTTGACATCATCATACGAGCTGTCTTGAATGTTTCGGATGTCCTCCATCGTAAACGTGAGAATAATACTTCCACAGCTCTTTCACTAATCTCACTAACCTCATCAATGAACGCAATTGTATATTCTGAAGAACCGAATCGTTCAAAATTGGGGTCTGAAGGCAGGTCTATCATTTCCTGCATGATAATGACAGAATCGTTCCAGAAAGTCATAACGCCATCCAGATTGTTAATCTTATAATGCACCCCCTCTTTAAGCCCCCATTCCTTACATACCTTTTTAATGGTATTCCATGTAGAGCCTTTAAGACTTTTGAGAGTCTTACGTGCTACGACCGCTCGAATATCTGAGAACCTGATACAGCTACTGACTAACCAACAACTGCCCAAATAAGATTTACCTCCCTTAAATATTCATTGAAATTCGCTACGTTTCAATCGGCATTGCCTGCTGCATATTGTCTATGCAGAATAGACTATATCTTCATCCATTTCTGGAGGCCCTTGTTTCCAACTGCTTAGTTGTACTTCCTTGCGGAATAGTCGTTGAACCTTCCCATTATGGGCTGGCTGCTGATTACCCTTCTAACTCGTAGTTAGGGCTTCCCAGCAATTAAAGGGCTATTTTTCAACACATTACTGTGAAGGCTGGCAGATGAGGTCGTTTACCAGCAGCACCGCCACCTAAAATTAGTTGTGGCAAATCAGTAGATCCACATTTATCACAATATGGTTGGAATTTAGGATTGCCCTTTTCATCTATTCCAATCATTTTTTGTAAGATATGACCGCCACAATGAGGACAGTAATCAGGTTGCAATAACTTCCATAATTCATACTGTCTTGTAGATGGTTTGAAATCAATTTTAAGGTTTCTTGGGGATTTTAATCCTATTGCCATATTTATTGATATTTGAATATATAACCTCGATATTTTGTTCCATTACGTAAAGCGTTAGAAATACAACTATCCCAACAGTGCAACTCTTCAGCAGCTCTTTTAATGCAGTTAAATTTATACGTAACGCCATCTTTAATTGCAATAATAGCTTTTGCTCCACGATGTTTTTCATAAGAGTATAAAGATGACTTATTAAAATACACTGGAGGGGTATTTGAGTGAGAGAACATAAAACCTTTATGCGATAAGAAATTTTCTTCTCCCTTTAAGCATCTCATAACGGCTCTACGATCAAGCCCTAATTTTGCGCACATATCTCGTATGCTTGGCCATTGATCTAAAAGATTTCCTTTTTTGTCAAATCTAAAAACCCCTTTTCGATTTGGTTGTTTGATTTGATTGTTGATTAAAAAATCTTCTGAATAACAGCCATGTAACCCTTTGTTCCAGGCATTTGCTTTGCAAGAATCGTAATATCCACCTTCTTGCACATTATATAAAGTACCACCCTCATATATTCGTTTGTATTGAGCAATAAGTTGGGCTTCTTGTTTAATAGCTTCGTCCTCACTCAAATTTGAATACAGAGTGTGAATAATTGGCTCTTGACCTTTATCATTCAAGTCTAACAGCCAATGCTCTTTTGCACTTAAATATTCACCTTTTCTTTTGCGTGTCTTTGCATCTTTCAAGTGCATACGAAATCTATGTTTCGCTGTATGTTTAGATATTCCTATATATCTAATTATTAAATTGTTTGGATCTGTCAAAGAATATACTATCATCTATTTATTGTTTTATTACAGAATAGATGATGTGGTGGTAAAAGGTTGTTGATATTCTAAAATAAAAAAACAAAAGCCAGCCCTTAACGACCAGCTTTTGTAATGGAAGATATGATTAAATAATACGAGAAAAGCCTACTTCTGAATCTCATCGTAGATATGCTCTACCATAGCCCATACTTCATCAGGAAGCTGTTGTTCCGAAATGGCTTCGCATGCTCTCTGAAGGTATGCCAGCTCGTCCTGCGAGAAGTCCACGGCCAGAGGGGTCTCGATGTCCTTCTGAACATTCCACTCAATGCGGCGCTCCTCCTTCTTCTCTACGATTTCATAATCTTTCCTATCCTGCTCCGTAAGGACCACCTTATTAATAATAGACTTCTTCAGGTTGAAGTCCATGAAATTCCCCTTTTCAGGAAGAATGGTGGGGATAAGCAATCTCTCTTTAATATGTAATTCCATAATTCTGATAATTGTTTAACAAGAATAGGGACAGGATAGGCTGGATGTTTCCTTACATCACTTATTTTTCAATCGTAATGCTGATTTTCTCTCCCCTGCTGTTGGCTGCTTGGAGGACAGCATAGAGTCTTCTGAATGTCTCAGTGGAGTTGATGACCTTCCCCACTTCCTTGTTCTGCCCTACCAGAATACATCCAGCGGAATCTTTCTGAGTGTTTCCGATATGGATAAGTACACCATCAAATCCTTTTACACCTACCAGCCTGGGAAGGAAACCCTTGCAAAAGGCATAAGCAGGTCTTGTCTTGTATTTAGGAGATTGTACATTCATGGTCACTGAATAGGTGCCTGTGGGGATAGCTGTCTCTGCATATACCTTGTTGGATTTGATTTCCTGCTCTGTCATGCTATTATCCAGACCTCTGTCACGATCTTCAATGGTGTCACAGAAATATTCGCCATCCACATATAACCTTCCGATAGTATATGATGGCTTACAGGCAATTCTTTTAAGTCTGAGTTTCATATCTTTAACGGTTTAAGTTGTGGTAAAATTCGGTCTTAATATTGTCATACGCCATCTTCACATTGGTATAGGCCCTGCCGTTGTTAGGGCCGCTCTCATTGTATATCTCATTCTCGATGACAATAGCCACATCTTCTATCCATCTTTCATCGCAATAGACAGACAGCTTCTCGCCGTTGTAAGTAAATGTATCAAATCTGCTGTTGCGGTCTTCGTGGATATTTTTAAGAAGCTGGCGTATCTTCTTAGCGGTGGCTTCATGGTCAATGATATGATTCTCTTCCCTTACCTTCTTGATGAGCCTGCATACTTGTTCTATGGTCAGATCAAAAGCAAAGCCTGTCAGATTCCTGATACGCAACTGGGTTTCAGGACGAAGCCCCTCTACCAGTCCGTTCAGTTTCTCATTCTGTTTCTGAGTTTCCATCAACAAGGTCTGCCAGCAGTCCTGCTGTTGGGCGGCTGAGGTCTTGTAGTCCTCCAGCATCTTGTTGATAATGGATTTGAACCACTTGAAAATAGTAATCATCATGACTGCTGAGAGTAAGAGGTAAAAGGCTGTGGTAATGGCCATCATGCCATATTCACTGATTCCTTTGGCTACCTCTGTTACCGATTGTACATCTGTCATTTTATTTCTATATATTCTGAATAGTTAAGTTGCACGTATGGATTATTGGTGATAATCACTTGATTTACGGCCTTGCACCCCCATGTCCACCACAAGAACTTGTGCTTGGGAACTTTGTATAATGCCTGTGTAATGGTGACTGGAACATGAAAATGGGCCTTCAGACTATCATGTTGGATGTTTCCATCAAAGGAAACATATTGGTCTTTGTAGGAGATGTTCTGGATGGTGTCGATAGTAGCATCAGCTATAATCACGCTGTCTTTTACAGGAGCCTCAATAGATATATCTACCTTCATTTCCTGCTTGGCTACCGCCGACAACTGTTTGAGTTTTAGTTTCAGGTCCGATATAACCCTTGCATCGTCTGACCTGTATTTCTTGTATTCCTCCAGATTCAATGTAAGCGTCTGCCTCTGATAGGCTTGGATATGAGAGTCCTTATGCAGTTCCTCAATATCAGACATAAGGGCCTGGGCATTATTTTTGTACACATTGCGTTCTTTAGTAATGGCATTAATACGCTTATGCTGCCAGCCTATCGTAATCCCCATACATACCAATACAACAACCAGTCCAATCGTAATCTTGTTCATAATTACATGATGATCTGCAATGATTTGGTCGGGATAAACCACTCTTGCTCATTATGATAAAGACTGCCAAAATTCACCCAATAGCCGCCCTTTCCTCCCTTGGCTACAACCACGCCCCTACGACCGACAAGTGATTGTAGCCTTAGTCTGGAAAGGTCGGCCGATGGGATGATTTCTACCACCATTCCTCTCATATAGCCTCCTGATCTGGGTTTTTGACCTTTTCTGGGACGATGACGTTGAACGTGATGCCTGCATTGCCATCACTTCCAGTCAGCTCCAACTTGCTCTCTTGGGCCACTTTCACTGGATGCAGCTCCATCAGGGCCTTGGCGGCTTGTACGGCTACCGAACGCAAGGGGGCTGGTGACAACGGGGTGCCTCTTCGATCCGTATATTGGGCTGTAGAGGTCTCGTCAATAATATGCAGCAACTTTTCAGTCAACCGTGCCTTCATGTCGGCGCTGTTGTAATTGGCTATCATTTTGAGCTGCGTCAGATAATCATAAACGTCATCTCTCGCCATCAGTACTTGGGCATCTTTGAGGGATGTCAGGCTGCTGACGTGAAACAACTCTTCATAACACTTTCGGGCGTTGCCAGTATAAGGATCACACCCAAACACAAAAAGTTCACAGAAATCTCTCTCCTTCTGGCTCAATGTCTCTGGAACCCTAATCTTTTTATCCATCTCGCTAAACTTTTAGTGGAACCCAGCAAATACTGGGTTCCGTTTAGTTAGAATAGTTCTTTTGCCTATTGGGCGTTGCCCCCCGATTCCTCTTTGACATCCAGTAAATCGGCCATGATGAGTTTCCTGAACATGTCCTTGATTCCATCCAAAGTCCCCTCAATGTCTTCCAAAGTCTGTAAGCGGTCTCGGTTGAACCTGATTTGCAGGTCATAGCCAGAAATCTCAAAAATCATTTCATGATCCTCTTCTGATCTGACTCCAAAGATGCGCTTGTCAGACAATGCGTTAAACACTACTTCTGGCTCGTTACTGAATGGTATTGGTTCTCTTTTTTCTTCCATATCCTTAAATTTTGAAATGTACACGTGATTTTTCTTGCTTGGTCATAACCATCATGCCTCCATCATAATCAGCAGTATTGCGCATACGCTGGGCGCATACCATTGCGACATTGGTCGTGGCTGTTACGTCTGCATCGGCATCATGGGCATCGTCCAGTTCTATACCAAATTTCTCTGCCATAATCTCCAGCTTGTACGAGGTCATGCCTTCCAGATGTGATAAGGCCATCTGTCCCAATACGATGGTGTCCACATACAATGGCTGGAAGTGGCCGTAGAAATCCTTCTGCCCTCTCACTACCTTCTCCCACTCTTTGGTCTGTCCTCCATACTCCATCAACTGCTGCATGAAACCAATGTCAAAGCCAATATTCTGGCCGATAAGGAAGGGCTTGGCGTTACGTCCTTTGGAGATGGTGTTCCGCTTGATGAACTCGATGACTTCTGCGGCAACAACCTTGATGTCTTCACCCATACTTTCCAACATATTCATTGTGATGGCTGAGTAGGTCAGGGCCTTATCCTCATATTTCATCGGTACGGCATCGTCTTTCTCAAACTTGCTCTTCAGTACCTTTCTTTTTGCCACGCCCTTATCTGGCTGTTTGTTGTACGGATAGATATACTTGACGTAGCGGTCGATGGTCTCAAAAGTGTCTATCCTTACTGCGTGCAGGGCAATTTGGGTACAGGCACAATCCGTACAGTCCAGACCGCCTGTCTCAAAGTCCAGAGTCAGGGCCACGATTACTTGTTTGTCATTTGTTGGTGCTGCCATAATTATTGTTCTTTTTGGATGATACATTGGGCGGTTAGATACAATGAGGCACAGAAGGCTTCCAGACTTTCGTTGTTGTTAATCACATAGTCATAGAACTCATCGGACAATTCTATACGTTCCTTGTCTCGTGCCTGGCGTACTTCATCTATCCCATCTTTTTTATCTCTCTTGATTTTGATGGTTATGAGTTGGAAAGATATGGGTGTTTGTTCTTTTGCCATCAAATCAATCAATCCTTTCTCATCAATTACATACACACAGTTAAACAAGGTCTGAAACTGGTTCCATTCGGTCCAGTATTCATATCCTCCAAACTTGGTATAAGCGCACATTTTGGACTTGGGCGGCACTTGTAACGATTTAACAAACCAATGGTCTCGTCCATTTACCTCGCCCTTACGCATAGATCTTGTGGTATAAGATACGATGGCGTTCCATCCGAATTTTTCTTGGAGATACTGGGAAGCAAATGTCTTACCGCTTCCAGAGTCTCCCACTAATGCGATGATTTTCTTCATATTATCTCGATAATTGATGATTTATATAGTTGTAAGGCATTATTGCCTGTAAAATCGCTGTACCTGACTTGTGCCGAACAAACAAGCATCTTGCCCTTCACACTGGATAGGCCGTTGCCATGTGTGATTTCCGCTCGCTTACTCATCCACTCCTCATTCCAGATAAGCATCTCCACCAAGTCGTTGTTCTGTTGCAGCAGAATCTTGGCGAATATCTTTTGTTCTCCTGTCTTCTTGTCTTGATATTTCTTCTCTTCTATCTCTGCAATATTGGCACAGATGGCTACTCGCTTGCCGTCATATTCCTTGCCTGAAAGATTTTTGAGCAAGGCCCACGAAGCCTTACCCTTTATCTTGGGCTTGGAGACGGAGTTGTCGTAGATACGCTTGTAGTCAATGGAACCAATACCGCTGACGATAATTTGCTGCTGACTCCAGAAATAATGCTTGTCTCGCAAGTCTGAGGGGATGTCTTTCTCTTCGATGGCAAATCCCAAACTGTTGGCGGCTTTTTCCAGGATGGCGTATCGCTCCAAAACCGATTGGGCATTTTCTATCTTGTCGAAGCATCCTGCCAGGATTAGGTTGCGTACATGTCTGGCATTGACTGGACATCTCGTAGCTTCTTCTGGATTATCAGGATCATCCCAGTATTGGTATTTCTTCAACTTATACTTGAATACCCGATGGATGAAATTCTCGATAGAGGTATAAGGACCTCTGGCTTCACGCTCTGCTACAATCCAGTCGGATGCCTTAACTCCCAGCATCTTGATACGTGACAGCGACCAGAAGATTTCGTTGGTCTGGTAGTCGGCCACAAACGTGTTTCCGCTTCCGTTGATGTCTGGAGGTACAATCCTGGCCTTACTGCATAGCTCTATCTCACTCATCAAGATGGGTATCTGATCATCTTCGGCCCACTGGAGGGCAACGGTGTAAAAGGCAGTAGGATAATTGGCCTTCAGATAGGCTCCTGCGTAGGCGGTGACGGCATAAGCGGTACTATGCGACTTATTGAACGCATAGGATCCTGCCACCTCAAAAATTTTCCAAATTGCATCAGCATCTTCTTGTGGACACCCCTGAGAAAGAGCACCTGTCATAAACTTCTCTTTGCTGGCATTGATTTTGTCTTGTTTTTTTTTGGAAATAAATTTCACTAACCTAACACCTTCTGCAAGAGAAAATTGACCAACTTCACGTGCAATCTGAGATATTTGTTCTTGATAACAGACTACGCCATACGTATCTTTGAGAGCGTTATAAGTCCCCCACAGATATACAGGAGCAGCATCGCCCAACTTACAGTCCACATACCTTTCGGACGATCCTGAATCCAAGGTTGCTGGACGGAACAGGGCGTTGGCGGCAATCAGGTCTTCTATCTTCGAGGGTTTCATGCCCATCAAGAATTTGGTCATACCTTTTGACGAGAACTGGAAGACGTTCTGTGTGTAGCCCTTTTGAAGCAGCTCGTAAACTTTCGGGTCATCCAGATTGCTCTGCACGATGTCTTGAAAGTTCAAATTCGCTCCATAATGCTCATTGCATGCTTGGATGACAGCTTGCAGTTTCGACAGCTCCTTAATGCCCAAGCAGTCATTCTTCAGAAGCCCCTGCTCGTCCAGGTCATAGCCAGAAAACTCTGACACCAGCATGCCATCCACCTTTTTGATGGGAGTAAAATCAAAGGCTTCCATATCTACCCCATCTTTATCATCTGGAGTCACAAGCAAGGCAGAGGCATGGATCGATGAGGAACGTGGCTGTCCCATCAAGGTACGGATGTCTTCTATCACTTGTGGGTAATTCATGATAAAAGCATGTACCTTCTTGTTCTCCGCTGCCATCAGAAACAGGTCCGTCCAGTCCATCTTGTCATCCTCAAATATCGCCGTAATATAGTTGACGATATTAACTGGAACCCGATGGACACGAGCCACATCTTTTAATATAGCTTTCAACTTCAAGGTCGTAAACGTACCTGCTGAGAACACACGTTGTTTGCCGTCATGGTTATAACGGCGTTCTATATATTCCTTCACCTCTTGTCGGCGATCTGCTTGAAAATCTACATCGACATCCAGCCTCACGGCAGGGAGCCTGAAGCTCCCTGCAAATACCCTCCATCAACAAAACAATCAAGAACCTTGACTGGCTTTGTACTTTTTAATTGTTGAACATTCAATACTTTCATTCCTCTATTCTCCTACCATACCAATTATTATCAGCTTTGTAAACTCTCTCAAAATCAATCAAAGCCCACTCTGGGATAACCATCCTTTTGGTGATATAAGCATCCGACACAATGCCTTCCAGCGTCCTGCAACGGCTTAATGCGACATACAACTGTCCTGAACAGAAAGTACGTGCCACATGAAGCACCACCTTGTCAAACGTCAATCCTTGGCTCTTATGGATGGTGATGGCCCAAGCCAATGTCAAAGGGTACTGGGTGCAAGAACCTATTTCTTTCGACACAATCTTGTCATCCTTCAGAGAAAACTGCTTGCTGGCCCACCGATAGGGTTCAAAGGGGATAACAGCGCCATTATCCATCTTGACAATCACAAAGGCTTCCTCAAAAGCCACAACATTGCCCAGCATGCCATTGTAATACCCCTTGGAGGCGTTGTTGCACAGGGCCATGACTCTTGCTCCAACCCTCAGCTTCAACTCCATGTCACAGGGGATTACAGAGTCGCTGAACTTGCCACTCAATACCGCCTTACTGCTCCACGTGGCTTCTCCTAACAGGGTGGTGTTGATTTTATCCACTTCATTCTTGTGGGTGCAGATATGGATGTATTCGCCTGTATAGGATTGACTGACTTGCTTGTCCTTGATTTCACTCAGCAAGTCCAGGGCTTCTTCGGTTACTTGGTAGTTGCGGATATGGTTGAGGACATTGACAAATACAACATCGGTCTGACGGAAGACCCGATCAAGCTCGATGACATGGAAACCTGTCTTCTTCCATACCAGGGCGTTGAAGAAGTAATAGTCATCGTAATAGTGTTGCAGGAGTTTCTTCTCCTCTGATTTGACCACTGGAGGAAGTTGGAACAAGTCACCAAACATGACTACCTGCACGCCACCGAAGGATTTTTCTGATTTCCTTACCCAGCGCAACTTCTTGTCAATCGTATCGAGAATATCGGGGCGCACCATACTGACCTCATCAATAATCAGCAAATCCAAGCTGCACAACATCTCTCTCTTATGCTTTCTCAGATTGTATTCCAGCTTTTCGACTGGTGTCAAGGGCTTGACAGGTAATACAAAAAGATTATGTAGCGTCACACCTCCAGCATTGATGGCGGCTACACCTGTCGGAGCAGCTACCACATAGTTCTTGTTACAATGATTGATAAGATACTTCAAAAACGTAGTCTTTCCTGTTCCTGCCTTACCTGTAATAAACACATGATGATTGGTTTTCTGAACAAGTTCCATGGCCTTGCTCATCTCGTCTGTCAAAATCATATCTTCCATTTCTTAAAATAATTTAAATTTCATTGAGGGTAAATAACAGATCTCGATTATCAAATTGTATGTCATCGCCTTCCTGTAGCTCATCGGCATATATTACAATAGGCTCTTCCAAGTCCTGTCGTTTCACTAACAACTGGGCATCTTTGTCTATTTTGTAGGTTTTATGGTTATCCAACTCTACTTCTACATAATGGGTGGAGTCAACATCATCGCCTATCACAGTGACATCTGAGGAATATAGGCCAGCACGTTCTGGAAGCAAGAAACGCTCAAACAGCAGGTCGTATTTGATGGGGTCTATGAGAGTAATGCCTAATAGATACAGCACCAAGCAGCCTCCTGCCGAACCACGTCCACAACCTACCAGAATACCGTTCTTGCGTGCCCAGTTCACGGTGTTATACTGGACAAGCATATAATCTACATTGTTGGTGGATTCCAGCACATAGATTTCATGCTCCAACTGCTTGCGATATTTCTCCTCCTGTCCTTTCGGCACCAGCTTCTCAAAACCTTCTTCCAACAGCTCCAGGAACATGGTATGGCGGTCTCCGAACCGTTCTGTTTCTTCGGGTGTCATATCATATTGGGGCATGAAGTTCCTATTGGTCTCAAACTCAGCTTCAGCTCCATCGGCAATAGCTACGGTATTCTCGCAAGCCCAACTGAAGATGTCGGCTATATCCCATTTGCTTTCGTCAAACAAAGGCACGATCGTGTTCCAATGCTCGTCCATATCCTTGAAATACTGGTCTTCTGATTGCTCATGCGCCGCCCCTTCAGCAATCTTATTGAGGATAATCTTGTTCTTCGCATCGTCCTTATCAAGATAGTAGCAGTCAGTAATCAACACTGGAGGCAACGCACCTGTCTCATAGATTTGGTCGAAATACAGCTTGGTAGCTTCCAATACTTGTATGTCGATACGTTCTGCCTTAAACTCGGACAAATCCAACTGATAATAGCAATCCTCAAAACTGGTAAGAAACTGGTCAATGGCATCACCTAAGTTCACAAGCCAACTGGAAGCATATTTGCTGAACACGAGCACATTTCCTTTGCCATACTTCAACAGGTCTGACAACTCAATGATATGTTCCTCTGAATCTACCATAATGGCTTTTTGTATGCGGAGGAGGTTCTGTAAGCCTTCTTGCGTCTGAACATAGACTTTTGCGCCGATTTTTTCTATGCCATCAGTAAAGGTCAGGGAATAGCCGAACACGTGCTTCATGCCAGCTGCCTTACACTCTTTCTGGAGGATCAGGGTGGCTGCCATCGTATTGGCATCACAGATACCGATAGCGGTCTGACCAAGATATTGGGCTTTCTTTACCCACTCAGTCAACGAAAAACTGCCGTTCAACAGCTCAAAAGGGGTATGGATGCCCAGATTGACAAAGGGTATGTCATGCTCACATTTCTCACGCTCACCTACATATTTGAGGATATTGAACTTAAAGTCCTTTCGGGTGTCGTAGTAATACCAATTATCTCCAAACTTGAAGACGATATAGTTGATGTTCTCGTCTTGGAGAGTCTGGATGTTCTCCATCGTATTGAACTTGATATTGTTGTCGGCATCGGTACGGAAGATGGACTTGATCATATCGGTATCTTCATAGTACATCTTGCCAAACCCGATGATTTCTATGACATCGCTGTCAATCACCTGGTGTCGTATCTTGTTGGCTTGAAGCCATGTAATTAATTCTTCACTCATATATCATATTTTCTGAAGTTTATACTCTGCTACGGTTTTGAGGTTATAGGCGAATGTGTCATACACTTCCCAGAAATCCATGCTGTCGAAGTCTGCGGTAGAGTCTTTAATGTCCGCTACATAGACATCAAAAAACTCATTCAACTGGGCGGCGGTCTTTTTGATGGCTTCTGTGGCATCGCCGTCATATCCTATCACGATGGTTTCCACATCCTTGGCTTGTAGCTTATAGATCTGGACATCGGAAATCTTCTTGCCGAATGTGGCGCATACGGCTATCCGATGGTTCTCATATAGATTCAGCTTTCTGGTCAGGGCAATGGCATCAAACACGCCTTCTACAAGAACCACGGTGTCCGTCTCTCCCTCTACCACAGCGTCATAGTTATACAGCAGCTTGACAAAATCGTTATCTGTGCTGTTCCTGTATCGCATAATCTGGTATTTGCCGTTATGTCTCGCCTTGCGGTTGTGTTCGTCTATATCTGTCTTATCCCAGGTATGTCTGGACACATATCCCACTATATCACCATTGTCGATGATGGGGAATATCACATAATCGTCAAACTTAAAGTTCATGCCTCTGGTAGTGCCTACTGGGAAGTGCTCATAGTCTTCATCAGCAAACCCTCGCTTGCGTAGATAGCGGTTAAAATAGGTACGCTTATAACCTTCGGGCATCTCTACAATATCCAGACTATCATCCAGCTCCTTTTCCTCCATGAACGAAAAGTCATCCAGTCGTTCACCTGCTGTCAGATCAAAGGTTTCTGTAACCATCAGGTCCATGCGACCTATCTCCTGCAACAGTTGTTCAAGAGTCTGGGTGGAACGGCCACATGAGAAGCAATGGGCCATAAAGGGCTTCTTACGCTCGGTTTCCACGCCTACATATACGCCCATCTTGCCGCCTTTCTTACCGCACCAGATACATTCTGGCACGATAAGGTTCTTGCGGCTTCCATCCAACTTGGCATGCAGTTCGATGGATAATTCGTCTATCAGATGTTGCTTTTCTTCCTTACTCAAAATCATATCATGCTACTTTGTTGAGATTCATTGTCCTTGCTCTGTCATAAAACATTTCGTTGTCATAATCGGTGGCTATACGGATGGGATCCTTTGACTTTTTGAAAAAGCGTGACTTGGCCACATACAGGCGCATTGTGTTCTCGTTGGCCTCATTCCTGCTCTGGTTAAGGGTAATGAGATGGGTCATAGGACGGCTCAGTCCCTTAGCCTCCGCACAGTTGTATTCGGTCAGCACATTGTTCTCGTCATCCAGCCATTCCCTGTTCTCTATGGTGGCCTGATAGGTGACTACCACCCACACATGCTCGTCAGATGCCAGGTCTTTGAGGTCGTTGGCTACGGCAATGCGCCTATGACGTTCTCCCGATTCTGTCCATTTACGGCCACTGGAGTCTGTCAGCAGGTCCATAGAATCGATGATAACTATGTCGGGGTTGTAGCCATACAACTTCTTGTATTCGGCCATGATATTCTTGACATCCACGGTCGATACTTGGTTAGCAAACTTGGGGAAAGACCTGACTTTCAAGGTACCAGACATCGACTTGACCATTTCCACCATACGCTCAAACTCCTTGTCTCTCAATGTCCCTGTACTGTATTTGAAGGAATTGCAAGATACCAAGGAGGCTGAATAGGCATCTGTGGTCTCGTCCTCACTGCCTTCCAACTGGATATGAAGCACATTCAGACCGTCCATTTGGGTGGCACATCTTCCTATCCATCGGGCAGCATGACTCTTTCCCACTCCTGTAGCGGCAAGAAAACAGGTCAACTGCCCTCTGAGGTCTCTACCCTTGTTCATCTCATCCAGTCCGTCAATGTAGAATCGGGTAACGGGAAGCATCTTGGATTCCTGATTGTGTTTCTCCCTGTTGCGCCTGAAACGAGACTCAAAGGTGTCCATCACATCCACAAAGGCGTTCTGCTGGAGACTGAACTCATTCTGCCACTCGGCGAAAGATTGTAGTAGCTCCATGGCCTTCTCCCTGTCCTGCTTGGCATACAGCTCGCCTATCTCCTTGTAGGTCTTCTGAAACTTGACCTGCCTCAGATAGTCCTCAAACTGCTCCAGGATGATGTCTGGCTCCACGCCCTCCGCACAGTCCTTGATGTCTTCCATGAGTGATTTCGTCTCTCTGTTGACCGACACGATCTGACTGATAATGTTGAGCGTGGGGGCAGATTTGTGGTCCTTGAAATACTTGCTGACATACGTATGCAACGACTGGAAGTCACGTCCAGGAAGAAAGGTGGGCTGCATATAGCGACACACCATATTGCAGACATAATCATATTTGAAGCAGGCAAAATACAACTCAAACAAGAAGTCTTCCGTCAATACATTGTCATTCTTTGCTTTTGGCATATTCTTCAATTCTTATTCGATACAACTCTGGATATTTGGTGGCAGTCGCTTCCTTGCACGCATCAGAATGGTTGCATTGCTGACAGGTGTCGGAAAACGGACTCCACATCAGAGTAGAGGTGGCACAGATGACCATACCCAATTCCGTGTTCATACATCGTCTCTTAGTACATTCTTCAGCAGCCATATAGATGTATTTTGCCAAAGGATGTTTAACTTTGTCAACAGATGTTAACTTATAAAGCTGGGATCTGGTTAACTGTGCCTCTTCCAACCATTTGTTCTCGATAAATGTCTTCTGCTTGGAAGTCATTTGATGGTACTTCTGAAAAGCAGTAGGGCCAAAAGTCTTGGGGGCGAGGTTACGCTGGTGAGGGGACATGCGGTTCTTGTGAATCTGGAACACGCAATAATCCACCATGCGAGTCCTGCACTCACTGCCATACATCTTGGTGAATTTCTGGATGAATCGGGTCAGTGCAATGTCTGCCTTGCCACCTTCAGGAAACTTGAACGTGGGGTCTACCAGCTTCCTGACAATGGTCGTGTAAACATGCTTAATCTGTTTCTTCAGTTGTTCTTCTGTTTCCATCACGAGTCAATAGTTGTTGTAACTGCTGGCGTGCCAAGAATAACCTACTTTTAACAGTTTCGATGTTACGAGATTCTAAGACACCATTCTTGTATTCGATTTCGGCAATCTCTTTGAGCTTGTAGCCTGCCTGTTGGAGCAGTAAGGCTCTTTTATACGATGGCTTCAACTGCTCCAGGGCATATAAGATGTCATCGTTGTAGCACTCTCGGTAGTTGTCTAATCCCATTGCCCTATAACTGGTGTGGTCCATATTGTCGGTGTCGTAATCGGCAGCAAACGTGTCCACTTCATTGTCCCTATTCCACAGGCTTTGTCTCTTCAACCGCTTTTGATCAAGGTCATAGACGCATCGCTTGGTAACGATGTGGAGCCAGGTGTGGATGGAACGGCCAGTGTCATAGGTCTCGATATACTTGTACATATTGGTCAACACCTCCGTATAGTTGTCCTGGACATGTTCTGGATTACAGGTGTACCTGATACATAACTTGTATATCATGCGCAAGTATGGTGATACGTATCGGTCAAACAGGATATTGCGTTTCCTTGCTACCTCATCGCTTATTGCGGAATGGATTGAGGCTGTTTGATGGTATGCCGTGCCCACGCTTCCTTGACGTTGAGAACAAACAAGTGATCTGCGTTCATCAACTTGTGGGTCTTGCAGTACCGCTTCCACCTTTGATCCTGGTGAGTGAATGTCTTCCTCACCTCATCATCGCTTGGTTGCGGCTGGCTGCTTAGATACTCATAAAATTCTCCAAGTAGCGTGGCAAGTACATTGAGATACTGGTGCCGTCCGTTTTTGCGCTGCATACGTCTTATCTTTCTTTCGTAACTGCTCATTGCTGTCTAAAGTTTATATATTCTTACATAATACTTGAAGATGTGGATAGCGTCTGCGAGGTCATCTTTACCGTTTACATTTATACCCCAACGCTTTTCACAATATTCCATCATCTTTTTCTTGTCTGCCTTACCGTCTCCAGTAGCCCACTTCTTGACAGTGGACACATTGACAAAAGCTGGTTGCGGCAGTCCAAGCTGGGCACATGCCAGACAGAGGATTCCTCTGAACTCAGATAATTTGCGAGAAGCGATGAAATGTGTGGAAACACATACATCTTCCGCAACAATCAATTTGATATGATGCTTCTGGATAAACTCGACCAGTGTATTGTAGAATAACAGATGTTGCTGGGGAGCGTTTTTGCTCTTCTTTTGCGTGAAATCCCAGACACCATATTCATGGGTCGAATAGAAGCCACAGTGCTCAGCTATATCAAGACTAAGCACATTGTCACGTGTAATCGTTTCTTGCTCATTGTTGTTCATCTAAATATGATACACCATTAAGTTTGTTGACCACAGTCCGATAGGGATAGCCTTCAGCAATGTTGCCATGACTGACCACCAGGGATGTGATCTGCAAGTGATTGAGGGCATTGAATATGTTGTTCAACCCTTGTTCATCAACTGCTTCCAAGATTTCGTCAAGGACAAGCAAGTCCAAGCCTTTTTCATCATCACAACTGGTATTGGTGAGTTTGTGCATTGCCAGTATGGTGGCCAACTCTACCCTGGCTCGTTCTCCAGCTGAGAACTTGTCAAAGGAGCCACAGTCTATGCCGTCTCGCAACAAGGAAATGGAGATTTTGTCTCGCACCTTACCGCTCTTCAGCACCGTATAACCCGACAACTGGACATGAATGTCGCTGCCGATGCCATCCAAGAACTCATTGGTAAGCTGGCTCAAAGCGTTGATCTTGGTATTGGCCAGATGGGTCTTGAACTCTACAAAGGTGGCTTCTTGCACCTTGTAGGTATTCAATTGCTTCTGGATGGCCTCTTGCTTCGACATGACTTCTACCTGCTCCTTTTCGTTCTTTGCCAGACTGGACTGGAGATTGGCGATAATATCGGTCTCTGCTGAATGTTCAATGTCCTTGATGGATTCTTCGTAGGACTGGATGGCTCCTTCAGCATTGTTGATATTCAACTTGGCGGTTGCTACCTGTCCTTCCTGAACCCTGTAGGCTGCATCCAACAGCTCATACGTCTCATCAAACAGGTGGTAATGTGCATCCTCAATAGCCTTGGTAAGCTGGGCAATCTGGGCGTTTAGCTTAGTTGTCTGACTGGCAATAAAAGAAGCGTTACGTGTCGCACTGTCTACCTCTGTCTGGACTTCTGTGAGCTTCTGAGACCATTCTGCCTTACTGCTGATAAGCTCGTTCTGTTTAGCACGGACTGTCTTGCCTTTTTCAGTATAGTTAGAAATGCTCTTCTGATTTTGTTCAATGGTTTGCTCTACATCTTTAGCTTCTCCCTTGCGGTCTTGCAGGCGTAAGCGAGTATCGGCAATATCAATGTCGTTCGCCAACGTGAACTCATATTGGCATTTGGGACACACAATGATGCCAGCCAACTGTTTCTCTAAATTGGCAATGTCTCGTACCAATGAAGAGTGTTGAACATTCAAGTCGCTGTTCTCTTTCTCCAGTTTTCGGATAGCAGCTAACAACTCGTCAATCTTTTTCTGGATAGTCTCAGACTTGGTACCATACTCTTCTTGGAACTTGTCGTATCTGCCCTTGACTTTTTCGTAGGTAGCTTTTGCAGATTCCAATGCCTTGTCGTATTTAACAGTTTGCTTGGTAATGTCTGAAAGCTCTTTCTCCAACGATTTGATTTGAGCTTGCTGTTGGGCGGTTTGAGTAGTGTAGTCAGTGGGGAATGTCAATTGCAGGTCTGCGAATTGTTTGCAGATGGCTTTGTAACATTCTGCCAGACTTTTGTCACTCTCCTCGTATTTCTGCAAGGTGGTATCACATTCAGCATACTTGTCCAGCAAATTATTGGCTGCTTCCATGACTTCACTCTGTTCACGGATATAACTGCGCTTCTCCACGATGGCTTGTTTCCATCCAGCAATACGTTCCGCTTTCTTCTGGGAACGATCGGTGGATTCCTGCAATGCCATGTCTATCTGCTGGCGTAACGTCTCAATACGACCGTTGACCACCGCTACGGCTGTGGTTGCTTCTGAAAGTTCCCTTTCAATGGGAACAATATCGGCTTGAAGGGCAGCAATGCTTTCATCAACCATATTTCCATTGCTGAAGCGGTTGATGATTTCTTTCTTCTCTTTGTCGGAACTGGACAGAAAAGAGACGTACTTGTTCTTGGAGAGAATGAAGTTGGCATATAGATCATCTTTCGACAACCCAATAGCTTCCAGAACATACTTGTTATAGTCTGCAACCGTGGCTTGTTTGATTTCTTCTATATCGGTACTGTATGGGCCTGTCTGGACGATAATCTGGATGTCTTGTGGGTTCTTTCGGGACAGATGACGGTCAATGGTCATCACCTGCCCTGCTTGGTTGCGCAAGGTGACACGGACTGTAGCTTCATTCTCAGCATCGTTAATGATCTCGTCCATCTTGACCTTTCTGAGTGGCTCTCCTGTCAATCCTATAGCAATGGCTTCCAACAAAGCGGATTTTCCCGAACCGTTGGACCCCTGAGAGTCGTTGTCCATATTGTTGCCAAAGACTAAGGTTGTGCAGTCTTGACGGATCTTGTAGTCCAACTCCTTAAAGGCGCACAGATTCTTGGCGTGTATTGATACTAATTTCCACATAATCAATTGATTTTATCGAGATATTGCAATCCCATTTCTACGTTTTCTATTCCCTTGTCGGCACAAAAAGTGGTGTATTCGGCCTTAATGCCGCTCTTGTCAAACTTATGGTCTAAGGTATGGCTGGTGGTCTCTTGACTGATCGTGTCTTCCGTCATCACCTCTACTTTCGTGCAGCCCATTTCAAGGAGTTTCTTCTTGTCAATGGTCGAGGCTTCTGTAGAGTTGCATTTGACACACAGCCTGGTCTTATAAAACCCTTGTTCCTTGTCGTTTTGCGACAAGTCAAGGTCATCAAGGTCAGCTACATCGACAGTCAAAGTCCTGTATCGTACATTCACTTGATTCTTGACAAACTCATAACTGCCGTCATCATACAGTACGGTATAGCCCTTTTCTTTGTCTTCACCAAAGTTATGCTGGCGAGAGGCACCGATATATTCAATGTTAGTGCCTGCAATACGTTTGCGGTCATGATAATGTCCCACCAAGACTGCATCGAATGGCTTAAAGATATGAGTAGGCAACTCATCATCGCTGGGAGTAGCTAAGCCCCCTCTGATTCCTTCGTGGATATACAGGATGCTGCGCTTGGAAGTATCAAGGTCATTGTCTATCAGTCGTTGTAAACGCTCTGTAAACGAGCCGTTCTCTGGAAAATATCCCATGACATACAACACAGCGTCATCGCCAATGTCTATAATGGTATAGCTGTTTATTACATCTACATCGGGATATTCGCTGAAGATATGACTATAGCCTAAGGGTGATTCTTGGTCCACCTTGCAATGGTTCCCCTCTACAATGGTTAAATAAAGTCCGTAAGACGTGGCTTTCATAACGGCTTGTCTGACAGCCATCAAGACATCCAATGTCTGGGCAGAACGTGATGTCCATAAGTCTCCACCAATAACGATGTCGGTAATATCCCTTTTTCGACATATCTGTAAGGCTTCGTCCCAATTGGCCTGAAAAGCTGGAATATTGTCTTTGGTGATATGGATGTCGTTGAGCAAAAGGGCTACTGGTTGTTTCTGTTTCATATTTATCGGATTAACAAGGGGAGAACAAGCCAGTAATAGGATGCTCTCCCCTATTGATATTATGAAGAATTGAAAGAATATGATTACCTCGGTCTACGGCGTGTCGGACGTGCGCTTCGGCGGCTTCCTACAGCTGGCTCGTTGGTATCATCGTTATGCTCTCCTCTGGCAGGGGCGGCAGATTCTTCCTCGTCTTCTTCCTCCTCTGGCTCAGGGGCAGGTTCCGACTCTGGTTCTGGAGTAGAGGAAATATGATCTTCCTGTTCGTCCTCCTCGTCTTCATCACCAGACTTGACAGCCTCCAGGGCATCCTCGATGGCTTCCAGAAGATCCTGGTTGCTCTTGCCACGGACCACACGGACATGTAAGTCGTTGTCATCAATAAAGGCACGGATGTCATCACGCAACTCCTGTCCTTCATCGCTCTTGTCTCCGATACCACGCTCGTTGAGGTCTTCCCAGCGTTTCCAGAGGGTGTCGATAGTGGCTTCCTCAGAACTACCCTCACCGTCTTCATGGTCTTTCTTATCAAACGAGAAATGGGACTTGTCATCGGCTGGAAGCTCCATCTTGATTTTCTCGATAGCTTCTGTAATGGCCTTGCTGCTCATCACATCCATCTCGTTCTTCTCGTCATACTGCTTCAGAAACTCGATAGTGGCTTCAAGATGGAAGCGGCTGTAGCGGTACAGGACTTCAGGAATACGTGGGGTGTCCAGCAACGACTGAAGTTCTGCCTCACTCAACGGCATGGTGTTGGCCAATACGTCCACATTGAAGGTGTACGTGATTTTCCTGTTTTCTTCCTTGCGAGAGATCTCAACAGGATAGGCTCCCTTGATAGACGAGATAGGACAGAAGGTCTTAGGATCCTTGTTGCGGAGCTTGTTCCACACGGCAATCTTACGGTCTTCCAGGTCCTTGTACTGGGAATAGGAAAGGGTAAGCAGCTGGATGCCCTCGTCTTTCTTATTGGTGTCAAATACATACATGGCACGCTGGGAACTCCACTTCAGGCCGCCTTCAAAACCAGAACCGTTGATCTTCTTCATCAGCTTCTCGTCATCGCCATATTTCTCTTCGGCAACCTGGATGTAGGTGTCTATCAAGTCTACAGACAGACCCACATAGTTGGCGTGGGTAACAGTGACATAGAAGTTCTGATCCTTCTTGCTCTTGGAGTTGGGGTTGGTGAGTTTGAGAAGCTGGGTCTTGGTGGGGTACTCGTAGCCCTTGCGATCCAACTTGTACGTTCCGTCTGACTGCTTGGTGGGAGCTAACGGAAGGATTCTGACAGAATAAGTGCCGACCGAATCCATCCTGAAATGTTTGGTCTTGGTAAACGATTTGCTTTCATCAGCACTTTTTTGCAACGCCTCTTCGTAAGTTTCTTGCACGTCCGCAAAGAGGTCAAGCGGACTCTTAATCATTTCTTCCATCTAAAAATGAAAATTATTGGTTTGGCGAGAGGGGAAGATTCCACTGTTCGGTATAAGCTCCAGCCCATAGTTCCTTCGCTTCTGGCAGTCTGACAGCATCTCTCGATTCTATCTTTATGCCCCATTCAGTGGCTACATGATGAATGATACTCTCAATCACTTCATTCATCTCACTTGCTTTTTCATTTTTGAGACTGAAGTATTCAAACTTCTCGCCTCCAGGAAGATCACAGGTATGAATCGGAGCGTAAATCTCCTCAAAGTACCTGTATAGGGCATCTACTGGTGGGTGGGTGGGCAATTTCTCGGAAATCTCCTTCAGCACCACGCCGAATAGATACTTCAAATGTGGCAGCGACCTGTTCTTTGCATTGTCAAACACCAATATGGTATAGTCTCCGTCTGGTAGATTGTCAAAGGTAAGATGGGCCGCTTCTGTACATGCCTTACCGTCTTGCACAATAAGGCGTGCTTGACCGTGTAACATCTTATTTCAAAGAATCTGATTGCAAAGATAATATATATCAAAATACAATCCAAATATTTTTCGGAAAAATTTCTTAATCAAATAAACTTTTGTTGTATTACAATACTATAAGCCGTTTTTATATACATATTTTGACATCTAAAATCCCCTTGCAGGCCCTAAAGCACCGCAAGGGGAAACAGATAAGAAAAACATTTTTACATCCAAAATCTATAGGTAATGTCTCGCATACCCTTTTCTTCAAAACCTAACTGGTCTTCAATGTGGAAAAATCGTTGATTGGTTGTTTTAGCATCCAAACCGCCCTTGCTGGGGATGTAAGGACCCAACTTGATAAAATCGAAGTTCTCCAGCGCAATCTCTTTGCTAAGTTCCTGCCGACCGCTATACCAACAGGTCTTCAGCCCCATCTGCTTGACGTGCCATGCCAGTTCATTGACTTGCTTCGGGCTGGCATCACCTCCCATAAATGCCACACAGGTAATCCCATGATTGATATGGATGAGAGCATTGAGGCTCGACCAGTTCAATGGTTTTCCAATGTCTTCTGCCAAATAAGGACTATGACAGCCTTCACAATGACAGGGGCAGTTGGAGATATTGATAGCCAACGTCACTTCGTCTGGAACCTCTGCAAATACAATTTTGGTATCTACATACTTCATCATATTTGCCCCTTTCCGTTGCTATACACTCGTTTTGCGGCTTCTATTTGGCGGTCTTTGCCAAATGTCTTAATAGGACGAAGATAGCCGATAACTCGTGTGTACTGGGTAATATGCGCTTTCCCACACTTAGGACATACAGTTACTGGCTTCTTGATAATATGCCCACAGTCTTCACATTTGCTGTTGGGTACGTTGAATGTGAAATAGCTGGTACCATTCTCGATAGCAAAGTCAATCAGCTTCAAATATTGCTGCTTGCTGAGATGGTCATCCAGATTGATGTGAGCAGCAGAACCACCGTCCGTATATTGATAAGTCTGTCTGCCATGAAGGATGAACTTATCCAAAACAGAGGTGTCATCGTGGGCGTTGTAGAAATAGCTGTTATACAAGTTCTCGTCTTCGGGCACCCAGTAGCCGTCCTGTTTGTCCCAATTGTAATTCTTACCGCCCAAGCCTTCTGCTGGCACAACCTCACTGTTAAACAGGAAGGGGCGTTTGCGGTCATGGACAGAGTGCAACTTGTTCTGCTCTTTGATAGTACCCAGTATCAGTTGCAGAAACTTGATATACTCAGGATTGTTAGAAACCGTCATTCCTAAGAAACGTGCTGCTTCATTCAGTCCGTTGATACCAATAGTGCTATACAGCTTTGACATAAAAATATATCCACCATTAGAGGCTGCGAACATCCCCTTGTCTTCCAAGTCATACAACATGGTTTTGAAGGCGATATGATACTTATACACACGCTCCAGAATGGCAATCAACTCATCTTTAATATAAGAGGTGTTTTCCTGCCAGCCACCGTGAAAGCCGTATGCCTTATCAACATCTTGGATAAACCGATTGATATTAAGCGTAATCACATTGCAACTGCCTGTCATCACGCCTGTAAGACCAGAAGTAGGACTGAAGGTGTTTTCAGCAAGTGCATTACGCAAGCGGCAACAAGACGCAAGGCTATCTGCGCTATCAGAAATATAAGTAAAGAACGAATGTCCTTCAGCATACATTTCCGCACAAAGCTCTTTATAGTCTTGGTCAATCACGTCCTTACCATCGTGAACCATAGCAAAGGTCTCTACTGGGAAGGTCAATACCTGCTTCAGGCGAATTTGGTTGAACCACTTCATAAACAACCGTTGCAAGGTATCAACCGCTTTCCATTCAGGCTTGGTACCATCAGGGTAACAGAAATCTCTGAACAACGAATTGAAATATGTTTGGTCATAGTAAGAGATATTCGTGAACGGACTTTGATAACTTCTGTTACCAGCTGGCTGATTGACACCCCACACAAATTGCTTAAAAGCCTTCAAAATACTATCTCGAATAGTACGTTGAATTTTGCAATGAGGTGTTGAAACTATGCAATTCAATTTCTCATACCATTGAGGGCCAAATTCCATCACGGCATAATAATTGAGCGCAATGAAATACTCGCCAAACGCTACTGCGCCCTTGCATTGAGAAGAAAGCAGGAAAGCCAGATTGGTAATCTGACCACTGAATGATTGCAGATCGTTGGGTTCACTGGGGGTAACACCATCAATATTACCCACGCCTTCTGTCATCAAAGGATAAAGCGAAACCGCCTGGCAGTAGAACTTGGTGGTGGGTACACTCGCCTCGTCATGCGTATAGATAATATGGTGACGGAGGTCTTTCTCATACTGCTCTGCAACTTCTGGATAGAGCTTCTGCAACTCATTCTTCATGCGTTGACGCTGGATCAGGCGGTTGGTGGTCTTATATACTTCTCCTTCCAGATTGGCTACATTCTTCATAGTTACGTTGGCATTGCCATCGGTTTCGGAAGAGGTGGCGGCATTGTCTGAAGAGTTACTGTACTTATCCATGTAGTCGATACGCTCACGGATAAAGCGTGCTTCTTGGTGCTGTTGGCGATACAGAATAAACGCCTTAGCCACCGCAAAGTGCTTGTACTCCATCAACGCACGCTCCACGATGTCCTGAATGGTTTCAACAGATATGCTGGAAGCATTGCTTTTTGCCTCCAGTTCTTTTTGCACAAAACCCAATACCTGTGGGTCGTATGCCTCATGCTGACTTTCAAAAGCCTTTCGGATAGCAACCGAAATCTTTGTAAGGTCAAATTCTACTGTTTGACCGTTCCTTTTTAGTACTTTCATAGTAAACCACGTTTCTTAAATTCGTTGTATAAAGGAATAGCCAAACAACTGGCATCTGGGTGTGGCTTGCCTGTAGTTCCAAGCGCACGGAGGTCAAAAAAGTGCTGCCAATCTTCTACAAAAGCAGTATGCACCAAATCTGTATTGGTGTCAAGGGGCAATATGGTACGTGCTTGCTGGGCGGTCCATCCTTGTTGAATAAGTCCCATATAGCAGTATTCTGCCATAGTATTAGCAAGCAACCAATAATCCAATGCTGTAAATTCTTTAGGGAACTTGACCTCTGCGTTGCCCCAAATATTAGCTAATTCCAGTAACTTATTCTGCATAACAGCTTTATCCATAGCTTCGGGAGTGATTGCAGCAGGTTCAATCCAGCTTGGGAGATTAACGGTTATCTCGTTACCGAACTTATCCTTTGAATAATTGCAATATCGTGTGCTGCTTTCTGCTATAGAATTGACACGATGGCGATTAAACTCACGAGAAATCGCTACTTGGGTATGGAATAAAACGGTAATTCTTCTGGCATGGTAAATCGTAGGAGCGCAAATATATCGCAAGTCATCTAACCACCTATTCTCTACCAGAACTCGATAATTAGTGGTAACAGCAACTCGTCTTTCGCCACCTACCTCACATACTTTATAACCTTTGGAATATGGGTTCTTCACATATTTGCCCCAACCATTTGCCTCGATGGGTAAAATTGTTTCCATTGGCATAGCTAAATACACCGTGCCATGTTCCAACATAGCCGTATGTCCAGACGCAATCATGCGTTCAACAAATGCTTTTGCTGAGGTTTCTGTAATCTTATCCTCACTGCGATAGCAGGTACGCCCTGCCAACTCGATTTGTTTAAAAATGCCATCTATACCGTCCTGCTGGTCGATAATAGAATAAGATGGCCGTATTATTTTCATATCTTCTCATCTAAAATAATATACTAACAGATCCTACAGCCCATATAGACTGGGTTCATCAAGTGTACGGATAGTTCCAACTATCCTTGTCTGAAATATTCGGATTTTTACAAGAAATGCTGGAGAGGCCAGCGCCTTACTGTTACTGTTTTAAGAGATAGATAAGATAGTTTCATCACTTTGCAGACACAAAGGTAATATATTTATATAAGTTACAAAACAAAGATGCGAAAAAAATATGTGATTTGACATTTTTATACACATCAAACCACATATTGTTTCAATTTTCGGCGAATATAGTACAATTCCTTTCGGGCATCGGTCTTGATGGCCCTGCTTGGCCGACAACCATACTTGCGATAGGCAATCAGACTCCTCCAGAATTTCGTTTTCCTGAAGAAAGGGTCATCCGAAGAGTAACATATCGCCTCAATCAAGTCTGCTGGAGGAAAACGGAACTTCATCTGTTCCGTCACCTCTTTCAGCAGTTGGTACTCGATCGGCGCTTCATGCTGGAGGAAGAAGCCAATTCGGGTCTCCTCAAACTTCTTCAGGGCGCACCCTTTTGGTCTTCCTAATTTTCTTCGGCGCTTCTTGCGCTTTTTCTTCTTCTTTAAGCTCGACAAGTCCTGCTTCATACACTTCTGTTTGGACAACGCCGTCCAACGGGATAATACGTGGGACGGCCATATTTTTCTGACTGTTGATGTCAGCACTGACATTAATAATTCTCATGGTTCTATACGATGTAAGTCATTAAAAATCCGATATATTCCGAACAACCGCCATTACAGTAGTCCACCACACAATCCCTTGAACCACCCTGGATGATACAGTGCCAATAGCCGCTTCTGTTGTGCGAATAGCCTATCTCATACGTGGGAGGGTCAATGGAGTTGGGCAAGGTGAAGATGGTGCCGCTATGGTGGGTATGCAGCTGGCCCTGGATAGAAACAATATGTCCTACCTGACGCACATAGAGTTTGGTGACAATACCGCAATTCTGGACATTCATGGCAATCCATCCAGTGTCTTTCTGGGCCACTTGGGCATCATCCTTATAGACAGCTCCAATATTCTGGCACAAGGTTCGCTGGCGGTTGTTCAAGGCACTGACATAACTTTCGTCCGATACGTCTGGGAGTCCTTCAGATACGATGTCCTGGAACAACTGGGATTTCTGTACAGTGCCGTTAAGGTCACTGACTGAAGCGGCTCCAATAGCATTGCGTACCGATTTTCTTCCTGTCTCACCACCTCCAGCACCATTGACAAATACACTGATACTGTTTGTACGCTTAATAAAGGTATTGTCAGCATCGGTCTTGGAATAGACATCCGAAACATTGGCCTTGCCGTTCAATGCTGTAGTCATATCGCCCTTACCTACCAGCACAGACATAATATCTACGCCGCCGACAAACAAGTTTCCAGTGACATACATATCGCTGTCCACACGCACGCTGCCTAAGCTGTTGCGGAGATATAGATCGTAGTCTTCCGTGGAGGCGTAACCTAATGTAGCAATCACCTCTCCGTTCTTGTCTTGCCAGTTGATATAAGACAGGAGAGACCTGTCGGTTTTGGCCAGATAAGCGTGGCTCATCCTAATGACTGCATCAGAACTGGACACGATCAAGTCACCAAACAGCGTGCATTGGCTTGTCTTACCCGTAATGGCCATAACAGTGCCACCCTTACCGTTGCCGATGATGGTATTTCGGTAATAACTACTGCCGCCACCATAGCCCAACAGATTCAGATAAATAGCACCTGTGTCGGCAGCTGTACCATAATTATATAGGTCGCTGTTGGCGCAACGTGTGGTACCTGCACTCAGGGTGGTACCTGCTATAGGTACGCTGGCAACAAACCCAGACGAGGTGAGGGTGGCAAGTAGGGTGCTGCCTACATAGAATCTGTATGCTCCATCGCTGCCAATCACCATCTGGTAGGCACTGCGTCCTGTGGCGGCAGACTGGATAACAAGATCGCCAGATGCGTTGTAACTGATAATCCCCTTATTGTTGCCACTGACTGTCTGAAGAGCGGTGCTGGATTGGATGATGCCCTTGACAGTCAAATCGCCACCTAAAGCCATGCTCTTATTGACATTCTGGGAGCTATAGGAACTATCAACGGTAAGGGCATATTTCCCGAAGAAGGCATCTTTCAGGCGCATGGCACTACCGCCATCGCTCATCCTGATAAACTGGGGTACAGACCCTGTAAGCATGTCGGCAGAGGTGGGAACGCTGGTCCCGATAGCACAGCCATACACGTTTCTACCTACCTTGTCTCCAGAATCGGCATACGACACCTTCTCCACGGTGTTGCGCTCATAGAGATAAATGGGCCACGTGCTGATTCCAGAGGTGCCTGCACAATAACGGATCTTTCCGTTGATATAGACATAGCCTGGAGTAAGGGTAGTACCTGACAGCTGACAACCACTGATTATGAAATTGTCGCAACCGTCAAACAAACTGACCATTGCCAATGACAACTCCTGTAAATTCAGAATGTCATCTATATAGGTATATCGACCTCCTACTTGTGATGTAAATTCTTTCATCTTATCCGTATATTACTTTAAATTTCTTACCTGCGATACAGTATCTCCGCACATGATAGCTGATCATGGCGGTCAATTCGTCTTGTGTGATGACGGCTGGGTTGACATGAGGACAGCAGATAAAGAAGCTGACATCGCTGTTGGCCTGCTTCTCATCCTTGAAGCGAAAGGCGGTATGGCTTTCTGACGATTCTGCTGCATGATACAACACCAGATCGGAACCGTGGTCTTCTCCTCCTTCCCAGTAGATAGGCACGCCATTGACCATGCCGTCCGATACGACAATGCGCTTTTTGCGGTCAAGGAGATATTTGTTGAACTTGTGGTTCAAGTAATATTCCAACAATATAATCTGGGAGGTCATGGCGGCTTCCATCCGCTTTTCATTAGCCCACTCCTTCCAGCTTTCGTTGAGCGAATTGAGGGGCTGTAGGCACGACTGAAGAAAAAGGATGATGCGCCTGCCCCCTAAATAATGGGGGACCAACTGGTTGATCAGTCGGTCCGTATTGATTCGATAGCTCCTCATGTCCTGCTGCTTTCAAGTTCCAAGGCGATGGCTTCCCTAAAGGTGGGTAATGCGGCTTCAGCATCCTGTTTGGTGCTTTGTTTGGCGTAACCGCTGGAAGTGTAGACCTTGCGCTCGATTTTCTGCAAGTCTCCCAGCTGGTCACTGTCATCATATTGGGCGATAAAGATTCCTTGTGCTACGGAAGCATTGGGATCAATATAGACATCGGTCACATGCTCGGTACGCTGGATGGCATCAATGACCTTCTGGGCATAAATTAAGGAATCGAACTTCATATCTGTGATGAATTGGGTCAACGACTGGTCGATGGCATCATACAGCTCTTCCTTACTGACAGCACCATCCCAATACACAGTCACTCTCGGCACAAGAACATCGCCTTTTCTGCTGATTACATTGCATTTGACTCCAGCAAACTTAATCTGGTTCAAATAGGATCTGACGGCAACCAACTGCTCATCGCTCAACCGGCTCATATCACTGCCCTCACCAGTAGCAACCTTCAGAATGAGGATATTGTCCTTGTAATCTTCGCTGTACACTTCCTGATAAGATACGTGGGAGATGATACGCTTTGTCACATCCTCTTGGGCATACGAAAAGGCAGTGCCTTCATCGTTGATTACCAACTCGTCTCCATACTGCCATTTCAGCATGGCATTGGCGTAATAGGCTGGAGTGCCGTTGATACGTGCATTGAAAACCGAAGAGATGTCGGTCATGAAGACATCCAGCAGGGTTTCAAACGAATAGATGGCTGCTGACGTAACCCACGTGAAAGCATTGATGATGGACATCTTGGAGTCATTGGTCAACTCGGTCAACTCCAGATATTTGTTTCTGGTGTCAACAGCTTCATTATATATCTCTGTTAATGTACGACTCATGCGATATTCGGATTTTCGTATTGGTAGGTGGTACCACAGATGTTAAACACCCACGGGCCTGCTTCATTCCAAGCGTCCTCATGGGTAATCACATAGACGGCTTCCATTCCAGTGGTGATGATGTAATTGCCATTGGTGTCCTTACTGGGTTCTTGATACGTGCCAGAAGGTTGGGTGTCGAGAACTACCGTACAGTTTCTCCGTTGGTTGTTATGCTGCGCCACATACTTCAGGTAGGTGTCCAATATGTCGTTTTGGACATAATCTATCTGTTGTAGTTCCAGATAGGATAAGCTCATATCCTGGATGGGCGAGAGGTCTGAAAGGGTGATCTTGTTCATCTTCACTGAGTAGGTTCCGTTAAATAGGAATAGCCCTTGCAGCGATACTTTGTTCTGTTTCATCTCAATTTCATCGACTATAAGTGGTTGGGTGGGTAACACTAAACCATTGATAGTCGACAGGTCCCATGTCTTGATATTGAAATCTCCATACAGCCGTATCGTTCGGCGGTCGGTTGCATTGTCAAAATAATGGGTGTAGTTCTGGAGGGTGGACCGTAAGGCGATGGTCTGTAGATCGCTGTTGTCCCCCCAATCCACTATCATATCGCCGTCACCAGCCAACAGAAGCGTGAGAGCAGCATCGTTTTCACTGACCTGTATCACGCATCGCAAGGGTTGGTCTGTATCTTTATAATAGACATGACGTTCACCATTGACAGGAATGATATTGTCTGCTTCAAGGGTGCTGACGATAGAGTCGTAGACCACGAAATCCTCATCCCAGTACAGTTCTTGACCTTCGTACAATTTACTGTCGAAAGATAGATCTGAGTTGTTGACAAGTAGGTCGAAAATTCCTTCAATGGAACCATAAACGGCAATAGCAACGTCATATAGGTTCTGATTGTTCTTAACTTTATACACTTGCATCGGCTTCGGTAAAATCTAAGTCCAATTCAATATCTCCAGTATAGGAGTCAAAGGCAGCACCTCTCACAGTTACCTTGTCTGCCTTAAATTCACTTTCCAGAAGATGAGCCAGAGTGGTCTGGCTGAGATTGGAGTGCAAGAACCTTACCAGCCCTACCCCACTGGTGGGATAGCGGTAATGGTTGGGCGGCACGCATTGGAGCAGCAGATTGCGGTTCTGGATATTGGCGGCGATATTAACTGCATCCAGCCAACTGTCGGACCAGATATAACCAATACCGTTATGGTTGTCCAATTGCAGGATATAGGTATCTTGACTGACCATAATCAACTGGGAGGCTCGCAATTGCTCCTTCCGTTGGCTCCACAATTGGGTATATACCTCAAACCATTCACTGCCGTCTACAGGGTTGATGACGGGCATGGACATGTCGGTGTCATAACTTCTTACAATCCGTATCTTAAAGGGCTTGTAAATAGGAGTATAGGGGATTTCTATCTTTACGCCCTCAGTCTGTAGCTTATTGACATCAAGGGTGTGGGGAATGGTAATCTCCCCCAATAGATATAGGTCGCTCTCAGATACCCACTGAAAGGAGTAGGTGCTGAGTTTGTTTTGATCTTTCAGCACCATATCTCCAATAGTTGTATTGATTTGTATGTCTCTGCGCATTATGTCTGAGAATTTATTTTCTGTATATAATAACCTGACGATGGAGTGTAAATCAGTGCAAACAACCACACATCTCCCCTACCCAATGCAATTCTATTATTGCCATAACTGCTGTTATTGCCATAATCCCAACCATCGTCATTATTGACGATAGAACCTGCTTCTGCCTTACTGGGAGGGTTAGAAGTTACTATCTGAGAGGAGACTGCGCACATGTTAGAACCACTACCACAAATGACTGTAATAGGTACACAAAATGATTGGGAGGTATCACTAATGCCTATTTGCTTCCTTACTTCCGATAAACTCGGAAAATAGAAGTCATGTGAACTCGCACTATCCTTGTTGATCAACACAAAGGTGGTGCCAAAACTCAAATCAAGTAGAGTGGCACTGCCCGAACCAGTATATTCCATGACATTGCCTATCTCTATCAGACCGCCATGTACCTGTACGCCGCCCACAACTCTAAGACCAATATTGCGGTTCACTACATTATCGGAAATAATCTGGGCAGCAGGAAAATACATATTCGACATGCTGTTCATTCGCCTATGGATGTATAGGGCAGAGGCGCAATACGTATCGCTACTATAACTTTGGGTGGGGTCAGAACCAGCACCAATACCGATTTTTTGATACGCCACATCGCCCAAGGCATATTTTACAGACTGCGACATGCGTACATAATTAGGCCCTATCTGGCACATGTTGATACGGTTGCTGGTGGTCCAAGCGGTGTCTTCATTATAGATGGAGGAATCCCAGTTATAGATGTAGCCAGACTCAATGCTGAAACTGCTGATTTTACCCGATAAAGCGGTAATCTTACCGTTAATCTCCACCAAAGAGCCGTCCTTGTTCCACTTGATGTTGCTGTTAGCCAGATAACCACTGCCATCCTTGTTCAATGCCCAAGCATTACCATTGGAAATGATAACATCGGCTGAGATATTTTTGGCATCAAGGGTACCAGCGATAATCTGGTCGGCTCGTAATGTGCCTGTATAGATACCATGACTGTCAATGGTGGTGGTAATCCTGTCTGAAGAGGTGACATCATAGACGGTAGCATAGGCCAAATACCATTCCAGTGTACTGATAGTGTAGGTAATGCCGTCTTTGGTGTATTTGATACCTGATTCCCATTTATCACTGGGAGCAACGGCGGTATAGCCTTCATCACACTTGACGGCAAAATAATTAATAGTGTTAAAAGTACCTGTCGAACCACAGGTAACTACACAGATATATTCCTGGTAATTGCCTGTACCTGACTTGGTAGTAACCCATTCGTCTTTGGCACCTGTACCGTGCTGATTATGGTTAATCTCGAAATACCAGCCTACTGGCAGGTTGGCAACAAATCTGACCACGTATTTGCCGTTGGGTCTGGAGGTGTTAGCAAAATAAAAACCACCAAGACGTAAATCGGTGGGAGTGATAAAACGTGTATTGGTGTACTTGACTACTTTCTGGGTGCTGTTGGGGGCATACTCGTCATCAATCATCTCTCGGCGAGTGGTGATAACTTCTGTGCCGATAATACTATCCATTCCACAAAGATTCAACCAGCCCAATGAATTGCTATCCTCATCATAGGATTCTGCTTGCATCCACACATCTTCACCAATATACGATATGCGAACAGTATCAGTCGAGATGACATCGTAGGGGCCAGTAATGTTAATTGAGGAGGAGGTGGTGATACGTGTGCTTCCAGAAAATAGAGTGTTAACAGTGCCGTTTGAGTGGACTATATCGACTTGGGTAACAAGGGCTGTTCCTCTCAATATCAGACCATGATCCTGGATGGCCACAAGCAATCTGGAAGCACTGAAGGTACAGTAGTCAAAGGCATTGTTCTGGTACAGCTGGGTGCTATTCTGCTTGTCTTTGGTAAACTCTGGGTCACGGTATAGCATCGTGCCAAAAGCGATCATCTGGGCTACATTCACTCCTTGTCCCCACTGAGCCAACACAGACTCGCCAAAAGTTACATCGCCGTATTCATTCCAACGAATATTACCATTGGCTAAATGCCCAGAGCCATTCTGATATAGGTGCCAGCTATCACTGGAATTTTTGATGTCGGCAGTGGAAATGGTGCCTGCTGTGATATTGTTGGCCGAAATCTTGCCTGCAAAGATTCCATTACTGTCGATGATGGTGCCTCCAAGATTGTTCCAACTGATCTTGACAGAAGAGGAAAGGGTTACATTGCCATACTCATTCCAACTGATATGACCGTTAGCTATATAACCTGCTCCATTAGCATTCCAGCCAATAGCTTCCCTTGCTAATGCGCCAGAACCGTCATTCTCCAAGCGCCATCCATAGCCTCTAAGACCTGTGGGACCAAGGGTAATATCGCCGTCAGCAGCCAAACCACTGGTGACTTGGGTGCCTGTATAGAGAGTGGTGTGACTGAATTTCCAGCCTGCGATATAACTGATTCCTCCGCTCTTGATGTGCATGAGCTGGTAGCCATTAGTATCGTAAGCGGCCAAATTGGTGCTGTTCGATTTGGCTTTCAGGAAGATGCCGCCATACAGGTTGATGAAGTTTTCCATAGCATCAGGGGAACGGTCAATAAACTTGCCATCAGTGCTGGAGGTAAGGTAAATACCCGAATGGTTTTGGGTGGAAGCAATGGCTACGTTGTCATTAGCAAACTTGGTGCCAATAAACGTCCATCCTGCAATCACACCAGTAGTCTCACCAAAGGTCACTAACCCCTTGACAAAAGAAACAGTGCCATCTGAGTCGATATACCAAGTGCTGCCTCGCAATCCTGCGGTACCGATAGTCAACGATCCTGTACCGTCTGTATATTGGTCGGCATTATTATTCTTGGTGCCTCGCCAGATGGCATTGTTATCAAAACTCCAACCTGCTATATAGTTCGTGGAGCCTGCTGAAAAGACCTTTTGGGCAGAGGCATTATAAGCGAAAAAGCCAAAGTTGCTGCGAGATACGTAATACATGGCGGCACCACCATATTCCTTGACCCAATCGAAATGATCGCCATCCCATTCACCATTGATAGTGGGGTAACTGGTGATGTTAGCAACGGCGATATATTTCCCTCCTGCCGACAGAGATATGGGGATGCAATGCAACTGACTGGTGGTGATGGTCCAACCTGCTATCTGGCCTGAAGAAGCATCAATCCTGCCAGCAAACTCGGCATCTCCGTTGGCATAGAACTTCACATTGCCCAAAGCGAAACTGGCAGATCCGTCAGCACAGGTCTCCCAGATAGTGTCAAATTCATCATTCACAGCTCGGATAGAGCCGTCACTGAGTATGCGTAACTTGCCATTGGATGAATACAGTCCGTCTTGCAGCAAATCCCAGCCGCCTATTTTACCGCCTGTTTCATCCAAGTGAAATATCTCAATGCTGTTTTTATAACCGTACAGACCACAACTGTCATCAGATGAGGGGCCGATATATACACCTGTCAGTCCAGGCACCTCTGCCAACGAATCATAGCTACCAGTAATTTTCTTGCCGACAAACAGCTTGGGAGTAATAATAGAGGTAGCTCCAATTGTAGTCTTGTTGCTTTCCCACTCCTGGATCCAGTCAAGCATTGTGCTCTCACGCTCTACGGTAAAGGCAAAACGTCCCTTAACAGTGATAGTGTCGGTACATTTTACATCTATAGTAATAGCTCCTTCCCGAACCGAAGGATCAAGATAGTTGATCCATAATTTCATGGTATAATCATCTATCATAGATGAGTTGGCCATATAAGTGAAATTAATACCTATTGTACATGCCAATGGGTCTATAGGTACTTTCACATCACCATGATATAAGGAAACGAGCGTATAGGCATTGGTTAAGACTGGATTGCTGCCGTCATAATCCGCACGAATGATACATACGCTGGGTGTCAACGATAAAGAATAAGCATCGTTGACAGCGGTAAGAGTGATAGATGACTTGGCTACTGTACTCATGTTTGGAATTTTACCAAAGAATAGCTCCCATACCTCGCTTTTGTTGCGAAATATGGGGGCAAATCATACCGCTGAAGGGGCGTTAACTATTCTCCACCCTCAACACTCTATCCGTCCGTCTCCTCGGATTCCACCGCATCACCAGCCTCCACGACCTCCGCAATTTCCTCCTCGGCAAACTCTTCCAAAGGCTCTTCCTCAGTCCTTTCCTCCTCCACAGGCTCATCCACCTCCTCGTAGTGTTCGGGCAGCTCCCACAGAGGCTCCTCCAGCTTCTCCCCACCGATATAGTAGGTATAGCCAAGGGTCACTTCCCTGCCTGCCATCAGTCCGTCACTCTTCCTGCGCCAGACCTTTCCCTCGCTGGCCGTGATTGTTATATGCTCCATGATTCCTATAAGTTTTTGTTATTACATTATTCCGATTCCACATACTCGCTCAGGGGCTTGATACGTGACGAATAGTTAGTCCAGTTGGTAGCTTCCTTGTAAGCGTCTACCGATTCGTCTGGGACGTAGATGCCAAGGAGAGATACATTACTGTTTAAGTATTGATATAATTGACCTGAAAGGGTAGGTGGCGTGACAGCCCTTACTATTAAAGTAAAGCCTGTATCTTTGTTGCCAAATTGTCTACCCAATCCCATACCACCAATACTTATACAGTTCTCTCCAATATCTATCAGCTTAATTTTAGGACAATAAGACACCATACCTTCATTATTAGCTGCGTCTGAGATGGACTCTATGCTTGGGAGCCTAAGAGCTGTCAAAAGAGTTGCATTTCTGAAACATGTTGGCCCTATTGTGGTACACTTTGGCAATGTAACATCGCCCTTAGGCATACTGCTATTATAAAAGGACGATGCACCCAATGTCACTATCTTCTCAAAAAGCCCTGTTACCTGCTCGGAATTACATTCAGAAAAACAAGACGCTGCAATATCAAGTCCGCTTTCACCATCTTCAACAGTAAAACTCTGTAGGTTGCTGCAACCGTAGAAAGCACTCTGGCCGATGGAGGTGACACCACTGGGAATGTCTACGCTCTGTAGGTTGCTGCAACCGTAGAAAGCACTCTGGCCGATGGAGGTGAGCTGGGAACCCTCGGCACAAGTCACCCTCTCTCCCCTCCAGTACATAAGGCTGTAATTGGGGATGGCGGTAATGTCGGCAGGAACCTCCATGGACGTAACTACCTCGCCTGTCTCCTCATCGTATATGTCACCGCCTTTGGAGTATCTGAAGGGAGCACTTGTATCCGTTGCCATCGAAATTCTAAACCAATTCTCGCTGGGATTAGGTATATAAATCTTCGACAAAACCATGCAATTTGGGAACACGCTATGCTGTATTATTCTCAAATCTTTGGAGAAATGTACTGTTTCCAATAATCCATCATTACTAAAAGCATTATTATTCAATATGCTACAACTTCCCAAACTTTCAACCTTAGTCAAGGATGTACAATTCTGGAATGTGTTATATCCCATGTTCAAAAGACTCGGCATATTAATCCTCGTCAATGCGGTACAGCCCGCAAAAGCATAATCGTTAATTCTCTCCACATTCTCCAGATTAATATTAGCCAATGAGGTGCAGCCATGGAAAGCGTAAGTCCCTATACTCGTCAAAGTCTCTGGGAGTACTACGGCACGCAAATTTACGGCTCCTTTTGCAAAACCCCAGTTAGAATTGGCATTGGGAATAACTGTAATCTCTCCAAGTGATTCTATACGCTCAACAGCGGATTTCATAAAAGTACACTCTTCATTTGAAAAGGGGGATAATTTCTTCAAATTAGGCATATTTACTACCTTAATTCCAGTACCATAAAATGTTCCATTCGTACCCCAGCCACCCAACGTCTCGATATTACTCAAATCCACCTCGGTAAGGTTGGAGCAGTTGGCAAACTCTCCGTTATTTAGCTTAGTTACCCCGAACTTACCCAATTCATTAAAGCTGGTAATCTCGGTATTGCCCTTGAACACTGTACCCAGACTTGTCACCTGAGCAGCCGCCTCGGTAGTTACGCCCACTCCGTCACCCCAGTTGTCGGCACACAGCTTACCCACGGCAGCATCCGCAAAGTTGATGTAGAATCCTGCCATATTGATGATGAGGTTACTGTAGCTGTCCACCAACCGCTTATAGTCATTCTCAAAGATATATCCGTCCACGTTGATGGTGCCCTCGATGTAGGGTATCGTACTCTCGTTGGGTGTTCCGTCTATGTCTATGCCATTGTACTGGTGTGGATTGCCATCCTTGTCCAAATCGTCTACAAAGTGGGCAAGCATCGTACAGTCATCGGCAGTTCCGTCCGTCACGAAGCCAGTCACACGAATGTCCTTCAGCTGGGATGATTCCGATTCGTATATACTGCGCAATATGGCAAAGGCGTTGATTCTCGAACAGCCCTCGATTCTCGTAAACTGGACGTTGTTAAGGGCATTATACGACAGATTCTCCGTAGTAAGAAATTTGAGGTTGCGGAGGTCTATGACCGTGATACCGTCTGGAAGCTCCAATACGGATATTTTACTGCCTTGCGGAAGCGTCACCTGACGTACATCAGTACCGCCGAACAAAGCCTTGTCCAGACGTGGGCAACGGCTCAAATCCACCGTACCCGTCAGTGAGGACAAGTTCCTTGCGTTCACATCCATCAAGGACGGAGCGTAGGTAATATCCAGCTTCTCCACGTTACTCGTCACGTTATCAGCCACATCGTCACCCAGTTTAAGCGTCTTCAATGCCTTACTCGACACGGTAAGGGTGGCGTTGCTCGAACTGTCCACCGTCAGCTTGCAGAGGTCTCCGATACTCTCCAGCACGTCACTGCCCATGATATACACGTTGGTGTTGGTACCGCCTACGCCCGACAGCACCACACTCTCGCCTTTCGCTACCCTTTCCTGCGATGTGTGGGTGGCACTCTGACCCGACAATACCACTGGGTACAAGTCCATGGCTGGGGTAAGTTCCAACGACTGTGCCAACTGTGTTCTGAACGTGATTCTTCCCAACGATGTGTCGTTATAGCCATCAGAGGTGAAGCATCCGTAGTTAAACTTGCTCATACAGTAGATAAGACGTTTGCGGAACCAGTTCCTTTCGGCCTCAAAGTGTCTGCCCTTGGACTGGGAGAGCGGATGTACGTCCACATTGTAGTTACCCCTTGAATAGTTGTACCACGCCTCCTCATAGGCATATTCCGCATCCACGTTGTAGGCTGACTTGGAGAAATACTTCTGTGCGTTCTGCCAGAAATACTTGTCGATGAAGCCCATCAGCTTGTCTATCGTGGTAGTACCTGTGTCTGAGAGGGCATACATGGCAGCGAGAACCTTTCTTCCCATAACCTTTATCTCGGTGGGGTAGCACTCACGCAACAACGTCCAGAACACGCTGTCCTCGCCCTTGAACACGTAGGCGGTCTTGTTGTTGTCCGTCCAATCGTGGAACTCTATCGAATAGCCCTTAGACGATAAGCCCTGGTTGTCGATGTCTCCCAACGTATCGGTATCGTCCTGCCGTTGTCTCCAGCGTCCTCCATCGGCAAGCAGCTTCATCTTGTACGGGTACATGTTCTTCTTGAAGTTGTCCGACAGTCCGTAGATGAAGAAGAAGACAAGACAGAAAAGATTGTCCTCCAAGTCCCAGTACTTCTGCATGTTGGCCTTGAAACGCTCCCTGCGCTTTTCCTTGAAAAGGTTGTTCTTCTCCCCGATGGTCATACCGCTAATATCGTCCTCCGTCAGTCCAAGGTCAGTAAGCAGGTTCACTCCGTTGGCCGTGTACTGGTTGGTCTCCTTGTCCAGATAGTAGAGGTTGTACTCTCCGTCTATCCATATCTCATAGCGTTGCAGGGCATTGCCGCTCTCGTCCTTCAGATTGCCGAAAGCGTCCACATTGGCGTTGATTTCCTCCAACGTTCTGGATGTGCCGTATATCATGGTGCTGTTGTCGTAGGCCACGTTATAGGCAGGGGCAAACTCTTGGTCAAGGTACGACTGTACCTCAGCTTCCGTGGAGGCAGTACCGCTCGCTCCCACCTCAAAGGCAGCATCGTAGTTGTCACCGCCCTTAACGACACAGATAGATTCCTTGTCGGCCACGTATTTCAATCGGCTGTAAGGATAGTCGTAGCCCACGCCCTTGATGTTATGGTCGGTACCCTCCAGATGTATCAGATACTCCTTGATACCGCTCTTGTCATAGCCGAAAGTGCTCTTGTCGCCCTTGTCTGGACCGATGGTGAACAGTCCGATAAACTTGTACGTATAGGCCGTACCGCTCTGCGATTCCACCTTTATCTTCTGGAATCCATAGACTGGGTACTGGTAGACAGCAACAAATCCCTCGGCCTCATTGTCAAGCCCAAGGTAATGGTGCAGGTCATTGAAAGCCCTTGTGGCTCCAATCTTGTGGCTCTGCATGCTGGATGCGTAGTTCTTCTTGGCGGTAAGACGGATAAGCAGCTTCTTCCAGCGCAAGTTCCACAGCCAGTAGTTCATAGACGTGGTACCCTGACCGCTTATGTCGGTATTCTCGTAAGCACCGCTCAGGATGGGCTTGTCGCTGTCCTCATGCAGGATATTCAGGTAGAGGTTACATTTGGCTCCGTACTCCTTACTTAGTCCGTAGTGTGGCAAATCGGCTCCATTAAGCATCTCCACCACCATCGTATTGTACTTGCCAGATACCAAGTCGTAGTCTATATTGTAGGAATCATCCACCATAGACATGATGCTGTTCTTGACCGCTGACTTGTCGGTGGTGTTGGGCAAGCTGTTCAGATAGTTTTTCACCGCATCGTTCCAAGCGAATCCCTGCTCATAGGGACGGAACGAATACACGGAGAGGTCTGCCGTGTTGCTACCCATCTCCAGAGAGTTGGGGACTAACCAGCTGTCGGCATTGGCAAACTCAAACTCAAACACCTTATCTCCGTTGCAATAGCCGATACAGATGTTACCGTAGTTGGTCTTGTAGTTGCGGATGATGCTGATAATGAGGTTCACGTCCTCCTCCGAATCGTAGCTGTAACTCTGCATGAGGTCAGCAGAATCCAAGTCACGTGAATGTACAATCACCTTCTCTGGATAGATTCTGATACCACGGAAATTGGATTCCTCGCTGGTCTGCAAGGTGATAATCGGCTCATCGGTATCTGATACGTTATCACAGCGGAAATTGATTTCTATGGTCTTGGCAGCACCGAAAGAGGACATCGGAGCCATGTCAGTCACCTTGCATCGGCTTCCTGCTGGCAGGTAAAGACATTTTCTACCTACACTGTTCACCGTCCATCCGTCTATGCCGTCCACCCAAGACATCTTGGTCCACTCGGCAGCGTAGTTGGTACCCGATGGTATGTCTACGATGTATTCCCTGTTCTCCTGGGCGTTGCTCCTCTGTGCGGCATTGAAATACAACGATGGGCCAGGGGTGGCTGGGAACGACATGGAGTTGTCTATCGGGTAGACTATCTGCTGGGTGTTGCCGAATGTTATCACAGCGTTGAGCTTCATGGATGTCTCTTCCGTCTCCATCTCCAAACTGGATGTGTACTCGTGGTACATCCCCGTAGGCATATCATTCAGGTCTTCTTCCACCAATACGATAGGGGAGGTATTGATGATGGCTGAAAGGGTCACGTGTGGGGTTGCTACAACAGAACCTCCATTGTACATGGCGTACTTGAATAGCTTGTTTTCGGCATAGTTATATACCTTGTCGGCAGCTTCGTTGATGGCAATGAGCTTGGCAGTCAACTTCTCTTCAGCAGCCACACACATGATGTTATAATTCAGGTGATCGCTCTCCAATCCACTGGCATCCAACCATATATCTACATTATACACGCCTGTTCCAGCGTTGGGAAATTCCAAACCCTGGAAGAAATAGTCGGTGTTGATATAGGTGGCAGTTCCCATATTCTTCTCATACAGTTTCTCATAAGTCGAATTGGGCGAACCCGACAGTCCTGTGACCCTCACTTTCATTAGCTTATCCAGAGCACCGCCAATGTGCATACCGCCAAGGTTGTAAGGCTCGCCCTCTACAAACGGATTGTACCATCCGAAATTGGAGGCTTCCAGATACATGGAGGTAAGAGTGATATTGTAGATGACATTACTGGTCACACCGCTCGTGGAACCTGTAACAGATACTCTCACACGGTTATTGCCAGTGGCGATAAAATTCTTGATGTCCACCGTGTACTTGTTGCTGTCCACCAAGGGGTCATTGAGCCGAATGGTCTCGTAATTGCCGTTACCTCCCCTATCCACAGAGACAGTGACCAAAAAGTCTTCAGTAAACAGATTCCATTCTATATCGGTTAAACCTTTCTGATAGGACAGAATCTCCAGATTGATGGGGGCGGTGTCCTGAGAAGTGGTGAAATACAGGTTGCTGGAGCCTTTGTCGTTGGTGATGACAATTTTGGTCTGGACAGTGGCAAACTCCAATTTACAAGAGTCGACAGCCTTACTGCCATCACCTGTCTGTATATAGTAGTCCCTGTCTTCTTGATTGGCAAAACCATAGATCGTCATGGTCTGCGAATCAAAATACATACAGCTTACCTTACCGTTAAACTGGGTCTTGATAAACTTCTGTACAGACTTACCACTGTAGGGGAGTCCGTTACGCTCGTCCAACATCCAATCTTCAGACAAGTCGTTAATGTCGTTGTAGCTTTTATCTTCTGCCATAATTCTTTAATTTTGCCATGCGTCATCGTTGTCCCACGGCCTGTCATTGTCCCAATAGCCAGAACCAAAACAACTGCGGATTGTGTTCCATACCAGCTTGGCACCGATATAGATAGCCTTAATCACTTGGGTACCTAACCTGACGGCACGTACATTGTAATCCTGTATGCGTATCATGCGTCAAGGATGAGGTAGATGGTATTGGCATCCTTGACTTCCAACGCTTCGTATGCTTCTTGGTTGGGTTGCACACTGAGTGTCAGTCCGCTAAGTTGCCCCTGAAGATTGAATACATCATTTGAGTTATTATTGATAGCAGTAACAACCTGATTGAACTCATGGGCTGTCAACCGCCCACGACCGTCCGATCCGTTATTCTCCTGCTTGTTTCCGAAATTCAATAGATTCTGTGACTGCTCTGCCATATCGTTAGAAAATTATAGGGAACTCGTATGGGAACGTATTGCCATTCAACAACTCACAGACATAATAGTCCTGGCCAGAAATGGCATAGTTCAAAGTGATGCTTTGCTTGCTGGTGTCGATGGCTGGACGAACAAGGAGTCCCCATTCGTCATATTGCGCATCGGCCCATCCAGATATGGGATTCTCAATGTCTGGAAGGTGGTATTTGGTCCACAAGAAAGTATAGTTCTCTGCCACATAGGTCGGGTCCACCAGTTTACCTTGATAATAGACATTGGCTGTCAAGGTGGTTTGGCAAACTCCATTCTTCATCGTAATACCTTGACTGGAGACAATCTCTAAGGTGTAACCGACAATATACTGCCGCTTGATAGTGAACACATCGACATATTCAGCACCATTGATAGTCACGCTGCAACGGATGGTCAATGCTTGGGAATCACCCCAATAATCCTCGAATGGCATGATGGTGAGGGTCTTTCCATTCTCGCCCTCAAAGGGGATATAGTCATAGCCTTGCAGATAATACCATTGACGTTGACTGGAGGTGGATTGGATGTTATTCTCTTCCAGCGTCAACGTGATGCTTGATGGGTTGGTAGACGGCTCAGCTCCTGTAATGTCTCCCAACAAGGTAAAGGTGTCGGGGCCTGTAATCTGAATGGATTTACTGACCAACTCTTCCTGAATAGAACTGTCGAAATTATCCCAGGTCATCTTCACGCCCTTGCCAAAGGTAACATCGCCTTGGGGTGTCCACTTAATATTGGCGTTGGCTAAATGTCCAGAACCATCGGTTTTCAGCAGGATAGAGCCTGTACGTGTATCAATACTACCCTCTCCATCATAATTCAGACGAAGCAGGGGATTCTGGATGGTGCCGCCGATACCGCCTCGATTGAACCATGCACCATAATCATTAGTCTCATTCAAGATGCTGTCGGTGGGTTGGTACTGGGTAGCGGTATCACCTAATTCCAATTGGGGTGCAACAAAATACACGAAAGCGCCGCTGGTGGTAAGGGATGGAGATAGCGAAAGGGCTAATCCTTCATTCTTCTGAGGGCCTTGAAGCTCAAATGTGACATGATAACGACTCCAACTGAGAGCCATTCCTTCAGCTACTTGGATAGTGCCGACAACCTTATTGTTCTGTAAGACGGAAATCTGACCACCTGTCTCGGCATAGAGCCAAAAAGAAAAGGTATATTGCTTGCCAACATTCCGCAACAGCCAGGCATTGGTCTGGGCGTTCATCACCATCCTGCTATTAAACTGATAGACATTGCCTATTCCAGTAGGGTTGTCTAAGGTGGTATTAATAGCAATAGGGGTAATGAAATCTATATCCAACGAGTTGATGAAGGTGTTGCGATGAATCCTGCCTGCATAGAAAGTGGAGGCAAAACCGTTCTCATCTCCAGCGGTCAAGGTGCCTGAGATATGAGCTGACTTGGAAGCAAACAACTTCTGCATGTAGCTTCCATAACCGTCAAGCTGGCCGAATACTGGGTCGCTGATTCCTGTGAGCTTACCCACTCGCATCTTACTGGCATCCCCAAAATTGGCAATGCTGGACAATAGAATGATGTTGAAGTCGGCAATCCATACCTCATCACCAGCTTCCATCGCCGACAAATCCAACTTTAAAGTGCGGAGATAACGGCCAGAATAGTCTATCGTGACGGCATGCAGCCTATATTGCCAATCCGTAGTGACAGTGTAGGTTTCTTCTCCATCAATACGTGTGCCGTCCTGATAGCCCAACGACATAGTACAGGACATTTCTTTCGATGCCTTGACTTTATAGGAGACAAGCACTCGGTTGGGATTCTGGACGTACTTGTAGAAATCTTGCTGGATGCCGACAAAATTACTGTCTTCAACATCCTGGCGTGTCAAATGCAGCACTCGGTAGTTGTCTTCAATGGAGGGAAGGTATTCAGCATCCACTACCCCACTGACCACATATTGGCTTTCGGCATCGGCATAATCTGGTGAGGCAATGTTCTCTGGCCAACTAAGACTGGCGTTCCTCCCGATGCCGTCTATGACATCCATAAAGGGGGCTTGGTCATCCGAACCTGTCAGATACATGGCTCCAGATCGTGAGGTATCGAAGAGATTGGTAATCCTCACAAAATCCAATAGCTGGTCGGACTGGGGTACATCACCTTCCAGCAAAGCTCCAATAAAATAGTTGCGCTCTACAATCTCATTGGTGGCGGCATCCACTATCTCTTCCTTGCCATAACTCAACACGCACATGAGAGAATAGACCAGATCGGTTCCGTCAAGGTATTGCCGTCTGACTATATCTCCTGTACGCAACCCCTGTGTCTTCTTGGAGTCAGGCTGGAGGGATATTTTGTATTTCTTGAATGTATAGACCGCCATTTACGCTATTTCTTCCACCAAATCTCCAGAACAAGCATCGCTTACCCATAGAGAACCATTCGTAACTGATTGCTTCTGAACTTCCAGCTCATAGACTCTCATCTTCTTGCGGACTGTCAGCTCGTCAAATGTTGCACTAACGTTTCCTGTCAGCAGATTCTTGTATATTTGCCAACCACTACCAGCAAAACCACTGGAAAACTCCACGGAGCCGATATTGTTGACCATGTAGGCATTGCCATAATACTTCACGCCGTCTGACAAGCCCTGCCAATACACCGAATCATCAAAGAATAGCTGATTATGCAAAAGTCGGGTTTTTGAATCGGAAATTCCTATGGAAGTTTTTCCTTCAATGGGCTTGTCAAAGACGTAGAAGTCGGCATCGGTTGTCACTGTCAGGCTGGCTGACTTGCGGTTCAAGGGGGCAAACAAACTGGTGGATTCCTTGAATTGTAGGACGGCGGTGCGATATTCCGTAATCTGGTTGGATTCTTCGCCATCAGTCACGATATATCGGAACGGTGCCTTGAATTGCAGGTTATCGCCATCACTGTTTAGACCTGGACCGAAAAAGTCATGGAACTTTAACCATCGGCTGACCATGACTCCTGCATCCTCAGTATCGTTCTTATAAGTCTCTATCAGCACATTGCCTAACAGATGTCCTGCCCTGAAGGAATTGGGGAAATAGGCATCACCAAACTTGCCTACCAACTGATATTCGCCATCGTCATCGTAAATGCCTGTCTGGAGGTCTATCTTGCTGGTTTCATCATCACCCAAATTGAGGATTTTGTTGGGGGCTGACAAGGAAATAACCTCTGGATTCTTCAGATACAGTACTTTCTCGCCCTGTATCATCAATCCTCCAGTCATATCCAAGTCTGCATTGAGCTTCACCAAAAACCTGTCATCAATAACCAGCACCTCTCTATCATCAAACCCAAAGGAGCCACCGTGCAAGGCGGTTATGCCGCCTTGTATCTCCGTATCACCCTTGACCAACAACTTCCCAGCGACCGTCCCATTCCGCATCTTCCAGTCCACGTCCTCACGATTGGCGTTACCTGAATGATAGAACTCGAAATCGCCATCGTCAGAACCGATATGGATGCCGTCTCCGTCAATGGTGGTGTTGCCCACAGTAAAACTGCCGTCACACTCCACGTCTCCGACAAACCTGATAAGAGGGCCTGTCAATGTCAACACGTCATCGGAAAAACTCATGACATTGCGGTCGTTGATAAACAGGCCGTAAGGATCTAAGTGCAACTGGCCATTGATGCGGACCATACTGGTACGATCTTCGGCATTTTCTTCGGCGGTCTGATATACATCCAATATCTTAATGCCATTGTCTCCAGCAGACAAGCCGAATAAGGTACTGAGCTTGCCTGTCATATAGTCTCCTGCAATAGAGACGAACATGCCGCCAGAACCTCCTGATCCCGAGCCACCGCCAGAGCCGCCTCCTGCATCAGTCCCCAACATACTGGTGGCAAACAGGTAGGCAGAGTTTTTCATGGCGATCAACTTCTGCTCTTCAATGCTGGCCTTGATCTTTTCTTCATCGGCAACATAGACAAGATAGCCATCCTCATTAACTTCCTGAGTGACATACTCATCGCTGGTATAGTCTGGAAGGGTGTCATCTTGTGCCTTCAGAAAACCAGAAAGCAGGCGATTATAGAGTTTATCTAAGTTGCTGCCTGCTTCGATTTTACCTATTTCTTCGTTTAATACTGCCATTGTTATTGTGCGATTTTAACAGTCTTGGATAGGATTCCAGAAGTAGCGGCTTTATAGGAGTTGACTTTTGCCTGCAATGAGACAAACTGTGCTACATTGGCTGGAGGTTGTGGTCCCATCATGGTGGGGGTCATCATCGAAGACAAGGCTCCCAACCACTCTATCAACAGGGAAGCCAATTGGTTGCCTAACACAGCTGGTTCATTGGCACTGCCGCTACCGACATATACGCCGTCACTTTTGATAACTATTTCCTTTGCATCGTATTTGGCCAATAGTTGCTGGGCATCCATCAGCAATTGTGCCTTGTCATATTTGGCTTCAAACTTCTCAGCATTAAGGGTGGTAGAGGTTTTTTCGTCAAACTGGGCGTGGATTTGTTCGGCATCCATCACCACCTTTCCTTTATCACGAATAGCCTCTATCTTCTCCGCTGTTAGCTCCAGACTGCTTTGTTCCTCTGGTTTGTCGCTTTTTCCAACGACTGACAGCATTGAGATAGGTGTATAGGTGGTGTGAGCATGAACTCCTGTAGGCTCCAATTCATCCACATCTGGAGAGTCTTCAGTGTCTTGGTATTCTTCTGTTTCGGTAACACCTATGACTACCTTATTGTGGGCATCGACCTGTACGGTGTCGGCGTGGGAATACTGAATGACATATTCTCGCAATGTTTCTGGATCGGTAGCGATAACAACATCGGAATACAGATAGGGTATCGTGACCAATCCTTTTTCATTGTTCTGTAAGGCTGAGAGATAAACACCTTCATGCAGACCAACTGGCAGACCGTCTTCTACGGCCTGTCGGTTGGCTTCAGAACCTAAGTTGTATTCTTGCACATCAACGGTGCCGAACAACTCATCGCTGGGATCATCATGAAATTTCACCACAAAACCAGCGGTTCTGGAGGTGTTTTTCATTGTGTTGGTACGTGGATTGATGAGTTTATGAAACGCTATCTGTCGAATAGCATCATAAATAGTCTCATTGGCACGCAAATTGGAAACGTCACTCATATCCTACTTCTCTTTTTCGGGTCGGGCGATACAGTATGGCAGCTTTAAGGTCTGACGATAACCGTTCACACCGAACTTGGTGTTTACTTCTTCAATGAGATACCAGCCGTTCTTTTCGGGCTGGCGTATGTCAAGCAATTCTACTTTCATGCCAGACTCAAAATTATGATCGCCAAAAACCGTAATCGTGCCTTCTATACCATTCATATTATAGCCGTCAAAATAGGCTTCGGCTTCCTTGATCAACTGGTCTTCTGTAATACCGATATGGTTGGAGGTATAAGGAATGATGGTATATTGGCTTAAATCTACCTTGTCTTTGGTTTGTGACTTGGGCACAGCCCCCAACTTCAGAGATTTCTTACTCAGCTTGGTCTCATTAAGCAATTGGAACTTTTTATGTTTGGTATCATGCGTCCCCTCCCACTCTGGGTTAAGGCGAATAGTAATGCTATACTTGACTTCCTTTGTACTGCCTTGACTGCTTGGTTCATACTTGAACCCTTCTGCCGATACAGCCAAAAAACGAGGGTCGGTATTCATCAAAGTCAATCCATCCTCAGCTACATGATAGTCAAACTGGATGGGAGTACCACGCACGCTTTGATCGTTGTTCAAAATAGACTCTTTGGTTTTGGCAGAAAAATACGAGCGTCCTACCTTGATATAGGGAACACCATTTTCTGTACGGACAAAGCAATAGAGCTTGTATTTGGACCACTCAGTAAGCAGGTCGGCAATAGTCAAATCTTCAGACAATTGTACCTTACCGATGTTAATATCACATTCAACGGTATCTGGATGCAACTTCAAGCCTGTACCTTTCAACAAGTCATACTTACCACCTTCCTTCAAGAAATCATTGACCCTTGCATCCTTGCCAGTAATAATCTTTCGGCAATTCTTTCGCTTCAAATTACTCGCAAGGTTCTCACACTTGATTTCGATAGGGGTGGAAACAGAACACTTGACAATGTAACCGTCAAACATGGGCTTGTGCGCCGTTGCTGCTGCATCCATAGCATCCTGACGTTCTTTTGCATCCTTAAATACCTTACCTGTATCTCGATAATATCCCAAATAGATGCGAATACGCTGCCCAACTTTGAAATCAGAGGGCTGGGCGGTAGAATATCCTGCACGTTTTTCTGTGATAGTACCATCTGCTAATCGCTCAGTATAAACTGTTTTTGTACCATTTTCTTCTATATCGTTTTTGGTTGTGGTACGCTTGATAATGGTACCCCTTGGAAACTTAACAGAAGCCGTGCCAATAAGTTTTTTATAAGACTCTTCAATCTCAATACTTTGACACTCTCGCAATACCAAGCATTTATCGTCAGCAGGGTCGTTGGCATCTATTTTGTTCTTGTCTTCAGGTTCCCATATCAAAATTTTACAAGCCAAAACATCTACAGCCTTATCCAACAACCATTCTTTCTTATACTCCGAACTTTTCATATCGTCTTAGAAGTTAATTGTTCTATCATCTGGGCAGCTTGGTTGGCAGCAGATGCTTTAACTTGTTCAAGTAGCTGGGTTGCCCACCCCTTCTTCTTCATTTTGGCAATATTCAAATTGGTAGCCTGGATGGTATCTTTAACTACCTTGACAGCTTCATCGGGTTCTACGCCCACACAAGTAAAACTATAAGGCTGGACATTCTTAAATCCTTCGTTCTGACCCATCTGAAAATCCTTGATGAGGATTTGTGTGACGTTAAACTGCTGGAACATCAAATTGGAAACATTGATTACACCCTTATGTTGCATCAGAGTAATAAACTTCGACACCAAATCATACGGGTAGACATCTGGATAGTTGCTGACTATCTTTCCTGTAACAGTGAAATTCACATCACCACCAGAAATCAATTCCTTACGAGAATAATCCCTACCCTGTACCTTGGTCAGAACCACATTATTGCTACTTTGTACTTGCACAATCGGGCCTAAATCCCAAAAGACTTTATCTTCATCGGCAGCAACCTCTATCTGGGTATCAGCAATGGTCTTAGCATTAGCAGCTTCTTCATGACTCAATCCCTTAATCTTATCCCAGTAGGTTTTCAATGTCATCTTCGTATATGCCTTAGAATCATTGGAAACCCACAATAATAGCGCTTCAGGAGCAGGCTTCCCCATATAAGAGATATAAGTTTTTGATTTATCTGAAGAAGACATGTCGGCAAAGGAAGTGCCTCCAATAATTTGCTGCATCCGCAAACCTTGATTCTTTGCATAAGCGACTTCTGATCGTGTTTGATCCAACTGCCTAATATATGCTGGATAGAGGTCATTGATTTTAGCAAACGCCAATTGCATCATGGTACGCTTGGCGGCATACACGATCACGCTGTCATATCCCCTGGGAGAGACAAACTTCAACTGCCCAGCTGAACGGCTTACATAATGTAAGGCAGCATTGATACCCAATTCGGCACCACTGCGCACGAATTGGGTAGGACTGAATACTGAACTGATAAATCCCATATATGTTATACGATATTTGCGTTAAAGTCTTGAACTACATCCAACAGAGCAGTTGCCAGCTCTTGCTTGATGTTATTGATAGCAGCCACCTGACGGCTGTCTGTCATATCAATTGTCTGCTTGTCAACTCTCATCAGGTTTTCAATCTTCACAATCACCTGCTTCGGTGCTGCGGACTGACTATAATGAGACTTGTATTGTGATTGGTCGGCACCATTATGAAGCGAGCTGGCAGGGTTGCTACTACCCCCACCACTTGTCGGACTCCAAGTCTGTGTTTCCTTAGAAGATTTGGGAGTGTACAACTGGCCTTTTTCATCCAACCATTCATATCGGCCTGTTCCAGCAAATAGAGTGGCGATATAGGTCTTGCCATCAACCGTCATTTTTTGGCCAGCCTTAGTAGGAGCCTGATAACCGCCTTCTGTGGTAAAATGACCATCTGGTAATGACTGCTCCAATGGTGAACGATTCAGGAAAGCAGCAAACAAGGGCTTGTAATGATTGTCCAAGGTATCATACCAGTTCAATAACTGGTCAAAACTCTGGTTAATCCTGCCTGTAGCTTCTGCCACATTTTCATACCCATATTTCTGAGGATGGTTCACAATGTCTTTCAAATACTTCATATAACCCTGACTGCCAAACAGGCCATATTGAGTATCAAATAAATTGCCGAACATTGAATGTAAGACAGACTGAACTTTACGATAGTCTACTGCGCCATTTTCATCATAGCTTTTCAACAGCTTTCCAAAATTACTCCAGGCATCAAAAACTCCTTGCATATTAATACGCAATGCCCTTACATAATCCTGTGACATTTGAATATCACCCCATGACATCTCACGAGCTGTCTCGTCTGATATGCTGTTCCACTTGACCAAATATTTATTGGGCATATAACGTTTGCGAGCTGCCGCCATGATGTTAAGGTAGTCTTGGTAATTATGAGCACCACTAACCTGTCGAAGCAAATACCCCTCCAACTGCTTACGTTTCTCATTGTTGGGATCTGCGCCTAATTGAGCCAATGCCAGAGAGACTGCGGCGGTCTCACCTATACTGGTAGATCTGCCTAAAGGGATATATCTGCCATTCAAAAATAATTGATTCCCAGTGACCTTATCGCCATTTCGATTAATCCACGAATAAGGTCTAATACTACCGCCAAGGGTTTCAAGCAGGGGTATAAAAGCCTTATTGACACCCCAAAAAGAGTCTGCCATATCAAGCTGTTTCTTGAAATTGGCAGCAGCCTCGCCTTCAGTATCAATAAACTTGGTCGTATCTGCTATCTTGGGACTATGATTGTTTTGAGCATCCCAGTAACGGTTCCATAATTCGGTAGACTGGGCAACACGCTGGTTGTGAGTCAAAAGCTCATTATTGAAAATACGCATATTGCCTATTATCAACGAACTGGAATCTGACAACTCCATGCTGTCAATTCCTAATTTTTTATAACTCTCTCCCCATTCCTTATTGGCTTTTATAGCTTCTTGGGTCTTCTGATAAGTATTATATACAGCATATCCTATTCCTCCAATAGCAGTCAATGCCATCAGTGACCAACCAACAGGATGAGTCAAAAATAGTTTTCCTAATTGGCCAATACCACTCCATAAAGAAGATCCTGCAAAACTTGCTAATGTTGAAGTGGCTTTAGTGGCACCTGCCGCTACAGTTGTCCCAATAGCTGTACCACCCACCGATCCCATAAACATGCGATTAATACTTCTTCCCACATGAGTGCCTGTTCCACTCAGCATACCCCAAATTGCCTGTGCTCTTGACAATCCTAAAATTTTTCGCTGAATATTATACAACTGAGCCATATAAACTACCGATGAGATGATTGGACGGAGAAATAATTTACTGAGCCATTCACCAGCCATAATACCCCTAATCATTATCCAAGTGCTCATAATACTCTGCATAATACCAGCTATAATTCCAAGAATCATCTGAATCTTGACAAAATACACAAAGCCATCCTTAGCCCAATTAGGCAGCATATTCCAGACAGACATGATTAACTTAAACACACTTGTGATGGTTTCAGCAAGTTTTAAGAACATTTGCATGGCACTGGACAATGCTTCAACAAATTCGGGCGATTTCATCAACTGTATCATCCGCTGGAGGAATGACCGAATGGCTGCCTGCATGGCCTCAAAACCTTTCATACCACTTTCGGTAAAAGCTGAGGTCATCTGATACCACAGACCCTCGATGGTGTTCTTTTTGGCATTGGCTAACTCCGTGGATAGGCCATACGAACTGGTTTGGTTGAGATTTGTGACTTCCTGCAACTTATCGGCGTGTCGTACCAATGCCATAGCACCTGTAGCGGCGGTAACACGGAAAGCCTGGTAGAACAATGAGGTAAAGTCTCCACTGCTCATCTCCTTGCTCTTCTTGTTCAGCTCCATCATCAGACTATTAAAGTCCTTCAAATTGCCAGCTGCATCTTTAGGAGAAATACCCAACGCTTGCCATGCTGCTTTTTGCTTCTTAGTAGGAGCCTGCATATTCATAAGCATCATACGTAACGTAGTACCTGCATGAGATGCCTTGATACCTGCATCGCCCAAGACACCAATAGCAGCAGCGGTTTGCTCAAATTCCAGACCTGACTGACGGGCAACGGTACCAGCATACTTGAATGACTCTGCCAATTCCATCAACGTGGTATTGCTCTTGGTAAATGTCATCGTCAATATGTCAGCTACCTTATTCATCTGTTGAGCTGGGATTTCATAGCCTGTCATGATATTGGTCACAACATCAGCAGTCTCTCCCAAATCTGAATCACCAATTAATGCCAAATTGGAGATAGGGCGAATGGATTGTTGGATGTCATTGGTGCGATAACCTGCCATCGCCAAGAACTTACCTGCGGACGCTACCTGTGGAGCAGTAAACTTGGTTTCCATGCCCACTTGTCGCATCAGCTTGTTCATGCTGTTAAAATCTCCCTCAAAAGTAGCGCTCTTGTCATGTGCGCCCAAGATATTCTTAGTGGTCTGACTGACATTCTCATAGGCCGTTGCACTTCTGAAGACATTACCAACACCTGACATCAAGGCACTTAGACCGTATGCTATACCCATACCCTTAATCATCTCACCAGCGACATTGGTGCCTGTTTGAGCGTATGTGGGTCCCAATACTTGTCTGGTGGTAGGGTACAAATAAGAACTACGCCCAGCTGTCGGAGCAGGACGGCGTACAGGAGCTACGACAGTACGTCCTTTGGCACCAGTAGCTCCAGCAGCAGCCGAAGAGGCTCCAGCAGCAGAAGCAGTGATAGTAATCTTACTATTAGCCTTAATCTGATTAAGTTTATTGAGCAACAAGTCAAGACTCTGGACGGCCTTTTGGGTATTGGCTTTGGGAGTTATTGTGGTCTTGTTAATGGAATTACTTAATGTCTTGACCTGTTTCATGGCAGCAGCAATATTTCCAACATTAGGAGCTGCTAATGCTGTTTTTGCTTGCGTCTGCATCTGGGTCATCAACGACATCACTCGCTTCAATCCTTGTTCTGCACTGGCTGTATTGACTGTTACGTTGATAGGTTTAGACTGGAGGGCTTTAAAAGCGCTGTTAACCTTACCAATCTTTCTGGCTACCTCATCAAATCTACGGCTCATACGCTCCAGCTGTACCGTTGCTTGCTGGAATTGCTTGATCGCTTCTAACGCTGGTCCGTTATTGACATTTATCTGATATTGGACTTCATATACTTGTGCCATACAATTATTGTTTTAAGAAGAATAGCTGTCAACACCGCCCAAAGATTAAAAACCCCTCTTACTCTTTAAAAGAATAAGAGGGGAAAACAACGTTATGATAAAAGACCAAGGGCATTGGCCTGCTGGGTAATAATCATCTTGCTGTGAAGCCAAATAGCCTCTTCTGACAGTTGGGCAAAACTCTCGTCATCCAGCTCTTCTAAATTCACGCTGGGAAAGTAGTGACGCAAGTAAATGAGCCGATGGCGCAAATACTCATTATCCTTTACTTCCCAGCTTTTGATAAATTTACCAGCTTGCCCTTGCGAATCTCAATAAGCTGAGCGAGGTGAGGCATCAGACCGTAGATGAACAAGGAATCGTCCTTGACAAGTTCACGATCACCGTCAATAAAACAGTCTTTCGCAAGCTCACGCATGGCTCCTGCCTGGTCTTTTTGCGAAAGTGAGAGGTATTTACTGAAGGCAGGGAACGGAGGTTGTTTGAAGTAGCCTACATAATAGGGCTTCTCGCCAGCGTCTTCATCGCCTTCTACCATAATGGGGAATACTTTCTTCAGCTTAGGATCGGCATCCTTCAGCTCCTTAACTTTCTTCTCAATGTCTGCCTGCACCTTCTCAGACAATACAATCTCTTCATTCTGATAGTCCATAACTAATGATATTAAATGAGTATTTAACAAAAAATAGTCCCTCAAAACATTATATGTTGTAACTTTATCATTATTTTTACCGCCTCAATAATGATTCTAAAAGGAAAATCTATATCTTTGCAAAAAACAATAGGTCAAATATGAAAAATAGAAAATCATTATGTCAGCTTGTGCAACGCTTGGTTTTACTGTGTTTGGCGTTGGTTGTTACTGTGAATGGACACGGGCAAGAAGTGTTTAATCTCAGAAACCAAATAGTGATACTAACTCCTTTGAGTGATACGCTATGTCAACAGTCTGTATATACGCAAGAGGCTTTAAAAAAACATAAATTTATAGACAAGTATTTGTATAATCAATCTATTTATGGCCAGCCTATATATGTCGATAATGTGTATGTGATTAACCCAAAATCCAAAAACAAAAAAGCTGTGATTATGGAATTAATCCACAACTATAATAAAGTGATATATTACATCCCATTGCATTTTGACCGTACTAAAGGAATGAAATCATATATGTGGCATACAATGAATCCATTGAATATGCAGCGGCGTAGTATCTTCGACAAGTCATCCTATTATTGCAAAACCTTTGGTAATTATGAGAATGTTGATATAAATGATATTCATTTTGAATATAGTATTGTTGATGATTTAGATGATTCCACCCAACAATTAAAGGATGATCAAGCAATGCTAAAAGCGCTGCGAGATAGCTGTGCTGCCACTTATAATCAAAAAGAACTTCTACCTTTTATTGAAAAACACAAAGACAAGGAGGTATGGCTGGTAAACAATTTACAAAACACTACTCGCTATTGGAAAATGAATGACAGTGTGAGCAAGCACCATAGATGGCTTACAGAATCAAGAAGCATGGGAGGAACTGCTATAAAATCATTTAAAACTGGGTTTTTAGGAAGTTTTAATGATATATCTGGTGTGAAATGCCAGTGTTATGGAGTTGCACTATTACCTAATTTAGGCGATAAAGTCAGATGGACAATAGAAAAATCATACTTTGAAGATGGAGCTGACATGAATATACAATATGATCGTTATGAAGGGGAATATATATATGAGACTACAACACGGATTTATGGCAACCAATATAAAAGCGAGGAGAGTAAAAGACACTCCAATAGCCCAAAAGGATTGTTATATAGATACTATGCTATTTTTACCGTTTGCCCTGACCTTACTTACCGTATAGGAAGCTGGCCTGTTTGTAATAATTCAATTGCAGATACTTTGTTTGTTGAATACAATGATGTTTTATATAAAACGGTCATGCTGGATAATGACTTCCAACAAAAATTCAAGCAACACGAAAACTGGGAGAAAGCACAATGGAACGAATATAACCGCATGGAAGCCGCTCGTTATCGCTACGCCATACAGCAATGGGGAGAAAGGGCGGCTGACAAAATACGACATGGCTTATTGGAATTTGGCTTCTCTCCAGAAATGTGTGTGCAAACCAGACGTGAGGAACCATATAGAATAGACAAGGCGATGACTCCTTTTGGCATGGCTACCAGATACGATTTCTATCAATCCAATCTGAAGCTCTACTTTATAGATAATAAGCTGATAGGCATCCAGACCAGAGGCCAGTCACCTCTATACTATATGTAGTCATAGTTCCCCACGGTTTTGCCGTGGGCATTAAAAAGGGGCGAACTCAAAAGCTCGCCCCTCACAAAACACATTATATCAGAAGTTACAGCCAAGAGCTTGTTCCTTCACCTGTAATGATGTCAAACGGATTCAAATTGTACTCCTTGGTGATGTTGGTGTCATCCTGCTTACTCTCCATGCCGTCCTCGTTAAAGATACAGCCTTTGAGAGTGACAGTCTCTGCGGACCAATCCTCACCTGCATAAGCGTTGGTAAAGGAGATGATAAGGTCAAACTCGCCCAAATCCATCAACGAACCTGCCAACGCCCTCAGCTGAGAGACAGTGTTGTAGTCCATCGTGACAGAAGCGGTACAGGTCTTATTACCGAAACCACGGTTGATAGCATTGCCACCAATACCATAGTTGTTCTCGACCTTACGAGTCTTGTTCCACTTAATCTCCGACACACCCTGCATGATGGTGGAATCCTCAGAGATGTCCAAAGCTGGGATGGAGATGCGGATCATCGACCAACTATACGCAACATTATTGATTATAGCCATATCATTGATTATTTATTGGTTAATGCAAGGCCCTCTACCACGTCAATCTTGGTAGCCACACCGACAGGCACAAGCGAATACTTGATAACCAGCGTGTCGTTCTTCAACACATTCTGATTCTTGTCAATTGTAACGGAATAACCAGAGATCTCCTCGTTAGTCTGCATCGTCATCAGCACGTCAGATACAATGTTCTGGAACATGGTGATCTTAGCGGATGACAGATAGCCTGTGCTGGGATCAACCTTCAGAGGTGAGTTGACATAGGGGAGCAGGGCATTACGAACTGCACGTCTCGATTTATTGATAGTACGGTTGCGTGCCATCGTGCGGTAATCGCTGGTGGCATTGGCGCAAGTCTGGTCCTTAGAGAAGAATACGCCGCTCTCCAAGCCTGAATACTTGCAGAGGAATACATAGCCCTTATCGTCCAGCGTGTCAAGCTGCACCTTGTTGAGCGAAGAATACTTCAGTGTGCTGGTGAGCTTACCGTCTGACTCGGTAATGTCACCGAAGCCCATCTCAATGTCGGGGAAGTAACCGATAAGATTGAACTTGTTGACCCAAGCAAAAGACTCCTGTACACTGGCAGCGGCAACACAACCAAGCAGGGCACCAATAGAACCTACAGGGGTGTGGTTCGGGTTGGCAAACTGCATAGCGGTAACATCGGTGTCGAGGCCCTGGCTAAGCAGTACGGTTACATAACGAGCGTCAATCTGGCAAGAGGGAATCTTAGCCAGCTCAATCTGCTTGGATGTACCGTCAACAGTAGTCACCACAGCGCTGTTCGGAGAAACTACGATAGACAGCGGAGCGTTCTCGTCAGCAAGTGCCACTGCCTTGGAATTAAGACTGGTGACAAGATCAATGGAGTAGGTGTCGGCAGAAGAATCTGTCATCTTCCAGAGAGACTGCTCTGTCCAGACACCAAGCTGGTTGATCATGCCATGTGCTGCACGCTGAATCTGGTCAACGGCATCCCAGTTCTCGCCACAGTCAGCAAACATAATGAACAAGCGTCCATTAGCCCCCTGAATGTCGAAGAAATGTGAAATGTGATAGTAAGGAATGCCAAAAAGGAGATCCTTGGAAGTGTCACCTGAATAAGCTGCGATTCCCAGCTCTTTGAGGTCATCCATCGAATTGATCTCGATGACATTACCCTGGAGCTTGTCTTTTACTGCAAGACCTGCGCCCTCAGTGAAGAACTTGTCTTGCTTGGAAATGTCAAACAGCAAACCAGTGATCTTCTCAGTTGAAGTAGTTGAGCTGCTACCAATATTACCATCGGTATCACGCATAAATACACCACCTAACATATTGTCGAGTTTTTATGATTTGTAATACGGATTTTGGTAAAGAATAGCATCCTCTACCAAATTAGGTTGGGTGCCGTCTGGGTAGACACCTCCCTTTGAATCAACATACAAGGCTGTATAATTGGGATAACAGCGTAAGAGCTTGTCGATAGCCTTGGGAAGTACCGCTTCCTGGTTTTCATCCTCTTTCGGGGAAGTTTCAGTTTCCTGGTTTTCATCCTCTACCGAAGGGGTCTCTACTGGCTGTGTGCTTTGCTCGATAACCTGGTTTTCCACCACAGCCTCTTCTGTATTCTTTTTTCTTGCCATAACTTGTTAAATTAAAAAATGGGAATGGAGTCTTTGTTGCTCCACTCCCATCGCATTATCTATGAAGTATCAATTCACTATCCAGCATTGGTGTATGCGGTCCAACATACGATTTCAGCAGGACGAACAATGTTCACGTCCATCTTCATGCGCATCTGGAAAAAGTACAGCTCACTGTTGGCTTGCAGACGCTCTATCTTAACGACTTCGGCATCATTAGCGTAGTCAACGCCCATCCAGAGGTTAGACTCCATGCCTGTGGTGAACTCACCCAGTACGATAGTGTGCTCGGGAACACCAACGATAGGAACAATACGCTTGCCTTTAAAGCGGTACTCGTTCACCTTGGTATTGTCCGAATACTTCACCTGCTTGTCAGAGAGGTATTGGTCGTAAAGGTCCCAAATATCCCAGCCGCAAACAAAGACAAGACCTGCCTTCTTGCGAATCTGTTTCGGACACTTCTTCCACATAGCGTTGAAAGCGGCCTCTGCTTGCTCGCCAGTAGTGATCTGGGTAGTACCTGCCATAACAACCTGGCCACCTGCCTTCTCTGTTTCTGAAGCGTCAGAAGCGACATTGGCGAGAATACGCTTCACAGCACCATCGAAGTATTTCATCGGACCGCCAGCGTTCTCACCACCGATCTCTGTACAGCCAGAAGGTGCAGTAACCTTAGCGGCAGACGTGCCACCCTTAGCGCTACACCAGATAGACTCGCCGATATACTCATTCTTGCGATCCATCAACAGACGGAGCATCTTGGCCTGTACCTTCGGGTCAAGCTCACGGAACACAAGGTTGCCATCGGGCTGAGCGAACATGTAATACTTCTCATAATCACGAGGGTTGAACTCCAGATATACCATGAACTCCTGGGGTTCAAGGTAACGCTCAGTAAGCGTGTACTGGTTGAGTCCATCCTTTGTGCCTGCACCAGCACCGTGAGTGGAAGTAGGAGTAGGAACATTGTCCTGGATTACCTTACCCAACTGGATGGTCGGGATGGTATATTTGAACTGAATACCTGATTTGATGTGGATCAGACCTTCCTTGTAGGTGTCATTACCTTGGGCGGTATAGGTCAACAGGTCTTCAAGTACCTCACCACTGTAAATGTTTTGTGCAAAATTTACTGAACTTGCCATTATCTATGAATTGAATTAGTCAAGTGTATTGAACTGGAAGTCTGCACCGACAATCTCAGCAACAGCGGCCTGCATACGCTTCTCAGCTTCGGTCATGCCGTTGGCTGCGTCCTGTACGTTAGCAGGGTTAGTGGCAATCTTCTCGGAGATTTTCTCCTGCTTGTCAATTGAATTAAGGGTATTTTTGACCATCTCAAAATTGGTCTGGGCCATCTCAACCCACATGGATTTTGCCTCGGCCTTGATCTTGCCATCTGCAATAGCCGTATCAACAAACTGGGCAATCTCTGCGTCATGCTGGGCCTTCTCTGCATCCTTGTAAGTCTGCAACTCAGCTTTCACAGTAGTCAACTCATCTTTCACATTGGTAAGCTGTGCATCCAGCCCCTCCTTCTGAATCTTCAAAGCATCGTATGCTCCTTGAATGTCGGTCAGCTTCTTAGCCGTTTCTTTGAGGGCGTTGATGCTATTCACAACATCGGCAATACCTGCGGTGGTTTCAAGACCAAGCTGGGCACATACAGAACCAAATGCAATTTCTTGTTCGTTCATTTTTGCTTGTGAATTAAAATTTTGTATCTGATTTTTGTTAGGAATAGAACTTGCGTTTTCAAGTGGTTTGATTCCGCACAGCTCTGCATTGATGGAGGCCATCATTTCCTGGATCTCGGAAGCCTCTACCAGCCCTTCAATTTGATTCTTAACCTTGGTGCATACCTGCTTAGAGGTCTTGATAACATTAGATGCTGGGATGATACCTGCCTTGACTGCTTGCTTGGCATCGAAATAGGTGCCGTCACACCCCTTCTTACCTTCCATAATCTCACGAACCTTGTCTTGGGAAAGACCAAAGCGTTTCGTGTAAATGGTCTCAATCTGCTTGCGGAAGGCTTCTATCATCTGACGGTTGTCATCATCGTCATCTTCCTCGTCATCGTCCTCACACTTGGGTTTGCACTTACACTTAGGCTTACAACCATCTTCAGGCTTGCACTTGTCTTGCGTCTTGCATTTGTCGCTGGCAAGGAATGGATTGTGAATCATCAAAATGGAATAATCACGCATGTAAGAACGTGTTCCTGCGGCCCAAAGGACAGAACCCATTGATGCTGCCAAACCTTCGATAATCGTCTCAGTCTCAATAGGGCTGTTCTGGATAATGGAGTAAGTACCCATACCATGAAGAACACTGCCACCCTCACTGTTGATACTGATTATAATCTTGGAAGGCTTGACATAATCTTGAAGCCACAAAAATTCGTCATTGAAATTGCGTGCGCTGTATTCGTCTATGCGACCATAAAACCGCATATACGCTGGCTCGCCAGAATTGGCCTCGCCTACAACATACTTAAATTGTTCCGTTTTCATTTTACGAGCTTTTCACAAGAATAGTTGGGATGATTTTTTATGGTTGTGAAACCATTTATCAATTGATATTTCCTGATTCTGAGTCATCAGGAACTTCTGGAGTTTCTGGAATATCTATTTCTACAGATGGCTCATACTTAGCCACCTCCTCAAATTTGGGGGATTCGTGCTTGATATGATTGTCTTCATCATGGTCGGGCGCATCCTTATGGTCAGTGAAGGGCGGTACAACTAAATAGCGATCCACCCAATTGCGATACTGGAAGGCAGAGGCGGTACGGAACCAAATCTCATAGTCTATCCAATAGGGCTGTACACCATTATCCAGCGATTCCAACATGTCCCAATAGGTGAGATTGCAACGCTCATTCAAAGCTGGCTCACGATCCTTGGCATCTTGGATGGCATCGTTGATAGCATGAAACACCCTGAATCCTCGTGTTTCGACAATATCATCGCTGTTGTTGAGGTCATTCAGAACATAACGAATACGCATGGTGGCTCGGCCTTCTCCAATACGCTGCTGCGAGGTCAAAAAGCGGACATTGACAAAACGGATGAAGGCTGCTGGAAAACCTATGGCATATTCAGTATTGCCCTTGGTACGAACAATGCGCTCAAACTGTCCGTTATCAATCTTGATGGTTTGGAAGAGTTTTTGGGTAGGGTTGTCTGGATCCATTACGGATTCAAGCACTCTTCGGGTGGCCAAATACACTTCTTCCAGCGGATTCAACTCCACTTCCTCGATAGTTACATTGGGGTCATCTGGAAGCAATGGTTCGTCATCAAATATATCTCCTGCCTGCACCTTGACTTCAGGTATTTCTACAGCAGGGTATTTTTTCTTGTCTACTATCATATCTATTTAGGGAAACCGTCAAAAATTCTGCGACTGTAGTAATCAAGTTTGTCCTCCAATACCGTGGAATGTCCCATAAATTGGCGCTGTTTGATAAAGGCTGCACTTCCAGTGGCTCCAGACCCCTTACCACCTAAGTTGTGAATGGCGGCATAGACAAAAGCATAGTCTCGGTTCTTGTTGACTCTGGCTCCATACTTGTGTGGGTCGGAACTGTTGCGGTTACTGGAAATGAACTCGGAATCATCTGTATAGATAACTACCTTATGCTTGGGGGAGCGCTTCTTGACTTTAATTGACTGCTTTAACGCTCCTGTCTCATACAATAATGGGTGGGGACGATTATCTCGTCTGCTCGGCCATGGTGCCTGTCCTGTAGAATTGAACTTGCGCAACGTAAAGGATTCCTTGAACACATCAACTGCCGCCGCCCCTACCAATGTCTCAAAGTTGAATACATTGGTTTCAAACTTATTGGGGAGTGTACGCCATTTAGCAGCCAACTTCTTGGGGGTAATTACGATTCCAGCCATTTGTTCTTGATTTTTTTGGAAATCGCCTGTAAGCGTTTCTTATATTGTTTGGGGACTGTAAAATAGGAATGGGCTGGACCGAATATCCTGCCACCCTTACATACGCTGTCCTCAAAAACTGGATTGATGAAATCGGGCTTCTGAATGATAACGGCCCCTTCAACTTGTGATAAGCGACTGGCATCACCCAATACACTTATGTCTTCTTCTACCAGGAAACAACGGCATCCGTGTTCGATAGGTGGAATGAGCCAGGTCGGAAAATCGGACTTGCGGTAGCTGACTCCTTCTAACGCCAAATGCCACGGACGAACTCGCTCATCTCCTTGGGTCATATAGGTCAAGACAGAATTTTCTCGGTAAGACAGCCAACCAGCAGCCACTCCCATTGCATATTCAATATCATCGTTCTCTATATTAGAATAAGTGATATTATACCGCTCAAAGATGGCATCGCAATCGTCTATCGCCTCATCGTTGTCCAAATCTATATCGTCTGGTAAATTGTCGCTCATCTGAAACTCTTCAGCAACAGCAAAATCTACGAGGTTGTCTAATGCTGCAACCAGAATATCTCGCTGCTCTTGTTCCAACTTAGTCAGTCCGTCATTGTGGTTGCGTAACAACTCCAAGGCTTTTTCAAAATCCATTCCAAAACCCTTGACGGCATGATGAAAGGCAAAGTCAACTCTGAGACTCATCATTTCTTCCAACAAATCCCAACGCTCTGTCACATCGCCATAATTCTCCAAGAATTTCTTGAATATGGCATAGATAGCTAAATATTCGGCATGGTTATCGTCTTCCGATTCCTTTGCCGCTTGCACGGAAGAAAGGCTGCTATCTCCTACCCTTCTTCCGTGAAAAAATTTTCTACCCCATCTTCCTGGGTCGGTGTGGTCTTGTTGGTACGTGCGCCACTGGTGCTGTGACTGCTGGCACCTCGTCTGCGGCCATAACGTTTATAATATTCTTCGTCCGACATGGGCTGCCTGCCAGAATGAACACCATTAGCATCTACACCTCCATAACTACCAGCCAACTCGGAAATGGCGTTGAACTGCTTGCCGACAACAATGCCGAACTCTTTTTCGATCTCATCGGGGGCAACTTCGTACTTGTCTGTGATGAAGGAGTAAAGATTAATCTTGTCTTTGTTGCTCATTTCGACTCGGTTGGCATATTTGAACTCCAAACCTGGCTTGATGAATCCCATAGCAACCAATCGGGGAAGAATTTCCTCGTTCATCACATTCTCGATATATTCTCGATATACCTCGATACGCTCACGGAATATGTCCTGGTGGGCGTTGGTAGAACCGACATACGACTGGGTTTCACCTGCCATCGACTCACTGCCGACAATGAGATTGGACACTTCCTTATTGACAAAATCTATCAGACTGCTGTAAATATGCTCAGAGTTGGACATGGTGAAGGTCTTGATGTCGACCGCATCGTTCAGTCCTGTTACAATGACCTTGTTCTGGGCAGCATTGGCTATGTCCTGTGCCAAACGTCTGCGGTCATTGATATTCTCTGATTCTGCTTTACCATGAATAATAGGTTGGCCATACGTGTGACTGAAATTGACGTAATTCGCCAATGTGAATTTCTTTGCCAATATCAATGGTGTGGTAGCGGAAAACAATCCCAGATTACCAGAATTGATAAGGATATAGTTCTTAGCGTACTTGGGTAATTCAATATCCCATCCTGGATCCCATTGCCCTTGACGCTGAACAACTCGTTTCTGATTGGGGAGAATATTTCTGCGCTCAATGATGTTAACTTCTCTTAACTTTCCTGTCAAAGGGTTGATGTCAGACATGATTTCCAAAAGGGTATAGCCATACCACTTGGATTCTACAATGCCTCGTATGATTTTATTGAACTGGGAACCTTGGATTTTCTTGGTCTCCTCTACATCTTTTATATACTTGCCACGCTCATTCTGCTTGGCCAGCATATAACGCTCGCCTATGATTTGGGACTCCACAGTCTCTAATACGGCACTGAGATGAGCGTCTTGCTGGACACATGATTCATACAAGTCCATGAGCTGTGCCCGATCATCCAGAACAACACCACGTGTCACTTCTGACTGAACAGACTTGTATCGGCAGTAACGTTCAATCTCTCGTGTATATTCCTGTATGGTCTTCTTGCTGGTCCTGAAGATACTCTCTAACGGAGTGCCAAAAAAAGTCGCTTCCGAATTATATATATTCATAGTAAGTACTGTTTTTGGAAGAATAGCTGTAGGTCAGATGGTTGGTTGCAGGCCAAAATAATTGATATGCAATTAGATACAATATGATTTTTATCCTATAGCGCTGATTTAAATTTCAAAAAAGCAGCGTCTTTTTATTTGATTTACAACAATATTGGTTATTTATAAATGTTAATTTGATATTTTTTCTTTGTCTATTTAGGTATTTATACTATATTTGCAACATTATTCACATAATAAATTTTATATCTATGAGCAACAATTTTAATTATTATCGCATCAAGATGGCGTTTAAAGCCGAAGATGAAAATGGCGCTATCGTACCAGTTAAAACTGAAGATCTGGTGATGGCTACTTGCTACACGGAGGCAGAGAAAATTGCCTATAAGTTAATGGAGGGGAAGGATCAGTTCGGAGATGTGTCTTATGAAATCATCAAGACAAAGATCGACAACGTGCTGTATAATGAGACATTCTGTATAGACGAAACGCTGATTTGCGGCCTATTCTCATACTATTTTGAAGAACCTGAAGATACAGAGGTTGGCTTGTATGCCGTCACTGCTATTATTAATTGTATGGACGAAAAGACTGGCAAACTCAAACCGCAAAAAGAAACCATCTATCTGCCTGCCGAATCGCCCAGACAAGCAATAGCCGATGCTCTATCGTACCTTAACGAACATATCTCATGTGACAGCTTGACAATCCGCAATGTCAAATACGACAAAGCTCAGTCTGTCATGGTTACACCCGAAACTCACCAAGCCAATATTGCTTAAATGCCAAAACCACAGGGAACTGGAAGGGTAATAAATATAAAATGTGAAGAAATCTTACTTCCAGTATTCCCACAACTCCATTTTGGAGATCATGTTGATGGTAGCAGATATTTTGACGCTACATTTTATCTTACCAAAGTCCCTGCCGACAAACTCAGTGTAGAGGGTTTCTTTTCCAAATTCAACTTCCAGATACAGTCCATAGCTAAAATCGAAAACAAAGCCGTGGACAAGATGTTCTGTATCAATCACGAGGGGCATCAATTGATTGACGGATGCTTATGCTATCTGTTCCTATCCTATGTTGATCCGCAATTCTGTGTGTATTGCAACGATGTGATGGATGAATTGTTCACCACAGGGTTTGTTATATCTGACACATACCTCATTGCCTTGGTAAAAAGCCGTTTATCTCCAGAATTGCTTAAACAACTCTGGAAAGATGAAACGAATATGGCATGAGGCTCGACCTGTATTAGTGTTCAACAAGAAGAAAATCCTAACCTCCATCGTATCGTCCGTAAACGAAGTGTCAAAAATGCTACAACTACATCCTGGCAACATATCGAAAGTGTGTAATGGTCATTTGATGTCGTTGGGCAACTATTACTTCAGATATATAGATGATGGAGTTGAGTTGGAATTGACAGACATCGGGGCGCTACAGCTGGAAGAGTATGACAAACTATGTGGTGTGGAACGTGCTGTCTACGCTACATCCAAAATGAATCGTAAAAACTGGAAATATAAAAAACAAAAAGACAATGAAAATTAAGGTATTTAACAATTCACAGAATGAGCTGCCTCAGTATGCCACCCCACAATCAGCAGGACTGGATTTGAGAGCTGACATTAAACAAGACATTATTTTATTCCCTGGAGAGCGCATACTCGTGCCTACAGGCTTACACATCCAGCTGCCTGTCGGATATGAGGCGCAAGTGCGCCCAAGAAGCGGCCTGGCCATCAAGAAGGGGATTACTTGCCTGAACTCTCCTGGCACCATTGATGCTGACTATAGAGGTGATGTTGGGGTGGTCCTCATCAACCACGGATCGGAATCATTCACCATCAAACCTGGGGAGCGCATCGCCCAAATGGTGATTGCCAAACACGAGACCGCCGAATGGGAACCAGTGGAGTCTATGGACGAACTGGAAGAAACTGAACGTGGCTCTGGCGGCTACGGACACACAGGTATAAAATAAACAAATAGGGCGTGTCGTATGGACACGCCCCTTAATACATTATAATAATATGAGAACATTAATAGAAAAAATCAAATATTACAACGCTGCTTATCGGGAGGGGAACCCTCTTATTTCCGATGCTGAATACGATGCGTTGGTTGATGAGTTGAAACAGACTGACCCAGACAATGATTGGTTGTCACACGTAGAACCTGTACCTGTCGTGTCTGATCGCAAGGTGACATTGCCGATACCGATGAAATCGTTAAACAAAGTTAAAAATATAACAGAGTTAAAAAAATGGCATCAATCACTGGGACTGTCAGATGCAGCGATACTGGTATGTATGCCCAAATTCGATGGAGTGTCCTTGTTGCATGATGAGATAACCGGCATGACATATTCTCGTGGTGGTGCCGAAAATGAAGGACAGAATTGTACAGCACATTACAATGCTGCCAACATTCCGTCTCCCAAAACCTCTTTGTATTATACATTCGGGGAGTTTGTCTTCTCCAGAAAGGGGTGGAGGCAATTCAAAGAGAGCACTAATGAAGAAATAGGAATAAATTTCAAATCCCCACGCAACACAGCAGCTGGATTGATAAATCGTGACACGCCAAGTGATTGGCTGAAATATGCGTCATTCTTCAGATATGGTACGGATGAGCATTCACTGAACGAGTATTCCACATTCCTGCAATTGATTACGGACATTTGTACACAATACCAACAACCCATGCTTTTCAGAAGCGGCCAATTAGAACATCTGTCGGAAGACTATCTTATGCAGCTTTTCAAACAATGGAGTGTGGAATATCCGATTGACGGCATTGTGATATATGTAAACGACCTGCGGATATGGGAAACCATTGGACGCAACCAAACCACTGGTAATCCGCTGTATGCTATTGCCTATAAACACCCAGATTTCACCGATTCTTTTGAAACTACAGTCAAGGGGATTACATGGAAAGCAAGCAAGACTGGTGCCCTAAAACCTGTCGTTAACATTGAGACGGTCGATACTGGGGACTGTAACATGGAAAATCCAACAGGGTACAATGCCAAATGGATATATAATAACCATATCGCCAAGGGGGCTAAAATACTCGTGACCCGATCAGGAGGTGTGATTCCCAAAATCCTTGAAACATTGCAATATCCTGCCAAAGAGGATTTGGACGAACTTTGGGAGGAATTGTGTGAATGTCCGCATTGTGGCGCTCCTACCCAATGGAACGACTCACAGGTAGAACTTTGTTGTTCTAATCCAAACTGCCCAGGAACACAGCTGGCTAAAATCGTGTTCTTCTATACGACACTGGGAGCTGAGAATATGGGAGAGGAAACCATTGCCAAAATATATAAGGCTGGCTTCAAAACGATTCGTGACATACTGAATATTTCGTTCCAAGAACTAATGAATATCGAGGGATTTGCTGAAGCTACATCCAACATGATCCTTCAGAACAACCGAAAAATCATGGACGGCGTGGACCTACCTACGCTCATGCAGGCAAGCGATTGTTTCAAAGGCATCGGCACTATCAAGGCCCGTAAATTGCTGGAGGATATGTCGGAAACTGAACGGCAAGCCTTTTGCTCTGGAGATTTCATCTATAAGGAACCCAACAAGAATAACGACAAATTCAAGGAACTACCAGTAACCACCCAAAACCTTTTGTTGGGCTATCTGCCCTTTATGCGCTTCTTGCATCATACGAATATTCCTGTTATCATGCCTAACCAACAGGTTGCTAAAGACGGAAAATGCAGTGGATTGGCGGTGTGCGTGTCTGGCTTCCGTGACAGCGATTTTGAAAACACTATCATAGAAGCTGGAGGAAGAGTTGTCAGTGGGGTCTCGAAAAATACCACGCATCTGGTTGTGAAAGACAAATCTTCAGGATCGTCAAAAATCTCAAAAGCACAATCTACGGGTATTCCGATTTTGTATATCGAAGAGTTTAAAAAGATGTATTTGTCTTAATTTACAACAAATAAACAAATATTATTGTCGTATTTTGATAATAATCGTGTATAAATTTGGATAATTGGAGAAAATAGCATACCTTTGCGAAGAAATACTTCAATTTGATAATTTATGGCGGCAAAAAACCAATTCACCAAGAGCGACTATCTCCCATACGAGGAACTGAAAAGGTTGCTGGACAAATTACACAAAGACAAAAAGTACATCTGGGAACTTTATGTACGTGTATCTTTCTGCACGGCACTAAGAGCCTCGGATGTACTTTCCCTTACTTGGTCCGACATCATCAACCGTTCATCACTGGTCAAGCGTGAGCAAAAAACTGGAAAGGTGCGTAAAATCCAGTTTAGCCAGAATACGCAAGACAGGTTTGACGAACTGTATATGTTGATGAAACGTCCCAATCCTGCTGAGCTGATTTTCTTCAATCGCCGAACAGGGAAGCCTTTCACCATCCAGTACATCAACCGTATCATCAAAAGCTGGAAAGAGAAGTATCGTATCAAGATAGGGAACTTCTCGACACACACCTTCAGAAAAACCTTCGGACGATATGTATATGACAAGAACCAGAACAAGTCAGAGGCGCTGGTATTGCTCAACAGCATATTGCGCCATACGTCCATTGACGTGACCAAGGTGTATATAGGTCTGAGAGATGAAGAGATCCAGTCGGTGTATTCCTCTATCAAAGTATGACCAAGGCGGCATGCACAGCCATGGAACAAAATTGTGCCTACATTTTGATTAGCACTTATCGTGCCCTCATCTTCTTATTTTTATTAACCGTCCATATCGGACTTATCTTAAACTTATGTGTGAAGAAACTGAGGATGCGCTATTCTACAAACAACCTGTTTATTATTCCTGCCGAATCTGTGGAGCCACAGATGACATGAATGGATATGATGACCAATGCCATCTTCTGAAAATAATGAAGGAGCAGCATATCTGCCACCATTGTGCGTACTGGCAGGACATCATCAAGAATCCCCCACCCAACATGGAGGTGATAGGCGGTGTGGTGTATGTGGCCAACCCATTCGTACATCGCCCACTGCATGTCATAAAGGGGAACTTCGGAAAGGAATTTTATATCATCAAGCCAGACAGGTCCCTTTTGAGAGTCAATAATATGTGGATTCTCGGAAAACCGCCTGACAGATTCCGTCAATATTTCCCAGATACAGCACACTTCCTGTCGCTAATGACATATCAAAAACTGTCTAAGGATGATTTCAGGTGTCATGCGAAAGGATGCTGGGACAGATACCACTGTTTCAGATATAATCTGGAAATTGAAAAAGAGAATGGTCCGTTCAACACCGTTCCCAAATCCCATAGGGCAGGCGATGAGAACTGTCCGTCATTTATTAATTTTAACGAACTAAAAACATGATTGTATATTTTATAACTTCCGTATGCGCTTTGTGCAGTATTGTGACATTGGTCATATTGAAACGATTTATCAAAGAACAAGAAAACAAGACCGACATTCTGATCAATTCCATGTACACACAACTCCAAATCATCAAGTATCTTGGGAATGCTGAATCGTGTGTTTTGTGGAAAATACGACAGGATATTTACAACTGGCAGTGTCAGTGGTGCGAAAAAGAAGAATTTGAGGCCGCACAACAGGCAAATATGATGAACGACAATATCGAGCAATTGATTAATTTTTATAAAGACATAGATTACA